CGGTGGTCGCTTAAGCCATGATCGCTGTCTCTTTCGTAGCTCGCTGCACCGCTGCAACGCATGATCTAAATGCGCTCGATCGTGGTGGCATGCGAATGGCTGATGCAGCGGCTCGAGCGGTCCCGAGCGAAACCCGAGCCGACTGTCACCGGGGAAGCCCATGGTTGCGCGAGGCAACGGGACGCCGCGCCTCACTTTATGCGTGGCACGAGAGGGAGACCATGGGTGCCCGCGGCTGGCGTGGCGCGTGGGAGTAGGCGTTGATGGTGGCTTGGCGCCCGCCGACCTCCCTACCTTCGATCACTCCCTCTCTACCCCTCTATGCGCTCTCTCCCTCTATACGTGCCTAGCCTACGTGCTCTCTGCCTCTCTATGCCTGCTGCCACTCCTCCTCCCGTATTCCGAGCCATTCCTTCTCATTCTCGAGCCATGCCGGTGTCTTGTTCTTGGTGCTGGGGTGGTGTGTCGCTTTTTGAGGATCTGGTTGCTGCAACCGTTTTTGGGATGGGTTGGAGCCTGGTGTGTGGTGCTTTTAGGTGTCGAGGTAGATGCTGGTGGTTCTGAACGTGATCCGCAGATTGTGGTATCCGCCTTGGCTCATGAAGTGGAAGTCCGGTTTGACGTGCCATTGCCCTTCGATGGTTTCGTCCTTGGAGCATTGCAGCAGGTAGTTCTGGTGCTTCCCATAGTGCTCCTCGATCGTAGCGAGGATCTCGTTCACGCCGTCGTCGCTGTATGCCTGTGCGATCCAGTCCAATGCACCTCCTGTGTCCGTGATGGTCACCGGTCGAGCGTTGGGGTCTGCGAGCCATTCTGCGAAGGGTGGAGGTGTCATTCGATCTCCTCGGTCATTGGGACGATGTCGCTGGGGTCGAGGGTTGCTGGTTCGATCTCCTGGAGCATGCCGCGGCTCGTATAGGTGAACAGCTTGTCGTCGTGCTGATACACGTTGCCTGGGCTGTCGAGCTTGAGGTGGTCGATCCATCCCACCTGCTTGCCGGTGATGTCGATCATGGGGACGATCATGCTGGTGCCTTTCTGTTGCCGAGCATTACGATCGCCGCTCCTGCTGCGTAGAGCGCTGCTGGGCCGTATTCGCCTCTGGTGATCTCGACTACCGATGCCATTGTCACCAAGCCGGCCGCGAACCATGCTGCTCTATGGGCGATGAGGGTCGTCATGGGGTTGGTGCCTTTGGGGTGCTCTTGATGATTGGCTCCTCGAACGCGCATATGTTCAGCTTGATGACGCGTGCCCTATGCCATGCCGGTTGCAGCTCTGCGAAGTCCCTGGCGTCCTTGTGGCATTGAAACCATAGGTTGCTGTCGGTCCACGCGGTCTGTCCGCTGGTGAGGTGGCTCTGGCTGGGATGCACATACCCGCCGATCGTGTCGACGAGGTAGATCAGCTGGGGACGGAAGCGCAGTGGTGCTTTGCGGAGCCTGAGCTTGCGTGCCCCTTCCATGAGTTCCGCGAGCTTCACGGGTTGTTGCTCCAGGCGTCGTATTTGGCTTCGTCAACGATGGTGAAGCCGTCGTCTGGATTCATGCCACGCCGCTCGAACTCGCTATCTACCACGTCGATACCCGCTTCGAATGCCGCGATGGCCTCATCGTCGGAAGTCCTATTGCCGGTCATGCTGCTCGCCCCGACGTTTACCTCGAATATGCAGTTATCCAGATCGGTCTTGAGATCCATCAGGTGCTTGTTCTTGATGCCTACGAGGTCAGAGGGCTTTATCGCCTTGAGGTCCATGTGTGGTTCCGGTGGATGAGACATGATGAGCGTCAGTTCGCCATTCCTGATGCCATACCGGTCGAGCGTGCCGTCTGCGCGCAGCCCGATCCCTGCGAGCCATTTGATCTCGGTGCGATAGGTCGGCTCGGTCATGCGGCTTCTTCCTCGGGCTCGGCGTAGGCGCTCTCGATCCGCTTGCTGGTGTGGTCGCAATAGAGGCTGGGGTTCTCCCAGTTCACGTCCATGCCGGTGACCATGAAGCCGCCCTGCCTATCGTCATCCTGGATCGCCTCACGAATGAGGTCCGCTTCCTGCTTGGCCGCGTCGAAGCTCAATGCCGCTCCATCTGCGGTGATGAAATAGTGGGGATAGCCACCTGGGAATGCGTAGAGGCCTGCTGCCAGTGCCTGCTCGAACTCGCCTACGGTCTTGATCTGCATGATGGGCCTTTCGTGTCACCGCACCGCTGCGGTTGATTCTATGTAGCGGTGCTGGTGACGGCGATCGGGTGGCTACTGTACGGCGTTGTCACTGCCATTGAGGTATTCCGTCGATGCGACGGTTTCAAACTTCAACGTGGCGTTACCATTGTTGGGGGTTCGCATTACGTCGCCGGTCATTAGTGCGACGCCAAGCAGATATAGACCTTCCTGATTTGTCTCCTCGGTCATAGGGCGACCCGCAATCAGGCGTTCGGCCAGCTGCCGTGCTTCTTCATCGGTCATGGTCAGTTCGAGCTTCACGAGAGGCATAACGGCTTTCCTTTGTCTGGTTCAGGGGTGAACATCGAGCGGTCTACATCATCACCGGTCAAGATGGCTTTCTCGTTCTGATGACAACCACGTAAGCGTCACCCGTCTCCTCGACCTTCCACTGCTCGTGCTGCCTGGGGTTACCGATGACCCAGATCGTGTTGCTCCATTGATGGATCTCGCGGAACAGATCTTCCACGTCATCATCGTCGAGCTCGGTCGCCACCCAGGTCATAAGCGAGCCGTTGTCGGGAAAGCTCATGGGCTCGGGCTTTTCCGAGCGCAGCCATTTGCCGAACATGGGCCTAATTGGGAACGGATCGTCGACGCTTCCCATGACCCTATAGGCGGTGACGTCGGGATTATAGTCGTCGGGGTCCAGGCCAAGCTCCTCGATCAGCTCGGGTGAGGGTTGCCATTCCTTCTTCATCATCGCTCCTAAAACTGGCCCCAACCGGGGATGGTTTCTTCCTCCGTGTCACGCTTGGCTCGCGCGAGGTAGAGGGTTCGGTGATGGGCATAAAGGCCGCACCGCAGATGCTCGATCGCTTCCCAACCGGGGAGGGTCGGCTTGATCGTCCACTGAACCACATTGCCCGAGCCGTTCTTCTTGGTGCTGACACCTTCGACGAGGCTCTTGTCGAGCATCTCCTTCAGCCACGGGCCGATCCTCGTATAGGTCTGCTGCGCTGGGCGGTTGTCGGCGTAGGGCCAGGTCTCCAGCGTGTTGAGCGCTGATGGCGAGAGGTCGTCGATGACGAAGTGGAGAGGATTGCGAGGAAGCTCTACCATGCCGTCCTGCTTAGATAACGCGGCCGGGGTGAGCGCGTCCATGGTCTCCTGCGTTACGACTTGCCCCGTGCCGGTATAGAGCGCCCAGCCCTTGTTCCTGGCGATGACGATGGGGATGCCGCGGTAGTGCGCGAGCCTGCCATCACCGGTGTAAGTGATGGCAGGCGCCATGCCCGCCTTCTCGTAAGCCTTCAGCGCGATGAACACCTCGTCGCTGAAGTCCCATGACCATTTGTTGGCGTCGGGTCGCTCGATGTGGTGCGAGGCGTATGTGCGCGCCCTTGCCAGCTGCGTGTCGAGGTTCATTCCGGTGCCAGCTCATACTGCACGTAGCCCAGGAGCAGCGTGCGGCGATCCTCGCGCGACAGCGGCGTCCAGTGCTCGATATGGCTGAAATACATCGACGCCCAACCGCCGTCGGTGACGCCCATCATCTGCTGAATGGGAATCACCGCCTCGTCGATCGTGTCGGCTTCGAGCGCAGTCTCGATCAGCGCCTTCATGCTCATTCCGTTGAACCCTTCGGTGACGCGAACACCTCTGTTCGCGTCACCTGTTTGCGTCAGCGCCTGTAGGGCTACGAGTGGCTTGTGAGACCGAACGCGACGCCGCGCTCGAGTGCCGACGTCAGGTCATCATCCTGGATCACGGCGACGGTCACGCCTTCGCGATGAAGATGCACCCCGTCTTCCAAGATGATGATTCCGTCGAGCTGACTAAGCCAGGCACGCACGACCGCCCTCCCCGTCTCCATGTCCTTGCCCTGATAGTCCACGGTGACCGTGGGGGCTGGAGCATGCCGGGCCGATCGTCGTGCCTCGACGCGCCGATCGCGCATCTTCGTAATGGCCGTGGCAGGTTTGCGCTTATCGGTCAGTCGCATGGGTCGGTAGTCTCCAGATATGTGCCGACCATGGCTGACGTGATCGCCTCGCCTGATCCTCGGTAAATGAACCCGTTGCGCTCCTCGAACGCCGCGAGAAAGTCGTCCCATGCCCACGGGTCGGTAGCGCATGCGGGGCTATTGGGGTGGCGCTTCACGGCAGCATCGCGAAGGGAGACATACGCATCCCGCCTCTCGTCCTTTTGCTGGTCCGTGGACGTGTAGATGCCGATCCCCAGTTTGCGCATTGCCTTGGTGAGCATTGGCAAACTGGTTGATGGGTCTTTGGCAAGATCGAGAGCTGCCGCCAAATCGCTAGGGCCTGGATCTTTCATTACATCTCCATGTGCGGCGATACGCTCCGCATCGTATGTGTGTGGTCTGATATGCACCGCGAGGTGCGTTATGGCTAGTATGCTGCCGTTATCTTTGCATCTGGTGCGAGGAATTTCCCCGCAGCCTGCGATGCCTTCATGCACCCGATGATAAAGAGCACGGCGAGCAGCGCGATCATCGCGCGAATGGGCTTGTCCTGCATGTCTCCACTTCTCGTTGACGGTCTACAAACAATACGCGTCAACACGGTGGAAGGTGCGCGGGCTTTAACCGGCATTTGCGCTCGTAGGGACGCATGTTTTAAGCGTCTCTAAACGACACTAAGCGGTCGCGCTGGTCGAGTTGCTGAATCTGCGAAATCGCGTCAGGTGATGCTTGCATGTCACATTCCATGCGTTGTGCATGCGTGTGGTTGCGGTTGCACATTGACGCTCAAAACGTGCAACTATCTGTAAACTATCCGCAACCGCCACGGCTCGGCATGGCGTATAAAATGCTGCAATTACAGTGGGTTATGCGGTTCTTCTGGCTCGCTATCGAGATCGTCGCCAATGAGCGCTGCGCGGGCCACTTCATACTCGTCCAGGCCCTTCTGGATCCTCGCCTCGATCTTCGCCCAAAGCATCGGATTGGCGTCGATCGCGGGCTTCTCGGTGCGCACCGCGTTGATGAGGTTGTCGGCCGCGTCGATGAAACGCTGAATGTCTGTCATGTCAGCCATGATGCCTCCTAGAATTGACCCCAGCCCGCGGGCTCATGCTGCTTCTGCACCACCATTGGCACCGCGTCATCCCAATCCCGCAGGGTGGGGAAGCCGTCATTGCGAATGACCATGCCGTCGACCCTGGGATCGCCATAGGGCGAGCCTTCGACGAAACCTGCCGGCAGCGTCTCGGGCCATACCTTGACCCCACCTGGCGCATAGCTGATGTCGACGCGCGCGATCTGCGTGCCGTCTGCGAACTCGATGGGCTCGAACCAGTCGATCGTCATGCGGCTGTGACCATCTGCTTCACGCCGGCAAGCGTGTTGGCACGTACCTTGCGGCCGTCATCGTGTCGTGCGATCCACGGGGCGTCAGGGCCACCGGTGCGGCTCAGGTAGAAGCCCTTATACATGCGCGGCGCCGGGATCTTCACGGCATCACCTTTCGCACGCCGTTGCAGTAGCCGCCCATCATGCGCGGCGTCCCGTTGACCGGTGGGATGATCTCGCGCTCGATGATCTTCTGCTCGCCTTCCCAGACCTTGAACACCGCGGCGATGCGATAGCGCGGGCACCCCTCGAAATCGACGAGACCGATCACGGTCCCTTCGAGGTAGCAGTCGTCGCTGAACTCGAAATCGTAGGAGCGAACCAGGTCGCCAACCTCGATCTTCTCGGCGAGATCTGGATCCTGGAGGCGGAAGTTCGGGACGGGCTTAGCGATCATGACCTCGTGCCTCCAGTTCGTCCGTGCATGCTGCGATCGCGGCGCGGTTGTCTTCGGCGTCCTGCCCCATCGCTGCATCCCAGGTCGCGATGTTGGCGGCATCGGGGAGCGTGGCGCGAATAGCGGTGTCGCTATCGAGGCGGAACTGCGCGATCTGGCGCAGGTTGCGCAGCGTGCCGCTATCGAGGTTTGCCACACCGAACTCGGCGAGGTGACGCTTGGGGTCGATACTCAAGCTACCAGCCTCCACTCACCACCTTCGGGCATCGCGAAGTCGCGGCGCTCGTGGTCGAGAAACAGGTCATAGATGTCACCTACGCCGACCCAGCCTCGTGCAATGTTCCAGCACTGGTTCAAGTCTTCGGTCTTATAAACGGCATACAAGGTCTCCGTCTTGCCTCCGAAGTCCACGATTTCGAGGAAGCCGGTGCGGTCCAGCTCGTCAGCGTCGTCGCCGGTCAACATGAAGCCCTCGGCGTCATCGCTCGGATCGTAGAGCACGAAGGCACCGGGAATCTGCGCCGCGCGCTTGACGATCAGTTCGTTCTGCTCAGCATTCGCGACCGTTGCGTCTTCGCCATAAGGCTCGATGCCTGGGCCTGCCATGAACTCGCTGCGAGCAACGATGCGGAAGCCATAGGTTTCGACCTTGTAGCTCATGCCGTCTCTGCCAGCGCATCGGCGTAGGCCTCGGCCGTCTTGAGTGCGGCCTCGAGGCTCGTCGAATAGTCCGAGATCAGGTCGTGACCTTCGTTGCCGTAGACCAGATGCACCGCGCCGACCCGCTTCTGCGTCGTCGCGTTATAGGCGATGACGTAGTCCGAGTCCGTCGAGAACAGCGCGCCCATGATCGCGTTGACAGACGTGGAATGCTTGAGCACCGTCTCCTCGCCGTCGTTGACGCCGATCGTGAAGCCAGCATCGAGCAGCGCGTCCACAGTCTTGCGCGCGACCTTACCTTCCATCTCGATGCGCTTGATGAGGCTCTTGGTCGACGCGTCCTGCGGATCGTAGTGGTCGCCGCCCTTGATGCGCTCGATCGTCTGAGTGAATGCCGTCTTGTCCATCGTGAAACCTTTCTGTCACCGCACCGCTGCGGTGATTCTCTTTTGAACCTGTGCCTGCTGGGATGCGGGTGGCTTCAGAGCGCAGCGTCGAGGTCCGCGCGAATGCCGTCGATCTCGGGCTCCTCCTCGAACACCTTGTCCGTGCGATCGGTGAGCCAGTTGCCCAGCTCGGTGACCGCGGTCGCGATCGCGAGGCGCAGGCGCGCGTTCTCGGCGACCAGCTCCTTGCGGGAGGCATGCTCATGAAGCACACCCATCAGCCCTTCTCCCCGTTGCGCTCGTTCGTCAGGAGGATCGCTTCGTCAGCGCACCGCGCCCAAGGATCGTAGGGCAGCATGCTGCGGTTCATACCGTCGCGCTGATCCTGCGGCATGACCTTCACCAGCGCGGCGTACCGCTCAATGGCGGTGAGCACGAACGCCTGCATCAGCGCGCCCTGGCGGCTGAACTCCATCATCCGCGTGACGAACTCGACGTTGGTCTCGGGCAGCTCAGGGTGCGGGTCGAGGCTGTCGCCCGGCACGAGGATCTCGCGATTGTCGGCCATCGACGTGACGACATACATATCCTCGTCGGCCCGACGCTCGTGTGCCCGCAAGATGCGAACCTGCTGGCGTGGCATGTCGATCGTGCCGCCATAGGGGCGCTCGAACGTCCCGCCTTCAATCTCACTCGTCTTGCGCATTCTCGGTCCTTTCGATCAGCGCACCGCTGCGCTGCATCGTCTTTATGCTCGCACCGCCTGCGGGATGCGGGTGGGCAGTCGTCAGAATTGACCCCAACCGGGCAAAGCCTCGTCGTCCGCCTGGCGCTGTGCTTCGGCTTCCTCGCGCTGGCGCTTGGCTGCGGCGCGCTCCTTGCGTTCTTCGAGGTCGGCCTCGCGCTGGGCGGCTGCGTAAGCCGCCTGCTGCCCGGCGAGCGGATCGTAATCGATCGAGCCGTTGTCCTCTGAGTCGTCGAGGTCGACGCCAGTGGTCGAGACACCGCGCTTACCGCCCGCGGCCAATCGCACCGCGTTGTCGTAGCGGAGTTGGAACTCGTCGTAGGTGATGACGGTCACGCCAAGGTTGCGCGCTTCCCGAGCCTTCAAGGTGCTCCTGGTCGAAGCCACGAGAAAGCTGGTGAAGGCGTTGACCTTGGACACGGTCGACCAGCCCATCGATCTTGCCATGTTGGACCACACGTCCCGCGTGCGCAGCTGTGGCTGCGTCGAGTTGGTGTCCGTGTAGCCCTTGCCGGTGAAACAGACGCTCGTCATCGTCAGGCTTCCTTGATCCTCGCGAGCGCCCAGCGCCGCGCACGGCCGCGCGTGGACATCGGTGGGGAGATGTCGATGCAGGTGTTGTCAGCGCGCCAGCCGGCACCGTGGAAGGTGCCGTCAGGACAGACCGCGGTGGTGACGTAAGGCTGCGGCATCAGAAGATCGCCCGTGCCGCTGGGTCATCCATGTCGATCGCTTCGACATCATTCGCTGGTGCAAGCGCCTTCACGATCTCCTCGGGCGAGTTGTCATCGATCAGCGGCACGATGGCGACCGACGGCACCGTCACGGTATCTTCCCAGTTCTCGATACCGTCATTCCAGTCGACCGCGGCGAGGTCCGACAGCAGGTGCCAGTTCAGCTTGTCGGCATCGTCCACGTTGGTCTTGCAGCCGATCCAGGCCCCGCGCGTGTCGTCGTAGAGGTAGAAGTATTGCTCGGCCATGCCGGCGCCCATGAAGTCCTCGACCGACGCAAAGCTCTCGGGCGGGATAAAGTCGTCGCCGCGATCGCGGTGGTAGAACAGGCAGTAGGTCGAGCGCACGTCGTCGTGCTGGCGCTGGTGACACTCCTGCCAGGTCTCACCCGCAAGCTGCTCCATCTTCGAGGCCCAGCTGAAGTCGTGCTTTTCGCCGATGTTCTCGCGGAGCACCGACTGCATGCCCAGGTCGATCAGCTGCTGGACCTTCGAGCGGTCCTGATAGTGGGTATGCAGCAGCCGGCCATTCCAGCTGAAGTAACCGTCGCTCTGGCAGTAGTGCGTGGTGATCGAGCCATCCCGGTGCAGGATGCCGATCTGTGAACGGGTGGACATGGTCAGGTCTCCTTGCGCGGTGTGCGCGTGAGTGTTGTCGCTTATGCAGCGATGGCAGTCGGGTGGGTTTCAGCCGGCATCTCGTAAGCCTCGCCGGCTTTGATGCAGTCCATTGCCGCACCCAGGCGATGCAGCAGCGCGTTGATTCCGCGCGCGAAGCCCATGCACTTAGCGCGGTGGAACGGGTTCACCTCGTCACCGACTGCTCGACCGAACGCCGCGGTCATCTTCGCCTTGCTATAGAGGCCCGTGTTCCAGGGCATGCAGTAGTTGTCGACGATGGACGCCGGCTGGTCGCCGTCGAAGTCTATGCCGACGCGGAGCTCGCCCATCTCGATCTCGAGGCGGATCTCACGCGGGGAGAGCGGGTCAGGCCGGGTGCAGGTCGCACCCTTCTCGGCACAGAGCTTCTCCACCATTGCTGCGAGCTTCTCGCGGTCACCCTTGCGTCGTTCGGTCAACATCACTTTTCTCCTGTTGAGTGTGTTGTCGACTATGCAGCGTCGGCAGGCGAGTTGGCATACTCGTCGTGAATTTCGCCGACCGGAAGCTTCGGCGTGCAGAGGTCATGACCCAAGTCGCGAATGAACTGGTCCTGGCGGCACGCCGCGTTGATGAGGTGCGCGCACGGGCGGCAGTACCATGCGCGGGTCGAGTGGTTGAACCAGGTGGCACCGGGCGCCTGGCATGCCGTGCGGTTGCACGAGCCGTCCTCCAGGCCCTTGTCTGGCTTGTTGGGGCCGGTGTAGCCGCGGTCGACCGTGACGTGGTCCATGCGCCTCATACGGTGCGCTGCTACGGGAAGGCCGATGTCGGTGGCATAGGCGAGCTCAGAGGGCGTCAGCGGGGTGCGGTTGATAACCAGCTGTCCCGCTGCATACTCCCGACGGCGCGCGTCGCGCTTCATCTTGCGTTGGAGGCTCATCGACGTCGTATCCTGTTGGCTTTGCGCGCGGCCTTCGCCTTGGCGCGTCGGTTGAATTTCACGGCCGGCGCGAGGCGTTTGCGCTCGCTCACCGGCTTGTAGTTGGGGTCAATCCACGGACGATCGAACGCTTGATAGTCGATCCTCGTAAACGGCATCGTCAGCGCAAAAACGATCGCGGGGTTCATTCGTCTGCGGCCGGCTGCGCGGCCAGCTCGGCCGCGCGCGCCTGGACCGAGCACTGCTTGGCGTGAGCGTATTCAGCAGCCAAGATAGCCACCGTCGCGTCGACGTTGAAGCTGATGACGCAACGTGCATCGCCGTGCGCCGTGATCGATGCGAGCTTGCTCTGAAGGCTTCGAGCGGCTTCCAGCGTAGCGCCGATGCGGAGCTCGGCGTTGAAGGTGTCGATGGTCTCGATCGACAGGCCCTGCGCGCTCTCGGGGATCAGGTGATGGCGCAGCCAGTCGATGCCGCTGTCATCGGTGAACAGCGCGACGCCGTCGATCGTCTGCGTGATGCTGCCATCCCAGTGCATCTTGGTGTCGCCGCAGTGCTCGAAACCGGGCTCGCCGTCACCGAAGGTGACGTAGCTGGAGCCGGGGACCAGTTCGTAGGTGCCCTGGATCTCGTCGCCGGTGGGGGATTTCAGCTCAACGTCCATTTCAAACCTTTCTCGTCGCGATCACCGCTGACCGCGTGAGTGTTGTCTAACATGCACGACAGGCGTGCGAGTGGCTTCGACAAGCGAGAAAGGTTCCTACCGGGAGCAACTCAAACCGCCTGCATGTGTGGCGTTAGCCATGCGCAGGCGGGAGTGCAAGGGGCTATGCTTTACGCACAACCCACTCGCTGGTTTCGGCGTTATATTCGACCAGGCCGCACTCTGTTGCCGTAGCGAGAGCGCGGCGAAGGGAGCTGGCCTCCTCCTCAGAAAACTGATCCGAATCAGGGGTCAGCTCCGTGATCCGGCGAAATTTGCCGTTCCGAATGTGGCCCGCGGCCTCTGCGATTTTCTTTGCCGTGTCGCGATCGTGCGCAAAAACAAGGCGTATCGCATACGACCAGTTATAGAGGCAAAATAGGTGCATCCCATTGTTTTCCATAGCGGTTTGCGTCGACTCACTTTCCGATATGGACCATTCCGGCGACTGGCTACCCAGTACGCGAATTGCACTCATACGATCCCTTGTCGACTGCTGAAACCCGCCATCGCCCCGTCCTGCATCGCAGCTGGAATGGTGAGATGGCGGTATCGTAATCTGCATGTCTCTCCCCGTCATTAACACACGTTTCTCCATTTTGAAGTGCCCGTTATGCCCGCGGTGCCGTCAGCGTCACTAAGCAAGTGTTTACCATAGTGCCGCTCTCCTCAAATGAACCCGACGGTAGATCGTAAATGCCTCCATGAAGTTTCTCGATAAGCTTGCGGAAAGCAACCGATTTCTTGTCCATCGCGAACTCCACACCGGCCGACATGACCGCTACGATCCTACCGCCAGGCCGCAAGAAGCGAACGGCGTGCGCAACATGATCTATGTCACGCCGCATGTCGAAAGGGGGATTCATCAGAATGCGGTCGAACGTCCCAAGATCGGTCACGCTGCACCGCAGGAAGTCGTCTTGGACCACCCGTGATATACCTGGAATGCTTGCGAGCGTTGCAGCACGGTCGCCGTGGAGCTCGACACAGACGACCTCTGCTTCGGGACAACGGTTGATAGCGCCCAGGATGATTGCCCCCTCACCTGCTGACGGCTCGAGCACGCGTGGGTATTCGCCCTTGAAGCTTCTCGCATAGCTCAACTCGGCGCGATCCATGATGCGAGACACCACAGCCTCCGGCGTTGGGAACCACCCCATGTTCTTCGCCAGGCTGGTGTTAGGCCGGGACAGCGGATCGTCCTCGACCGCGTCGCTGCCGGCGCCCAGTACCGCGCCGTAATGCTCTGCGAGGAGCTTGTTGATCCGCTCCAGCAGATCGTCCCGCTTGAACCAGATGTGGCAGTTGCCGTTCTTGAATGCCTTCACGCGGAAATATTCGTTGTCGACCTCCCAAGCCGATCGTGACAGCGACGTGTGCCGCTTCTTCTCGTCGTCGATCACACCGATGATGCCGGCATACCGATGCTCTGGCATCTCCTTCCCGTCGAGCCGCATGAAGGTGCGCTCGATGTCTCGGATCGTGTCGTCGTGCCGCGAGTGATGGTTCCACATTCCAAAGTCGTCGAAGGCCGATGATAGCACCACGCGCTCGCCGATCTTGAAGCCGTCGTGACTCCTGAAGCGGCGGTCGAGCTTCGAGAATGCGTTGGCGATACCGCGCCGGAAGATCTTCTCGGCGTCACCGACCAGCGTCGCGATCGTGGCCTCGGCGGTCTCGACGCTGACCTCGGGTGGGTCCTTGTCGAGCTGGGCGCGGAACTCCTCGTGAGCCTGTCTATCCATCAACTTGTCGAAGCCATAGCCGTTGACCAGGTGGGACCAGATGGTGCGGTCGGTCTGCTTGCGCAGGTATTCGAGGAAGTCGACGTGCCCGCGGTCGTAGCTGGAGAATGCCTGTTGCGACTTCTCGCGATCGACATAGAAACCCAGCCCGCCAGCCGCTTTCGAGGCAACCGCGAACGCTTCGTCCATCGCGGCCATCGCGATCGAGAACTTCTCGATGGCGAGGTTACGGTTGCCGACGATCTCGTCGATCGTGGCGCGTTGGATCAGTGCCGTGCCGGTCATGCTGCGGCGACCTCACGAATGCAAACCAGCGCGATACCGTCCTCGTATCGCTCGACGACAACGCTGACCTCGGCACGCGCGGGGATGATGGGCGTGATTGCCTCGGCCGCGTCGATGAAGAAGGTCTCCCAAGCCGTGTTGGTGACGGTGAAATTAAGACTGTCGCCCTCGAGCCTGGCGTCGAGCCGACCGATCAACAATCCCTGCTGACCGTCACCGAGCTCGAGCCAGTCGGCCTCCGTGTTAATGCGCGGCAGGTCCGCTTCGGTCGTCTTCGTCGTGAGCAACTCAATGATCTCATCGGCGAACGTGACAGCCTGGAGAATGCGCGGGTTGACGGCGGTGAAAACGCTATCGGCCGCGTCGCACAGGCTGTCACCCTTGAACTCAAAACCGAACATTTTGGTCAGCGCTAGGCGTGCGAGCTGCTCGCGCTTACCCTTCACTTCGTCGACCATGGGGTTCTCATCCCAGACCGTCGCGCTGTCGTCCGAGCCCTTGAAACGAATTTCGAGATACATGGCGGTGTCCTGATTATCCAGGACATCAACCACCTCGAACTCTGCCCAAACCTTCTTCTTCACTGACCGCTCCTGTCGCGTCGTTTGCATGTGTGTTGTCTACCACACACCAAGAGACGAGCAAGAGGCTCTTTGTCGGGAGGTTACCGAACCATGTTGGCTTTGAGGTAGCTGCGCATGCGAGCCGGGCTCGGCGCTGGATAGGTGCGGTTGATACGCTCCTCCTGAACCGCGAGGAAGTCAGCGCGCGCGTCGCCCTCCAGGGCGCCGGCCAGCAGATCCGCGGCCATGCGCAGAAACTGTCGCTTCTTGATTACTGCGTCTGCGCCAAGGTCTTCCATGGCTCATGGATAAGCGCGTCAATCGAGGCCCGCAAGGGCGGACCTTCCCATCAGGTGTCAGCGCGGTAGCCGAGATCTGAATTGCAGTCGTTGAAGCCAAGACCTTCCGGTGCGAACTCAAAGCTCGTGCCGCGTCGGTTGACGTAGGTCTGCTTGAACTGCTGCCAGCCGGCGTAACCGCCATAGCTATTCTTGGAGTTTACCCGGCCGCAGATGACCCAGCCCTTCTTGGTCTCGCGCCACCCCTCACCGCGCCACTGAAATTTGGCCGAGTCCTCGTCCTTCAGGTTCTCCTTCACCGTCTCTATCGCGTTGACCTTCGCGCGCTCCCAATCAGGCTGCTCACCGATGTCGATCGGCTTCTTGGCAATGGAGGGGCTGGCGAGTGCCAAGGCGATAAGGGCGAAAGTGAATCGACTCATGCCCGCCAGATAACGCCCTATCGCAGGTTCGAAAAGTGGCTGTCAGTCGAGCCCGAGCTTCTGGGCCATCAGATGCAACACAGCTTTGACGTCGTGAATGTCCTCGATCTCCTCGATCCGCATGAACATCGACAGGTTCGCGACCCGCTGCTCCTCGATCTCACGCTCCCGGCACTGCTCCTCGAACTGCGCCTGGCGCTCGGCCTTCCGCTGCACGCTGCTCACTTGTTGTGCAACGTGACGGCTAAGAGGTCTTCAGGGCGGCAGTAGGTTTGACCGTCGGTCCACGCTACGCAAACGAGCGAGGCGCCGCTCTCGAAAAGCCTGTCCAGCGAAGCGATCGGACCGCGCGCCTCTTGGTCACCGCGGATCTCGATGTAGACCTTCTTGCCCTCGTCGATCGCGCGAGAGGCCACCTTGAGCATCAGCTCCACGTCGCCCTTCATTCCGCCTTCCCTGCCTCGAAGTTGTTGAAGGCTGCGAGCATCAGCATGCCCATGCCCTGCTCGACACGCTTGGCGCCGGGCGACCAGGCGTAGGTCTCCTTGGCGAACGCCGCCCAGCCCGCGGTGCCTGCAACCTCGGCCAAGCGAGGGATCGCGGACGTGAGCACCCGGATCAGCGACGCACCGTCCATCGTATCGATCAGGTTCTCGATCTGGCCGACGCTCGAGACTGTCGGCACGGGCGTTGCAACCTCGACGATCTCGGGGATCACGAGCGGTTTCGTCTCGCCGGTAGCGGTGACGATCTCGACCGGCTCGGGCGCGGTGTCGCGCTTCGTGCGGAGCTCCGTGATCTTGTCCTGGAGCTTCTGAAGGAAAGGGATCAGGCTCGGCTTGTCGGTTGGGACCTCGATCGGGACGAACGTGTCGCCCGCGGCCTTTGCGTCAGCCTGGGTGCCGGTCCAGTGCTTCCCGTCGGTGAGGTAGAGTTTCATGCCGCTTTCGTCTCGTTGTCGTTGGTGGGCTCCGGCAGCACGAAGGGGTTGCCGATGTTGAGGTGCTTGAGGGCCATCTCCCCGACGACCCATGAGATCGTCTTCTGGCCTGGTCCAAGGTCGAGCGTGCGAATGCCGCACAGCACGCCCCAGATGCGATAGATGTAACCTGGAACCATCAGTCGGCCTCCTCCACCTCGCTCAAGCCGTCGACCGAGAACCCGCCCGTCTTGTCGGGGTCGATCCGGGGCGCGTTCGTCTCACCGCCAGCATTGTAGCCGACGATGTATTGATAGCCTGGCGACATTGCCTCGACGAAATTGTCACCAGCGACGCGCGCTGCGGCCTCGCTCTCGGCTTCGATCGCCACGTTGATGAACGCCTTCACGTCCACGGTGAACTTAGGCATTGCCCATCACCTCCGCTTTTTCCTCGTCGTAGTGGTTCCGTGCGGAACCCATGATGTCGTCCGCGCTCCAGCCGTGCCGATCAGCCAGGTGCAGCAGGTCCGCGATCAGGTCGGTGACCATCGTGTAGGCGTCGTCACCCTTCTCCGGCTGCTCGACCACCGTGTCGGTGAACGTCCGCCCGCAGTACGTTTCCGCGGCGAAGACATTGACGGCATTCTCGGCCCAATCGGCGCGATCGCTGTTTGCAGGTTCAGGCACTTCATTCTCCTCATTTCGTGAGTGTGTTGTCGACCATGCGCGACCGGCACACCACTGGCGTTTGCATCAAAAGATAGGGACCAGCTCGTCTTCCGCTACGAAAGCCGGTTCGAGGGCCTTGCGCCGTGCGATGCTCTCGGCCGCGGTCATCATCGTCTTCTGCGTCGCCAGCGTGTAGCGACAGATGATCCTCGTATCCTCCAGAAACACGAACTTCGCGCCATTCGTCGACCGGCCCGGGTGCCCGCTCATCATCGGCCGCGCCGGATCGAGCTGCACCTCGTAGGCCAGGCCGTTGCAGTTGAATACGATGTCGCCGATCTTGAACCGTGGATCCAAGCCGACGATTTTGTCGGGGTCGCGAGCCATCAGAACATCGCCGGCATGGTGACGTCATCGGGCGTGATCGCCATGCGCGCCGACTTGTCCATCATCGCAGCATACTCGGCCGGGGTCATGAAGATGTCCTGGAGCCGACGGCTGATCTGACACACCACGCCGTCCTCGCCAGCGAACCGCATCACGGGGTTCTTGGTCGCGCGGAAACGGCTAGTGCGCATGCGCTCGAAGACGACCGTGAACTTCTGGCGGTGCTGGCCGTCACCGAACCGCACCGGCTGGGGCAGGTAGACGACGTCGCCACGTTCGAGCTTCTTCGTCTTCGCGACCTTCTTGGCTGCGAGGTTGTCCCGGCAGCGCAGGCGCCAGTCTGCGGCGTACTTGTCGCTCCCGGTCGGGTCTGCGAGCGGCGTGAGCAGGTCGAGGATCTTCTTCGGGCACTTGGACTCGCAAGGCCCGGCGCTCTCGTCCATCGACTTCAGGAGGAACTCGCGCTGACCGCCATGCGACCCGATCTTGGTGAGAAAGATCGCCGCGAACACCTGGCCGCTGCGCTCGGGCGCGAGGTGCTTTACCGCCGCGTACCAGGTGCCACCCACCATGGAGTCCGCGAGCACCTCGTAATTTGCGCCCAGCTCGTTGCGGCAGAACTCCCGGCGATCTTCCGGGATTCTGCTCATACCAGTCCAGCCCATCGTCTTATCTCCATGTCGGTTAATCTTCTAACCGATTTGTGCTTTCGATGATTTGTTGTCGCACCGATCATTGCGGCGGTCGGGTGGCTTCAGCGCTTGCGAGGTAACCGCCGCGTCCGCTGAATTGCCGGAGCGAAGACGACCAAGGCCCCTGCCCCATCGCACCCGCTGCAACGCCAGTATTCCAGGCCGCGAGCGAACGTGACGATGTTGCCGGCGCCGCGGCATACAGGGCAGATGCCCGCCATCAGAACATGAACGCCAGCGGGTGGTCTTCCAGCTCGCCGAAGACAGCGGTCGAAGCCGTCAGGTTGACCCGGTCCATCTCCTGCTGCGCGCGGACGCTGGGGAGCATGCGCTGGCACCACTGCACCGCTTCCTCGCTCTCCCAGGGTTTGCCCACGAACCGCGGTGAATTGAGGCGCGGAAGATCTGGCTTGTCGAGCCAGGCGAGAGTGAAGGCGTCCTCCCCTCCCCGCTCGAACGTCAGGTCGATCAGGTGCTCACGGAATGAAGCGAACCGGACGAACGGCCGCGCTGCGCCTTTGGGCAGCAGCTGAAGGGTCTCGGTGTCGCTGGTCGATATGAACGGGAACAGCTGCTCGGCCGTCGGCTTGGTGAACCGAGTGGCGAACTTGTTCACCTCCTCGATGTCTTTCCAGTACCGGCACATGCGGTAGCCGGCGCCATCCTTCAGCTTCACCAGCATACAGCCATTGCCGTTGCGGTGCGCGTAGATCAGCGGCGACTTCGCCCAGTTGCCCTCGATGTCGTAGTGCAGCAGATGCAGCGGCACCGGGGCCGTGCGATCGACCACGTCCGCGTAAGGCACGTCGACCGCACGAACCGCGGCTTTGATTGCGTCGTAGTCGACGCCGTCGAAACTGTTCACCGCTTATCTCCCTGGATCAGTGACGCCGGAAGTGCTCGCGCACCTGGCTGGTCGCTGCGTGCGACGCGCCCAGGCCGACCAAGCGCTCCAGCTCGTTGTCGTCGGTGCCCATCATGTAGAGCCCCAGGATCTGGAGCATGTGCTGGACGTGACGCCGGCCGATCTTCGGGTCCGACGCTTCTGCGGGGATTGCGCTGACGATCTGGTAGGTCCCGTCGTTGCGAAGGATGAGAGCGGTGTCCCCTGCATGGAGGTCACTGCTGTCTGCGAAAAGGCTCAAGTCTGTCTCCTGTCGTCGTGTGCGATGCGATTCTCTAGCATCGCTCTGTGACGGGTGCGTGTGGGTTGTCTACCATGCACCACCGGGGAAACAAGCGGCATTTGCGGTGGTCATCTTCTGGTCGATCAGTCGGTTGATCGTTTTGTCGACGGGAGGTGCGATTTTTTGACCGTACAGCGCAATCTGAGCGCTTCGCGACCGCTGACACCGGTTTGCGTCGAGCGGTCGCTGGTGAGCGTTTTAACCGATCAGGAGCTTGGCGAGCGCTGCGCCTGCCGCGATCAACGCGCCACTTGCGCCCGCACCCGCGGCGAGCATCGTGAACGGCGCGAACCTCGTATCCTGCTGGACCTTGAGCGTCTCGGCGAAGATTTTCTGAAGCTCGGCCTGGGTCTTGTCGATGCGCGCGACTTGCTCGCGAATATCGAGGGGCTGGTCGTGATCTGGTGCGGCGGTAGCCATGCTCTATCTCCAATGGTTGATATAGCACCGACTAGCGCGTCATGCGAGGTCTGTCGGGTGGGAGGTCAGCCCCGCGAGGCGTTATACTCGTCCCACATCGCGTCCCAATAGTCGTGATGCTGGCGGGCGTGCTCGCGGCATAGCATCAGACCGCGGTTCGGATCCTCGATGGACCCTGACTCGCCGTCGAAGTTATACGCGCTGCGACCGGCCTCGAGCTCCACGCCTTCGGTCGAGCCGCAGTCCTCACAGCCTCCAGCCTTGCCGACCAGATAGGAGACTAGGCGATCTGTCGACATATCGACTTGAGGATTAGACGACATGGACGCCAGCAGCTTCTAGGATGCGTCGCGGCATGGTCTTCGGACCACCGAGCTTCATCGACTTGTGCCAGTAGGCGGAATGGTAGATCGCCTCGTATGGCTTTCCCGGAGCGTAGACCTTCCGCTCCTTGATTGAAGCGGGTCGACCGTCTGGGAGCAGCGTCACGGTGAACGTGCGGCCACCGACACAGACTTTCACGCAGCCTCCTTCAGCGGCTCGGGCTCGATCCCGGTGATCTGGGGCAGGTATTTGCCCGTCATCGACAGCGTGAAGCCGTGCTGCACCTCCTTGGCGCACATGACCGAGTATGCGGTCGGCGCGAGCACCGCGGCGGTCTTGAGGTCGCCCTCGCTCGACATGATGCAGAAGCGGCAGCTTTTGCGCGTCATGCCCTTCTCGTAGATCCAGAACGGCTTCTCGTTCGCCAGCTTGATGAGGTGGAAGACGTGCGCGGTCGTCAGGTTGTGGATCGGGAGCCAGTCATACCACTCGCGACCGGCCTTGCTGTTGGCTTCCGAGTGCTTGAACGCGACGAGCTTCGAGCGGCCGGGCGACTCCCCTGCCCTCATGCCCATGCAATTCACGATCAGCCCGCCAAACTCCGGGTGCGCCTTCAGATAGCGACGGATCTCGCGCTGGATCGGGCCGCGCTTGAGGTCTGACGTGCATTGCCGGTTCTTCGGTGACGGGAACATGCCGCGGTGGTCGACCATCTGGTAGAAGGTCTTGGTGCCGTGCGCGACGATCACCGGTATCCCGTCAGCGTAGCGCTCGACGTGCTCCAGCGTGCGATCCCACTCGACTTCGGGCAGGTGTGCGTGGATGATGAGAAGCTGACGCTTCGGGATCGTGCGCTTGAGCATGACCTTCATGGCCTGGCTGTCTTTGCCGCCACTGTCGTTGATGACGAACAGCGCGCCTCGATCGATCAGCTTTTGGATCTGTGGATTAGCCGACATATGGATTAGTCGGCTGTTGCGAGGGCTTCGAGGTTCGTGACCAACGTCGCTACGTTGGGCATGATCGCGCCAAGGTCGATCTTCCGATCGCGCCAGTCGATCGCGCGGTAAATGATGCCCTTGACGACTTCCCGAGCCTTCACGCGGATAAACTCGGCGTCTGCGGCCTCCGCTGCCTCCTGAGTTTCGTGCGTGCCGCCCTGGTCGTCGAGCCAACCTGTGTATTGTCTAGCCATTTGATGGTCCTGTCGATTAGTCGATTAGTCCGTCACGCGCGGCGTGTCGCTGACGTAGTGGTCCTTGGAGAGGTTGGCGGTGTCGTCCTGGACCCACTCGACACCGTCCGCGCGCGAGGCGAGTAGCGCGAGTTCTTCGGCGTGCTCGGGGCTGTCTGCGGTGACGGTAATCTCTGCGCTCTCGGTCGTGTCCCGCGTGACCGCTACGGTGTATTCCTGCATCGTAAAATGCTCCTGTCTTCTAGTTGCTTTGTCGATATATCGATTTGCAGACTAGCGGTCGGGTGGGCTATGCAGCCTGCACTGCGGGGAGACCGAGCGCCGCGTTCAGATCCTGCACCGGGATCGCCGGCACGTTGGACTTCGGGGCAGTCTTGATGAACTCCCTCGCGATCGGCATCACATCAGGCCACACCGCTTCGAGCTGCCCGTCCGTGCGCGTCTGATTCAACACGGCCATGATCTCGCAGCGGCGCGTGACGATCTCCTCTTTCAGGGCCTCGCGCTCGGTTGCCCAGTCCATGCAGCGCTGACCAAGGTTGTCGTCAGCCTCCAGCGAAAGCATGTTCCCATTGCGATGTTTGTCGAGGCAGGTGAATTGCGCGCACTGCTCACGCGGCACGAGGCGATCGACGTCGCACATGGTAAGCACGCTTTCGTCGCGCCGGGTACCAATGCTGAGCTGCATGCCGCCAATCGCGATCTTGAGAACGCGCCGATCGGTGAACTCCTCGTACTTGTCTTGGAGAAGCCGGATCGCTGCACGCTCTGCCCGCGAGTAGCACCGCTCGTAGATCTCTTTCGCAAGATCGTTGCCGATCACCGCGAGCTCCACGCACCGGTCGGTAAAGGCGTGCTTGATGACCGCGCCTGTAATGCGGCTTCGGGTCTCGTTCGTGATGATCGTCATGTCGTCTAGTCCGTTGATCGATTTATGAGTTAGCGGATGGCGTAGAGATTTGGTGCCGGCGCCGGGAGCCAGGAGGCGTTAGGCAGCGAGCTCGCGCAGCTTGGCGCCGAGCGCGGTGTTCGAGAGCTTGAACTTGCGACCGTCCTGGGAGACCAGACCGAACATGCGGAACAGCGATGTCATCTGCTGGCTCTGCGCACGAGCGGTGCCCATACCGAGACCGGCGTCGGTGTAGACCTTCACCAAGTCCGTGCTGGTGATCTCGCCGACCTTCACGAGCTCGGTGACTGCCAGCGACGTGAAGCGCGACAGCTTCTTACCGGTGTTGACCGCGGCCATTGCGTTATCAGCCTTCTCGCGTACCTTCTTGGCAGCGTCGTCCAGCCGACTCGAGAGAGCAGCGCGGTCGATCTCGCTCAGCAGAGCGGCGAAGGCGACCGGATCGGTCGCTGGGGCAGGGGAGGGGGTAGCTACCGGGGCATGGAGGGGGTCTTCTGCCCCGGTAGCAGCACCGACGGGTTGAGGATCAACCGCCGACGCATCTGGGAAACTGGTGGGAGCCTTGCGCTTGCGAGCGGGCTTCGTGATAACCTGGGGAGCAGCCGAAGGTTCCGGCGCGGTCGACCCGGCGTTGTTGATTTCTGCAAGGATCGCATCGACGTCGATCGTGACGGCGTCGAGCGGAGCCTCCATCGGCAAATCGATCTGCGGATTTGTCGACACGATGATCTGCGGATTTGTCGACGAGCCATTCGCGATCGCGATGATGGCGTCGATGTCGTCCAGGTTGAGCTGCTCGGTCGCTGCGGTGTTCGTCTGCTGGTTCATGATAATCTCCTCGATTTCGGTGCAGCGTTGTTCGCTGCGGTGATTATGAAATAGCAGCGACCGAGACGGGGTCCGCTTGGCTTACGAAGCGGTCTTGGTGGCTTTCGGTGCGCGCTTACGCGGGGCAGGGGCGGGGACAGCCTCGGGCTCCGCTGCGATCTTGACCACGGGCGTCGGCGTGGGCGTTGCGATGACCGCCTGATAGTCGCGCGTCAGCTCGTCGACCGCGACGGCGAGGTAGCTCGCTGCGTAATTCAGGAGATACGAGCGATCGTCATCCGACTCCTTGTCGGCAGCGTCGCGCAGCGCCTGGTGATTGTCGACCGCGCGCTGGAGGGCATCGTTCGGCGTCATGCCGGTGTATTCGAACGAGAGCGTGTGCTGCTCGATCGTGATGCCGGTCAGGATGCCCAGCGGGATTGCAAAATCGAACGCCTTCTTGGCGTCGATGCCGATCGAAATGCTACGCGTCATGTCTTCTAGTCCTCTTGCTGATTTGTCGATTTGTTGACTGGTTGATAACCGTGCGGCGTCATAGCGGGCAGCGATGATCTTGATCTCGGCAATCATTGCCCGCGACAGGAACACCTACGCGAGCCCTGCGATCTGAAACTGACCGATCCGGCGAGCCTCGAAGAAGCACTGCGCCATGACACCGACGTCGTACTCCGCTGAGTGAGCGAGAGCCGGATCGTATGGGACGTCGAGGCATTGGCAGAGTTCGCCCAGTCGCGGGATCTTGCCGTTGCCCGTAGCCCACCGCGCGCCTGCCATAGTGTCGAAGGTTCGCTTAAACGTGAACAAATGGCCGACGCGTGCGAGCTCCCGGATCGTGAACGGAAAATCGAAGAAATCCCCGTTATGCGCACACACCAAATCGCCGCGGCGAAGGCGCTCGATCACCTCGGGTGCGAGGACGTCGAACGTCGGCTCGTTCTCCAGCTCCGCAAGCGTGATGCCGTGAACCTGCTGTGCCTTCGCGTCGATCCGGCGCAGCGGGTTGCAGCGCCGGGTCCACGTTTCGATGTGTGCGCCGGTCGCGAGGTCGAAGTCCATGATCGTGAACTCGACGAAGCGATGCTCCGGTTCGTTCTTGCCCGTCGTCTCCGTGTCGTAGAAGCTGACGATCGTCATAAGGCCCCGCAGACCCGCGCGATGACGAAGCACACCACGGCTGCATAAACCGTCAGGAATATGAAGCCGCTACGCCGAGCCCGCATACGCTGGGAGATGGTCGGCTCTGGATCTGCCCAGCCGATGTGCGTCGCCATCACAAACGGTTCCCGTTGATTGCAGCCAGGCGCAGGCCCGATGGGGGAGGGGGCGCGACGATGGTCGCCTGCGCACCCTTCAACATGACCTGCTTGCCGTCAGGGCGAAGACCGATGATGGCGCCGATCGTCATGCCGTCCGCAAGGCCGGCGCCCATCTCCTTGAGTGCGGCTTCGACACCGGCCTTCAGAAGGGCTTCGGGGATGAAAATCTGGTTGCTCATGCCGCCACGAAGACCTTCTTGTGACCCTGCATGACGATGAACTTGGTGCCAGGGTGGAGCCGTGCGAGCCGCTCGGCTTCAGTGGTCGCCGCGCCCTCGTCTGCATGGACGAACACCGGCTTGCGACCGCGCTTGGTCCATACGAACCAGCCGTCCTTCTTCTCGGTGATGATTTCCTGCTGCATTTCGTCTCGTCTTTCTGTGCGTGTGGTCGACTATGCAGCGCGCTGGTGCGGAAACCGAGCGGCTACAAAGTCGAGGCATGCGGCGATGCGATCATGCCGGTCGATGTTCGTGCGGAGCAGCTGCCCCTTGGTGATCTCGATCTCGTCGTCGAACAGCATGCCGCGGATCAGCATGTGCAGGTGCTCCTGATACGCCACGTTCAGCGGAGGCTTGCCTGGGGCTTCCTCGAACTCGATTGCAGGCGGGACCAGGATCACGACGTCGAACAAGCGAGCCGTATTGACCATGGCCTTCTCGACGTACCGAACCACGGTCTCGTAACAGTGCGGGTTTCCTGCGGACGCGGTCGCGTCGGCCAAGAGGTAGGCAGCTGCATCGAGCGGCGTGCGGTCGCTGACGAAGCCAGCGGGGTTCGCTTCCAGGTTGCCGAGCATGTCGAGCATCTGGTCGACCTGCATCGTCAGCCCGTTCAAGGTCAGCCGGTTGTCCTTCGCCATGTCGAAACCGTGCTCCGCTGCTACGGTGCTTGCGCGGCACGACACGAGGGGAAGTTTGTGAACCCGCGCGATGGAGCGGGCGAGGGTGCTCTTACCTGTGCGGTGAGCGCCCGTGAAACCAATACGAATGATGCTTCTCCGCGGATGGGGTAGGCTCCCGGCGCCGGCGCCGGGAGCCAGGGTGTCATTCTGCGACGAGGCCGAGCTGGTCGGACAGGAACTGAACGATCGCGCGCTGGCCGATCAGATCATTGTTCATGTCGCTGATGAGCTGAAGCGGGCAGACCATGCCGTCGTCGGTCTCGATCATGTGGCTCTCGCCCATCGCCTCGATCTGCTTGCGCAGCGCGAGGATCTCGTACTTCTGCTCCAGCAGGATGCGCGTCGCGGTTACCGCGGGGTTGTCCTCGCCGTCGGGTACGGAGAGTCGCTCGGGCATCTCGTTCAGCAGCACGGAGCCAAGCGCGTGAACCGAGCGCAGGATCGTGAGATTGCGATCCTCGGACGGTGCTTCTGCCTTGCAGTTATCCGCCTCCGGGGCAGGCGAGGGCTGGTCGGTGCGGTCCCGCTGAAGCGCGCTCGCCAGAATGATCGCCAGAAGCCTGCCAATCGAGTTGCTGTCTGCTGCCTTGCGTCCAGCGTTCTTAGCGTCGTCAAAAGCGGCTGAATTGGTCGGTGCGTTCATGTGTGTTGTCTCCTATGCACACAATAGAAAGGGTTAGGCGGGCAGGAGGGTCCGAAGAACCATCTCAGTCCACCCCTCGAGGTTCAGCGTGCCAGCTGCGTTGCGGTCGAGCAGCGATTGCGGCGTCTCCCACTCAGCATTGGCGATCGCGTCCTCGAACGTGAAATCGTGAGCGGCGAGCATACCGGTGTCGATCACGATAACGAAACCGATATGAACTGCATCAACGGGTGTCGCCTGGCTCTGAATCACATGCGTGATGTCCCAGATAGCCGCTGCGGTCTCGCTATCCACCTCGCTCGCGGTCGGCAGACTTAGGTCAACCTCCTCCTCGAGCTCGCGGGCTGCGGACACGACCAGCGTTTCCAGCAGCGCGATCGCGCCGTTGTCGTCGATCACGACGTCAGCGACATCGACGTGCCCACCCAGGCCGACCGAGATCTTGTCGTGAAGCCGTGCCTCGTTGCCGGCGTTCGCTCGCTTGTAGGCCAGAACCTTATCGCCCTTGCGCAGGACGATGTAGGGGATTGGCTGCACGAAGCGCGCGTCCATCTCCAGGAGGGGCCGAGGCCCCACCCAGACGATGCTGCGCTTCAAGATGCCGTCGATCACCTTGCGCTCGCCGGTGATACCGAAGCCCGTCACGCCGATCGAGGACGTGTCGAGGGCGAGAATGTGCGCAAGCTTGCTCACTTGCTACCCACCGCTGCGATCTTGTTGAGCTGGTCGACGACGTCGCCACCGAAGCGGGCGAGCGTGGCCTGGCCCGAGAAGTCGATGTCAGCGAAGATCAGCGGCGCATAGTCCCGAGCGTGCGGGAGCAGGTCATGTGCGAACATACGGATCTCAGCGTCCGCGTGGACGCTGCCGCGCATGAACAGAATATGCCGGAGCTCGCGCATGTTGCAGGTGAACGTCAGCCGCGTCTCGGCTGCGGACGGCAGGTTGTAGCGCGCCGCCTCGTTGACCCGCTTCTTGAGCTCGCGGCGATCGGTGACGCCATGCTCGATGAGGAACGCACGATAGTCGTCCTGCATGGCGACATAGGTTTCGAGGTCACGCGAGCAGGACGCAGCGAAGCGCTGGAACGCCGGGTGCATGTAGACTTCTTCCGGCGAGAGGCCGGCGACGATGTCACGAAGGAGGGGAGGGACCACGAACATCATGTCCTTGGCGTCGACGTACCGCTGACTTTCCTGGCTGTAGGCCGTGCCGACACGATGCCGAATCAGTTCGTGCGTGAGGTTGCGGCTAACGCCTGCAATCTGGAAGACGAGCGAGCTGTGCTCCAGGACGGAGCCGTGCCCTTCGGCCTTGATGTTGGCGATATACTCGTCGGCCGGGCGCCCCGCGCCGAACGAACGATAGCATTGACGGCCGGCATATTCGGCGATGTCATCGCCATTGCCGAAGCCGTTCTCGAGCACGCGGCCGACGAGCTCGTTTAGCGGCGAGCGGTCCTTCTCGGCAGCGTCCTGCGCACCGATTGCGTCGATTGAACTTTCGATATTTTCAAAGGTCATCACCGTTTGACCGGTTACGGATACGGAACACTGGAACACGAAGCGCTCGATGGGCAACATCTTCAATTTCGGCCTTTCAATTCGTTACAGACCACCCCGACGCGCTCGCTTCAATATGTGTGCAAGCGGTGCGGTGCGATGTGTGTTGTCTACCCTGCACCTCTACGTCTCGCAAGCGAAATGTATGTGGTCGACTATGCAAAAAAAGGCGGGGAATCACCCCCGCCTTAAATAGTTAACAAATAGTTAATTTGGTTTCGTTAATCGTCCCAGTCGCCCTTCGCAGCCGCCTTAGAATATTCGGTGGCCTTCTGTTCGAAGAAGTTGGCGTGCTCCTGACCGAACGCCATCACGTAGACCCACGGCAGGGGATCTTCGGTGACGTCAGCGTAGATGTCCCAGTAGCCGAGCTCGCGCATGCGCTGGTTCGCGATCCACCGAATGTACCGCTTGAGCTCCGCGGCGGTCATGCCGGGAACGTCGCCAGCGGCGAACACGAGGTCGATGAACTTGTCCTCGTGGTGGACAGCCTCGCGTGCGATCTCCTCGATGCGCACCTTCAGCTTGGCGCGGTCGATCTCGGGATGCTCGCGCAGCCAAGTGTGGAACACCTTCATCATGCCCTGACAGTGGAGCGTCTCGTCACGCACCGACCACGACACGATCTGCCCCATGCCCTTCATCAGGTTCTGGCGGGGGAGGTTCATGAGGAAGGCGAACGAGCCGAACAGCTTCAGCCCCTCGCCGAAGCCCGACACCGCCGCGAGTGTCTCTGCGACCTTGAAGGCGTCGGTGGGCTCGAAGGATCGGAACCAGTCGGCCGCGTCGACCATCTCCTGGTATTCCTTGAAGGCGTGGGCCTGCTCGGAAGGGATGCCCAGCGTGTCGAGCAAGTGCCGGTACGCGTGGACGTGAATGGTCTCCATGTTGGAGAACGCCGACAGCATCATCTTGACCGACACCGGCTTGAAGACGGCGCTGTACCGCTGGTGGTAGCAGTCCTGCACCTCGACGTCGGCCTGGGTGAAGAACAGGAAGATCATGTCGATCGCGGAGCGCATGCGCGGGTTGAGCGTCTTATACTGCTTCACGTCGTCGCCCATCGGGACTTCGTCAGCGAGCCAGTGCATTTGCTGGGCGCGCTTCCAGAAATCCATCGCCCAGGGGTACGGGTCTTCTGCGCCGAAGATCATCTCTGCGTTGTCGAGTGCCATGTGTGTGTTACTTTCTATGCACCGGGCGCGCGAAGCGGCCGTGCATCTCGTGGGTGAATGTATCGGATGGTGGGGAAGGCGTCGGTGGGCTTCGACCAGTCCCAGAAATACCACGCGAAGCTGAAGCGCGGGGACTTGTCCCCCTTCTTCTTGGCGAACCACCGCGGCCTCTCGGTCACGATCAGCTTCATGCAGTAGGCCGGGTGCCCTTCGAACAGATCCGGCCGGTCCTTTGATGACGTGTCCCAGTCGGTGCGCAGGAACATCGCGACCTTACCGCCGACCGCCTTGGTGTGCTCCAGGGCCGCGCGAACGAAAGGCTCGGCCATGTCGCCATAGGGCGGGTTGGTGATGATCGCGGTAACGCCACGCGGCGCCGTGGTTGCAGCAAGGAAGTCCACCGGGGCGGTGCCAAAGCCGCGGTTGATGAGGTCGGTGCTGTAGACCCGCGCGCCCAGCTCACGCATGCGCTTCGAGAGATGTCCCTCACCACACGCCGGCTCCCAGACAACCATGTCGTGCATCGCGATGAAGTGCGCGAGGCAGTCGAAGTAGCGGGGAGGGGTCGGATAAAAATCATTCTCGATGCGCTCGTATCCCGAAGGACCCAGCATAGCCGGGTCCTTCATCGTACTGTCGCTCACTGGCAGGCCAGGCATTCGGGCTCTGCATCGTAGAGCGGGCCGGATGCGAAGGTCGGCTCGGGCATGTCACCGGGCGCATGGCCCATCGTCGGTGCCTGGGCGATCGACTTCGAGCGCAGGTAGTAAAGGCTCTTGAGCCCCATCTCCCACGCAAGGACGTGCAGGGCTTCGAGATCCTTCTTGTGGACGTCGGCCGGGATGAACAGGTTCGTCGACTGGGCCTGGCAGACGTAAGCCGTCCGGTCCTTCGAGTGACGGAGCAACCATCGCTGATCCATCTCGAACGCGGTCTTGTAGCAAGCCTTCTCCATGCTCGTCAGGAACGGCAGGGTCTGGACCGAACCACCGTGCGCGACGATCGTCTGGATGATGCCCTGGATCCAGTCTTCCTTACCCATGTTCTGTGCGCCGCTGGTGATGCCAGTCTCTCGCAGGAGGGCGAACAGGACAGACGTGCCGTTGTCGGCCAGCTCGTCGTAGCGCTTCTCCAGCAACGCGCGGAGGTGACGGTTGATGCGCGTCGTCGTGCCGGTCAGCGTCTTCTGGTTGAACACGTTGCCAACGTCAGGCTCGCCACAGGCCGAGACCTCGCCGCAGATGACCGAGATCGACGCGGTGGGAGCGATTGCGAACTTGTGCGTGAAGCGATCCTCCATGCCGCATTCGAGCGCGTCGAGGCACGGACCACGCTCGCGGCCCAGCTCGATGCTGATGACGTCCGCGGTCTCGCGCAGCCACTTCCAGGTGCGCACGTTGATGCCCGCAGCCTGCTCGCTCTCGAATGGGATGCCGAGCATCTGGAGCATGCTGGCAAAGCCCATCATGCCGACACCAACCGAGCGCTCGCGACGTGCGCTGTAGACGGCGCGCTCGAAGCCTTTGACGCCGTCGGCGATGTCGATGAAGTTTTCCATGACGTTGTCGACGAACCGGAAGACGTCGCGCAGGAAGTCCTCGTCACCGAACCACTCGTGGCCCTTCTCCATGTTGAGCGACGACAGGCAGCAGACGGCGGTGCGCTCGTTGCCCAGGTGGTCGGGGCCGGTGGTCTCGACGATCTCGCTGCACAGGTTCGAGGTGCTGACCATCAGGCCGAGCTTCTTGTAGGTCTCGGGACGGCCGCGCTCGACTGCGTCCGAGAAGACGATGTAGGGCTCGCCCTCCTCAAGGCGCTTGATGAGCAGCTTGCGCCACAAAGTCTTGGCGTCGACCGTCTCACGGACAGAGCCGTCCTTCGGGCTCAGCAGCGCCCAGTCTTCACCGTTCTTGCGCGCTTCCATGAACGCATCGCTGACCATCAGGCCGTGATGCAGGTTCGGCGCGCGGCGCATGTGGTCGCCCTTCTTGTCGCGGAGCTCGATGAACTCCTCGATCTCGGGGTGACGGTCGTCGAGATATGCAGCGGCCGAACCGCGACGCAGCGAGCCCTGGCTGATTGCGAGGGTCTGTGCGCCCATCCAGTGCAGGAAGGGGATGATGCCGCTGGTCTCGCCGAGCGGTTCGCCGGTTGCTTCGTCGGTGCCAATCGTCTCGCCGACAGCTCGCACAGGCGACCACGACGTACCGATGCCACCACCGCGGCAGGCCAGCCAGATGTTCTCGTTCACGGTCTCCGCGATCGAATCCATGTTGTCCTGGACGGTGTTCAGGAAGCAGCTGATCGGCATGCCGCGCTTGGTGCCGCTGTTCGACAGCACGGGCGTCGCCGGCATGAACCACAGGTTGGAGATGGCGTCGTAGATGCGCTGCGCGTGGCCGTTGTCGAGGCCGTGAACGATCTCGTCCGAGTTCGAGCACGCGACGCGAGCCAACAGCTGCTGAATGCTCTCGCCTGGGAGCAGGTAGCGGTCGCGCAGGGTTTCCTGACCGAACGGGGTGATCTTGTCGTCGCGCGCGTCGTCGATCTGGATCGTGACGGTCCGACTGCGACGATCGCAGAAGTACGTGTGCGGTCGCGTTGTCGCGGCCGGGGATGGCTGTGCCATCTCGGTCATGGGCATTCCTTCTAGGGGTTGTGGGTCGGGGCAGATCTTACCCCGACCGCATGTGTGTTGTCTACTATGCAGCTACGCCAAAGACAACATCATTCCTGCGAGCTGCCGAAATTGCTCGGACTTGATTGCTGCGTGCGTGACCGCGACCGCGTCGGCCTGGTGCTCGACACCAAGGACGATGTATTCGCCGTTGGGCTGGACGATGCCCCAGTCGTTGGCTTTCTTGCCGGTCTGCCACTCGATCGGGCTGTCGGCGGTGTTCGCGAGCACCCAACGCACGATGTCTTCCTTGTCCGCGGTCTTCGTGCCGTGGGTAGCCAACTTGGTCTCGCTAGGCATAACCTCGATGAGGGGGATCTTCAGCGATGCGAGGATGCCGACTGCGATACCGAACGACAGGGCGGCGCGGGCTGACTGCGCACCGGAGGGTATCTCGCTGGCGCCGAACCGAATGTCGTGCTTGGCGATGACGTCGTTGATGGTGTTGACGATCGAGCGCGCGCGAAACAGGTCGTCGCTGTTACGCCGCACTTGCTTGGTCTTTTCAGGGGCAGTTATCACCGTGCCCCATTCGAGCACCTTGACGATGCGACGGTTGACGATGTCGATTTCAGATACGGCCCAGCCGGTGTGTGTAAGGCTCGGGTCCAGCCCGAGCATAGTGATGGTTTTCATGCGTGTGTTGTCGAGCATGCACGTTCGACATGACTCGACCCTTTCTTTAGGTTGTCCTGCCACCAGAGCGGTTGCAGGTTGGTGTAATGACAGGCTTGCAGGAATTGCTCGCGGTCGGTGAGGTCGAAGCTGGCGAGAGGCTTGATGTGGTCGATGTGCCAACCGTATAGACCGCGGTTGTCCCAGGTCATGCCGGGCGTGAACAGTGCTTCAAGATATGCCATCAACTCTGGCACCGAACATCCTAGATCAGCTATCGCTGACCCTACCTTCTGTTGCCCCCTAATAGCATAAGACATGCGGGCTCTTATTGTGTCGCGTAAACGCCGTTGAGGGTCGTCCCTTCTGGCTCTACGGTCTCGCTCGATTTGAGCGGCTATCAGTTCATCCTTGTTTTTAAGGTAGTAGCTCCTGGCGTAATTGGCTTTCTTTGTTTTATCTCGCGATCGGTCCAAAGCTCGACGCCTATCAGGGTTGTCCCTGCGCCATTTAACTGCGGCATCTCTATCTTCACGACGTCGTCGCTCAAGATGTTTGTTGCGTGATCTGCGCCCCTTTTCACGACGCTTTTCTATCCTCGCCTGCTCCTCAATCGGCAGGTGCGAGATGTCGCGCTTCGCTGGCATCCGGGGTTTTCCGTGTGTTATTCGCCGGTCGTCGGCAGGGTTGTTGTCGGCCCATGATCGTCGGGGCCATGCAGACGTCCGAGCAGTGACAGCCCGGTGGTGCGTGTGCGGTTGGCTCGCGCAGCAGGCGCCGCATCAGAACTGCCCGAAGCCCGGCAGAGCTTCCTCGAATGCGTGATGCGCATTCTTGGCACCCTCGGCGAACGCGCGCTCGAACCCCGTCGTCAGGATCTTGTGCATGCTCGGGTTGGCGTTGATCGTGGCCTTCAGGCGATTGTTCACCTCCTGGACCAGCTTGCCGGATGCCTGGAGGCGGGCGTCGAAGTCGTCAGCCAGGTCGCCGAACGCGTTGACCACGTCGTCGAACTCCAGCTCGATCCACGCCGGGTTGTCCTTGTCTGCGACGGGCTCTGCGGTGGGCTTGAAGCAGAACAGAAGCCCGGCCTTCTTGCCCATCGTGATCTTGTCGACGTTGAACTGCGCGCCGGCCTTGATGGAGATCTTGCGGTAGCCATTCTTCTCGGTGACGAAGCCCTGCACCAGCTGGGGCAGGGTGACCGTGAACGGCCCGTTGATACCGGCTTCACCGAACACGCGGGCAACGGTCAGCAGGTCTCGCATGAAACTGCTCTGCGACGCCTGCGCGATCTGCGCCTCGGTCGGTGGTGGTGGGGGAGGGGCCTTAGCCATTTCGTCCTTTGCTTTCATCTTGAGTGCGCACGCCTGACAGTTGAAGGCGTACTTGTCGGAATTGCTGATGCTCGAATTGCAGTTCAGGCAGGTGGTGTAATAGTGGCCTTCGCAACAGCCATACTTTCGAAGGTCTTCGACCAGCCCGGTGCCCTTGCAGAGGAAGCAATCGGGCCGGTCCGCGTCCACGTCCTTGCAGATGCGACACGGCTTGAGGTGGTCGAAGTCCTCGTGATTCACGCCGTCCGCACCGTGCTGACGTTGTTCTTCTTCGTGACGATCATCGTGTTGCGGCAGTAGGCGCCGATGTCGTTGTGGCTGATGACCATGACGGTGCCGCGGTCGCGCGCCTTCTCCTCGAGCACGCCCATGAGGCGCTCGAGCCCGGCGTCGTCGAGCGCGTCGTCGATCTCGTCACCGACGAACAGTTCGAGGGACTTGGTCGCGCGGCTGGCGACAAGATCCTGGAGCGCGAGGAAGCAGGACAGACGCACCTTGCGCTTCTCGCCGCCCGACAGGTTCTTGAACGACGGTGCGGAGCCTTGCTTCTCGACGGCGATCGAGAACCGCTCTTGTAGATCCTTGCCGCTCTTGGAGAGGGTGAGGGTGGTCCAATAGGCTTCGATGATGCCGTCGGTCAGCGAGCCCAGATAATGCGCGGTGCGTTCGTTGAGGAACGGGGTCGCTTCATCGAGACGATGCGCGCGGACGCCGGCAGGCGCGAAGACATCGACGACGGCGCTGGCATAGCTCACCGCGACATCGGCTTCCTTCACGGCTTCGAGCGCCTCCTTTTGAGCGGCCGCAAACTTTACGAGCTCCGCGTCGAGCTGGGTCAGCATGTCGACGTAAGGGTTGGTCTCGGCGCCGATGCGCTTGAAGTCCTCGTTGAGCTGGCGAGCGGCGACGATCATGCGCTCGACCTCGCGATGCTTGTGCTGCACGAGCTGGAGCTCGCGCTGGAGCGAGGCGAGCCGGTCATTCTCCATCGAGATGTCCGTCATCGACGTGCGGTGATCGGTGAGGGCCTTCTCAGCTGCGGTGAGGAGCTTGTCGACCTGCGGGACTTTCTTGGCCGTCGCGTCGCGCGCGACAACCGCCTCTGCGTGCGCCGTCTCTGCCTGCGTCACGGCATTCTTTGCCACTTCGACCTTTGCCACTGCGTTCGCGATCGCGGTGTTCAGGTGGGCAGCTTCGAGCGGTCGACCGCAATCGTCGCACGGACGTCCGACGCCGGCCTTCACCTGCTCGACGTAGCGCTCGGCCGAGGTGACCTGAGCCTTCGCGTTGTCGATCATGCGGAGCCGCATCACGACCGTCGACTCCTGACCGGCGAGGGCTTGGGCAACGGAGCTCTTTGCCGCGACCACACGCTGCACGTCCCCGGCCAGCTCACGCTCGCGCACCTGCTCACCAGCGACGGCGTTGATCGCGCTGCGTGCTGCTCCCATCGCGGTTTCGATCCCGGCGATCTCGTTCGGGTCGAGCTTCTTGTTCTCGGCCGCTGCGTTGGTGGCTGCGTCGATCGCCGCCTGACGTGCGTTCGCGATGCGCGGAACCTGCTCGTCATCCCAGGCTTCGCGGGAGACGGTCTGTCGAGCGATATGGTCGCGTGTCTGCGCGTGACGGTCGGTCGCGCGGTCGAGCGTCATTTGCGCGTCAGCGCGCTTGAGAGACGCGTCCCGCATGCGCTCGCGTGCGGTCTCGTATGCTCGCGCGAGCACGTCGACCCCGGCAGCTTGCTCCACCAGCGTCTTGAGGTTCTTGTCCGTCATGCCGGGCAGGTCTGGCATTGCCTCCTGGCCTGCATACACCGCGGCGTTGAACACCTCCTCCGAGCAGCCCAGGATCTTCTCGATCAGCTTCTGGGTCTCGGGCGTGGTGCCCTTGGTGATCTCGTTGCCATTGGCGAACACCTGGAGGGCGTTCTTCAGCTTGGGGAACTTGCGGTGACGGATGATCTCGTAGACGTCCGCGCCGTCAAACAGCTTCCATGCGACCCTCGTGCCCTTGCCGAGCGAGGTGTTGACGACGTCGTCGCCGCTCACGTCGCGTGCGGTCGTGCCCCACAGACACCATGCGAGCGCGTCACCGATCGAGCTCTTGCCCGCACCGTTTGAGTCAGCGGCGGTCTCGTCGCTTTCACCGGAGATGTGGACCAGGCCGCGCCCGTCGAGGTTTACCTTGGCGTGACCGATGGTCAGGAACGCGTCGATCTCGCCGTCACCGAACCGCATGCTTAATCTCCTTGATGTCTTTGTGGGTCGCGAACAGCATGGCGACCGCGAGGCAGGTGAAGACCAGCCACATGAGGTGGTCTTCCAATTCGAATGAGAGCCACGCGAGATAGACATTCGCGAACGCGAACAGGATCTCGAGCACGGCCCAGAACAGGTGCCGACCGATCATGCGGTGATGGTCTCGCGCAGCACGTCGAGCGCCATGGTGGCGACGCGGTCGCGGTCGAGCGTGGTGTTGAGGTGATCGCGTGCATAGGACGTGATCGCGGCTTCGAGCGTCGTGTTGGGGGCGACGTTGGTCGCACCGCGCACGGTCGGGCGTTTCTTCGACGAGTGGTCGACGAGGCCGATCGCGCCAGCATTCTCGAGCGACGATCGCGTGGCCTTGATGACCGCTTCCTCTGCGTCCTGAAGGCGCATGCGCACGTAATTGCCGAAGATGCCCGGCATGGTTGCGTCGGGGACGGTGACACCGTGGTCGAGGTTAACGAACTTGGGCGCGTTGCTCTCGACGAACTCGGTCTTGTTCGCATCCTCCAGCATGATGAAGCCCGCCTTGGTGCCGGGGTCGCTCCACGTCTGCATGCTGCTTGCGCCGATCGAGAATACGCCGTGCGAGAAGTTGACATGGTTGTGATAGTGGCCGGCGAGCACGCGGTTGTAGCCGAGAGCGATCAGCTCGTCGGCTTCGAGACCGTGGTCTGGAATGCCCTTGATGACGCCGTTGACCGGTGCGTGAATGATGAGGTCGAGGTGCGGGCTCGCGTTGACCTTCATGACCTTGCGCAGCTCGTCCAGATCCTGGATCCACGGCAACAGGAACACGCCGTCCTTGATCGTCGGTTCGGTGATCGCGGTGAAGCCTGGGATCTCGTCGAGCGCCTGCATCGAGTTGCCCAGCTTGTTCGCGACGATGTCTTCGAGGTCGTGGTTGCCGGCGATCGCGTCGACTTCGAGGCCCATCGCGCTGATCGCCTTGAAGGTCGCGATCGTGGGGTTGAGCACCGACGGCTCGATCTTGCCGCGGACGTGAAAGAGGTCGCCGCCCAGGATCATGCGCTTCCAGCCGCGCTTCTTCGTCATCTCGGCCTGGCGCAGCAGCTCATCGAGGATGATGCGGAGACGGCTGTTCACGCCGTCCTCGTTCACACGCGAGAACTGCGACCATGAATGGCAGTGGTGGTCTGACGAAAGAGAATAGGGAGGAATCATCAACGCTCCTGACGTGTGCGTGTGTGTTGTTGACTATGCAATATCGCGCACCTTGCGCTTGCGCAAGGGCGGCGTGAGATGCCGGTGATGGAAACGACCGTAGGGCAAGATCCTGATCGCTCGACCGCGGTAATTGGCGCGGGTGCGGGTAAGGTTCGGATCGAAGAACTCGGCGATCGGCACGACCGAAAGGCGGGCGAGCTCCTCCACGACGATCGCGACGACTTTGCACTCTGCCTTGATCGCGCGCTGGAGCACGACGTTGTCGACGCCGAGTCCTGCGGTGCCCATCTGAAGCGCCTCGTCGATGCTCTTTGCACCACCGCGCCAGATGTCTTTGCCCTTGGTCTCGATGATAAGCATCTTCACGCCGGGATCTTCGAGGTCGAGCGGATTGAGCTTGGTGATGACCTTGCCCTTCACGCCCGGCGCCGCGACGATCTCAGCTTCCCGTCGAGCCGCTTTCAGCAGGGGACGGAGCAGCTTGTTCATGCTCGCGGAGAAGGTAGATGGCCGTGAGCTTGGACTGCGGGTTGATGATGCGCGGGCCATAGTTTCTCCGAAGCCAGGTGGCGAGTTCGCGGGCAGCGTCTGCGATCAGCGTGCCCAGCATGAGGTGATTGGCGTGCGCATGGTCGCGAAGAATGCGGCCGATGCCACCACCGTCGACGTGAATGACGCGGGAGTATCCGAAGACGGTCTCGGTCTTGGTGTTGTAGAGGCCGACCCGGTCACCGACGCGCAAGCGATCGACCCATGCCGACCCCACGCGGAAGGTGTTCGCGAGATGGGACAGGCCCGTCTCGTCCTGGAACGACAAAGCCGGCACCGTGACATTGCACGAGGCCGGCTGCTGCGCGAACGCGGCGCAACTCGATTGGAGGGCACAATACTCGCATGGCGAGTGCTGCGATCCGGCCGACCACGAGAGGTCAGGCATGCGACGCAGTGGTCGCGTGTTCGTGTTGATACCGGTCAAGATTGGTTCTGCGATCATGTGACGCTTTTACCGTCGAGCGAGCACCGAAGCTCTTGGCGCTTTGCTCGACGGTATCGGCTTTTACAGGTTGATCTTGTTCGCGGCGACGACCGCCTTGAGAGGTGCGACCGTGTCAGGCGCGTACCGCTCGGCGTAAGCGACCATCCCGCGTATGGCCTGGAGAGCTACGCGACGACGATCGACCTCCTCGGTGATGACGTCCTGTAATTCCTGAACGCGGGCGACGAGGCGGGTACGCTCGCTGTTGCTGAACACCGCGACGCGCGCGGCGACGCTGTCAGCGAACTCATCGACCATGAAGTCCTCACCGACGCCCAGCTCGATCAGGCATGCGGCCACGGTTTCCCGCGCCTTCTTGGAAGGACGCGGGTTGCGCAGGCGGTAGAGCAGCTTGGCGATCATGCGGCGTCTGCCACGGGAGCGAGAGCGGCGAGGGCGTCAGCGACGGCGTTGTCGTCTTCCTCCTCGATCGCACCGACGACCGAACCGTTCTCGGCCAGGTCGAGCAGCACTTCCATGATGTCAGGCACGCCCTGGAGCATCGGGGTGAGCTGGCTCTGGTAATATTTCTTGCCGCCCCAAACGATATAGGCGCCCGCGGTCTCAAGCTTGCCCTTCGACTTGAGGTGCGTCAGCATCGTGTCGATCGTGTCGATGTAGCCCGTGCCGTCCTCGTTGAACTTGAACTCAAACGCCGTCTTCATGAAGGGGCGATAGGTCTTGTTCTTGATGCACTCGAGGCGGATCGTCTGGCCGGTGACCTCCTTCGTGTCCTTCTTGTTGTCCTTGTTCATGGACCGGGCGAGGTAGATCTTGACGGCGTCGTAATAGAACATCGCCTCGCCGCCTGGCGTGTAGCGCGGATCGCCATGGAGAACGCCGGGCTTGAGGCGCATCTGGTTGAGGAAGATCGCGAGAATGTTGTTCTCGACGACGAACTGGTTGAACGCCGGGAGCTCCTGCGAGAACGCGGTTGCGAGCGCCAGCTTGTCGCGCATGTTGAGCGCTTCCCCCGGCTTGCGGGGCTCGAGCTTGGCAGCAGGAACCATTGCGGCTGCGGAGTCGAACACGCACACCAGCGGCGCAGAGAAGGGGATGACGTCTGCCTTGCGGATAACGCTCATCCAGTCGATCGCCTGATCGAACGATTCCTCCAGGCTGCGCGGCCGGCGATAGGTCCACAGGCCCGGCTCGATCGAACCACCGAAGCGATTGAACAGCGACGGGACGAACGTGCGCTCGTGGTCGTGGAATGCGCCGGCGCCGCCTGCGTTCTGCGCTTCCTTAATGACGTGCTGCGCGAGCAGCGTCTTACCGGCCGACGCCGGGCTTGCGATCTCGACGATGCGCGAGGACTTCAGGCCACCACCGCGGTACTTGCCGGAGATGGCGTGGTCGACGTTCGGGATGCCCGTCGAGAGATGGAGGCCGTCATCGTGGATCGTGTCCGACGTGACCTTGCCCTTGGACAAAGCGCCAGCGAGCTTGTTGGCGAGACTCATGCGGTTACCTCTTGGGTCTGGGTGAATGGTTTCATCCACGCCTCTGCGTCGCGAAGGATCGAGCTGAAGGAGAGCTCGGCACAGAAGTTGCGGAAGGCCGGCACGTCGACATCGCAGCGGGTTGCGCGAATGTTGATCGGTGCGGGGATTGAGGGATGGGAGAGATCCATCAGCTCGAGCGCGAACTCGAACCGCTGTTTGACTTCGGGATCGTCACGGAGGTTTTGGTATTTGGTCGGCAGCAGGGTCGGTTGACCCTTCTTCGCCTTCGGGCAGGTCTGGCCGGCAGCTACCCAGCGCGCGACCGCTTCTTCCTGCGTGATGCGCTGGAGCTCGTGGACGTCGTCGAAGACGGACAAGAGCAATTCTGCCCCATCACCACCAACACCCGTGCGCGGCTTGATGTTGTCGCCCGTGTCGCCCTGGAGGGCCTTGGAGTGGACGAACGCTCGCTGCGTCTTGTAGCCGGTGAAGCCCTTGAACGTCGCCGCGGTGCATTTCTTCGCAGCGCGGTGGTCGCTCCACACGACGCCCGGCTCGACCAGCTGGCACCAATCCTGATCGCCCGTTTCGAGCATGACCGAGTCACCGTTTGCCAGTGCTCGACGCGTCATGATCGCCGCGAGATCGTCGGCCTCCATGTTGCCGGCGATGATCTGCGGAACGCCAAGGTAATGCAGACCACGAACGATGAACTGCTTCTGCGCCTTGTATTTGGCGCGCTCGTTGATCTGCTCCTGGGTCTTCTGTCGCGTGCCCTTGTATTCGGGGTAGCGATCGTAGCGCCAGGACCGCCCGTCCCACAGCACGACCGGCTTGGTCATGGTGGACTCGAGCATCTTACGGATCGTACCCAGAGCGCCATAGATCGCGGTGGTCTCCTGACCGCCCGCCACCAGTGGTTTGCCCTTGCGAGCCGACGCAGCGAAACCAACGCTGTTTCCGTCAATGTAAGTGCGCATCGTCATGTGTGTCGTCTACCATGCACGACGCACGAGGTTCGATTGGGAACCTCGTGCGAGAACAAGACGCCGGGGAAAGGAGGCTACCCCGGCGTCTAACTTATCAATCGAGCGATGCGAGGATCGCGTCGATGTCCGCGCTGTTCGCGGGCGGCACGTCTGCCTTGGGAGGCGTCGGTGCCGGGGTCGGTGCTGCGACCTGCTGGACCGGTGCCTGGACCGGAGCGACAGTCTCGACGACCGGTGCTGCGGTGCCGTTGATCGCGGCGAGAGCTGCCTCGATCGGATCGACCGGCGTATCGACGACCGGCGTATAAACCGCGTCTTCGATCACGGGCGCACCAGCTGCGGGGCCACCGGCGTCGGTCGGGAGGCTGTCATCGAGAACCGACGTGACAGCCGCGGTCGAGATGTTCGTCACCGGAGGAGCCGTCAGTGCAGCGTTCGCGCTGCCTGCGCCGCCCGTGAGAACCGCTGCGACCGAACCTGCGCCGGCCGTGTTGATGCCCAGCTTGCCGAGCACGCCCAGAGCCTTCTGCTCCTTCGCTTCGAACAGTGCGGTGACCCAACCGTCGAGGTCGTGCGCCTTGTCGAGGATCGCAGCACCGAGCGGTGCGGGCTTCGGCGTTGCGAGGAACGTGTATTTGGTGTCGTTCTTGCCCGTGCCGGTGCGGCTGCACTGGAACACATGACCGCGCGTCAGCGAGGCCAGGTCATGCGACGGATCGACGTCGAGATAGATCATGAACTGCGCCAGGATCATATCGAACTGCGTCTCGGACAGCTCGACCAGCACCGGCTCACCTGCCGGCTGCTCCTTGTCGTTCAGGATCAGTGCGTTGAAGATCACGCGCGGACCGCCGAGCATTTCCTTGAAATGGTCCTTGACGTCTTCCGACGGCGCACGCTTCATGCCGTCGAACACCATCTCGCGCAGCGGGTCTTCCTGACCATAGGTCAAGAACTTGTCGCCGATGACCACGAGGTCGGCGCCGTCGAACGACTTGAGATACAGCTGACCGAAACGACGGTCCCAGTCTGCGTTCGGATCCTTGTCGGGCAGGATGCGGAACAGCGTGTCGCCGACCTTGAACTTGTAGGGGCGGAGACCCTTGCTCTTGCCAGCTGCGATGTCGCCGCGCTTTGCAGCGATACGATCGCGAAGGCTCAATGCAGTCGTCATGTCGAAATTCACTCCTTGTTGTGTTGTCTGCTATGCACGAACGTCGTGCGAAAAACTCTTGGCACTTACGGTTAGAGAGGTGGCTTATGCTCCCGGTGGTGCATCTGCGGTGCCAGTGCGAACCGCGGACGCATCGCGACGGGCGCGGTAGCTTTCGGCTGACTGGCGTGCGGTCTGCACGGTCTGGTTGTTCTGCATCTGGGCGCGGGACAGATGCCCCAAGCCGGTCAGCATTTCAGTGCGCGTGCGGAAAGCGAAATACGCCATCTTGGTGATGGTCTCGATTTCCTCGGCATCGATCAGGAGGAGGGCGGTTGTCTTCACCACGCCATCCAAGTCGACGGTGTCGCGAACGAGGTCCGCGGTCGCCTTCTCACCAGCGTTCACAAGCTCCGTGCGCACCCGCTTGGCGACCGACGCTCGCGTCGTCTTATCCAAGAGCTTGATACGTGCGGCCTGCTTCTGTGCGCCGGCATGCTTGATGCCGTAGAAGGCGCACATCTGCGTTTGCGTTCGCATGGCCTCCGAAATGTCGTCCTGATGGGCGGCGATGTCCTTGAGGAAGGTATCGACGTCCATGAATTGTTCTAGCTGCAAGATCCTTTTCCTTCAGTGCGTCCCTTCGACTGCATGTGTGTCGTCTACCATGCACTTGCGGGATTGCAAGCGTCATTATCGACCAATTTCGCAGCGTCCCTAAAAAGATTGGTGAGCGTCTCCCGCTTTGCCTCGTCGTGGTAGATCTGGGTCGGGTTGAAACCGATGATGACGGTCGCATCCATCTCGGACGAGTAGGACATCTTGCCGCAATGCTCGGCCATGCCGCCCTTCAGGTCGGGGAAGAACGCGCGCGTGGCGTTGGCACCCAGCGTGATGATGACCGGTGGCTTCAGGATCTCGATCTCGCGCTTCAGGAACGGCTGCGCGGCCATGACCTCGTCGCGCGGGACTTCCTTCTCGCCCTTGCGCTTCGGCCGGCGTGCGCACCACGTCCAGTAGGCGTGCTCGACATGCAGCCCGCTCTCGACGAGCGACGGGCGAATGAACTGCTCGAAGCTGAAGGTCTGAGGCAGGGTCTGGTAATCGTTCAGCGGGTGATCGAGCACCACCATGATGCGCGGGTCGTTCCCGGCGTAGCCCTCCATCGCTGCGCTCCCCAGCGCTGCCTTCATCTCGGTGATGAGGCGATCGAGGGCATCGGCCGTCAGATCGTCCTGGGGGATGACGCGCTCGGCTGACACGCCCTGGTCCATCACGCCGGGCATGAGTGCGATCTGGTCGCGCTTGCGGCACTCGTCGGTTGCGGCCGGCTGGCCGGGCTCGATGCGCGAGAACGCGCCAACCTTGTCGAGGTTCTCCATGCCGCGGCTGGTCAGGAGCTTGCCTGGGATGCGGTTGCGCACGTCCTCCATCGAGACGAAGCGGCCCGGCCCCCACTGGTGCTTGAACACCTCGCGCGCTTTACCGCGCTTACCGTTGCTGCTCTCGGTGAAGACCGGTTCCGTCGTCGTGCGAGCTTCTATGATCGCAGCCGCACCATTCGCAGATACGTGCATGACCGACGACAGCGGTGCGCACAGCACGGTGTCGTTGAGCGGCTCGAAGCGTGCCGTCGACACGTTGATGTCAGGCGGGATCACCGTGATGCCGTCTTCCTTCGCCTGCTTGATGAGGCCGGGGAGCTTGTCAGGATGCACGACCGTCATTGCCGCGGCGTAGAACTCGATCTTGTAATTGGCCTTCAGATACGCGGCCTGGTACGAGATCAGCGTGTATTCGACCGCGTGGCTGCGGTTGAAAGCGTAGCCCGCGAACTTCTCAATGCCGTCGAACAGCGCACCGGCTGGTATCGCGTCCATGCCTGCGACCTTGAAGGCGCCATCGACGAACTTGTCGCGCTGCTCGGCCATCATGTCCGCGTCCTTTTTGCCCATCGCCTTGCGGAGGACGTCTGCCTCGCCCGGCGTGAAGCCGCACAGCGCGCGCGCCACGAGCATCACCTGCTCCTGGTAGGTGACGACGCCGAAGGTCGTGTTGAGGACTGGCTCGACCAGCGGATTCACATAGCTGACGGCACGATTGCCGGCGCGACGCTCGATGTATTCCTCGCACAGACCTGCATCGAGAGGCCCTGGGCGGTTGAGCGCGTTGAGCGCCACAAGATCTTCAAACGAGAGAGGACCGCCGCGTGCCATCTGCTTGAGCAGACGACGCACGCTGGCGCCCTCGAACTGGAAGATACCGCTGGTGCGTGCGGAGGTGAAAACGTCGAGCGTCTTTTCATCGTAGAGGTCCAGGCTGTTGAGGTCGATCGTGACGCCGTGCCGCTGCTTGATGAGGCGCAGCGCGTAATCGAAGACGTCGAGCGTCGAGAGGCCGAGCACGTCGAGTTTCACGAGGCCCTGATCCTCGGACACGCGCTTGTCCCAGTTGATGACGCGACCACCGTTGCGGCGTTCGAGCACGGCGCGCTCCTCCAGATCCACGCCCGCGACGACGACGCCGGCTGCGTGCTGACCGAAGGTGCGCATCTTGCCTTCGAGCGCGACGGCATGGCTCCAGGCCAGCGGTTCGGCTTCAGCGAATGCGGCAACCTCGGGCGCGGCCTCGCGGCTGTCTTCGAGGCTCATGGCTTCACCGTGAACATCGCCGACAAACTTGGTGACGCCCGCCTGATCGCCCTTGTCATGGATGCGCAGCACGGAGCGAAGCGCGTCCTTCGCGCCCATCGAGTTGTAGTTGACGATGCCCGCCACGCGCGCGGCGCCATACTTGCCGGTGAGATACTCGACGACCTCGCCACGGCGCGAGGACATGAAGTCGAGATCGGCGTCGGGAAGATCGAGGCGGTCGGGGTTGATGAAGCGCTCGAACAGCAGGTTGAAGCGGATCGGGTCAACGTCGGTGATGCCCATCAGGTACGCGACGAGGCTACCGCCCACCGAACCGCGGCCTGGGCCGACGAGGATGCCTTGCGCCTTCGACCACCGCACGAGGTCGGACACGAGCAGGAAGTATTGCGAGAAGCCCAGCGTCTTGAGAACGCCCAGCTCGAACTTGAGGCGCGGCAGGTAATCGCTTGCGAGCTCGGCCGGGGTTGGCTGGTGACCGAACACGGGCGCGGTGAAGCGCTCGCTCCAGCCCCGCTTGCACGCGTCGGTCAGCGCCTGGTCGCAATCGACCTCGACGATCGGCAGTGAGGGGTCTTGCTTCGACCACCGGTAGGCGCACAAGCTCACGAGGCGCTCGGTATTGCGCAAGCCTGTCTGGAACAGCGGCTTTGCCTGGGTGCCGTAGCGCTGCTCGATCTGGAGCGCGGTCTCGACGGACTTGCTGACCAGCGCGGGGAGGGTGAGGGGCACGAACTCGGACGCCGGCCGCAGATAGTCGAAGTACGGGCGGTTCTCGGCGATCGAGGCGTTGATCGAGTAGACCAGCTCGTTGCCTTCGAGCCAGAACATCGGCTGGATCACGATCGGCTCGGCCTTGGCAGCGGTGCCCCACTTGATCGCGCGGTTGTTGATGCGCGTGAAATACGGTGTCGGTGACGGGATGAGCTCGTAAAAGACCGCTGCGAACTGGCAGCTGGTGACAAGCTTGGTGAGACCTGCTGCGCTTTCCTTGCGCTGTAGCGCGCTATCGAGGTCACCGGTGGTCAGCACAAGATGCGCAGGGTCGACCAGCTCGCGAATGTCGTCCCAGGTGACGCGCGCGACATAGTAGAAGCGATCCTCCTGAAAGCCGCGGGAGATCAGGCGGTAGAGGCTCTGGAGCCCTTCGACGCTGGTAGGCCACAGTTTGATGTAGCTGGCGCTCGCTTCCTTGGTGACTTCCTCGATCACACGGATGCGCGCACCGATCATAACCTGCTTGTCGGCCTTTTTGAACGCCTTGGTGGCGTCGATCAGCGAGGACACTGACATCGTGTCGCAGATCCCGACGATGTCGGTGTCGAGCGTGGTGGCGACGTCGATCAGGTTCGATACGGCGAGCGTCGACTCTCCCAGCGAGAAATCGGTGCGGGCGCCAAGGGCAGGGTAGATCATGCGAGCTCCAGATGGGGGCCGCGAAAGCGTGCGCGGCCGGCAGAAATGAGAAGTGAAACCTCGCGCGTCGCGGTTCGTGCGGCGCTGCTGTAGGTCAGGTTTGAGCGCTCTTGCAGAGCGTCGGCTATCTCTTTGCGTGTCGATGGTGCTTCACCGATCAGCGAGACGATGGTGCGCATGTGCTTCGACAAGCCGCCCAGTTCATCGGCAGAGCAGGTGCGCGGATCGACTTTGGTGCGAGCCGCGCGCGCGAGCGTCGCGGTGTTGCGCACATCGCCCACCTCGAGAGCCATCGTGACCAGGCCGTCGTCGAGCTGTGCCTGCTTGGCCTTCTTGCGCTCGGTCTTGGTGAGCCATGCGTAGCTCATCTCGCGACCAGTTGTGCCGTCGGTGAAGCGATCCAGCAGCGCGAGAACGCGCGGCCTGATCTCGTTCACGCGAGCTTGGCATTCGACATGCGCAGGGCACGCTTGGCACATTGGCTCTTTGTGGTCGTAGGAGATCATGGAGCCGAAGCATCCGGGGGCGGTGTGCATGTGTGTCGTCTACCACAAGGGCCGGGAACGGAAAACCAAAAAATGGGCGACCGATTGCTCGATCGCCCCAGTTTGAGGAGGAGGACTTCAGAGCAGGCCCTCGGCGCTCATCTCGTTATCCGAAGACGCGCTGTGCGGCCTGGCGCACCGCTTCGCCTTCGATCTTGCCCAAGCGATTGACGTAGTTGAGGTCGAGCCCATGCCGGTAGCGACCACCGGTTGCGACGCCTTTGCGAGCAGCACCGAGCAGCTCGCGCGGGGAGATGGGGAGGCTGATCTCGCCCGCCTCATACATCGTGCGAACGCGGGTCGCGAAGTCGACCAGCTTGGCGGCGACATCGATCTTGATGCCGATCCGCTTCACGATCATCGCCTTTTCGATCTCGTTCGAGGGATAGTCGACGCGGATCGAGGTGCCGAAGCGCGAGTAATTCGCGGCGTTACCGACCTTGGTGCCGCTATACAGACCGGTGTCGTCGCCCGACCCGTTGGTGTTGCCTGTTGCGAAGAAGCGAAAGTTGGGGTGCGGCTTCACGCGACGCATCGAGGGCGGCGCCTCCTTGATATACAGATCCTTGCCCTCGAGGACCGGCTGGTAGACCGAGAGCACGCCGGCGTGGGCGACGTCGTATTCGTCGGCCAGATAGACCCAGCCATTGAGCATCGCTTCGGCGAGCGGGCCGTAATCGAACTCGGTAGCGCCGTTACGCACGACCATCTGACCGACGATGTGGCTTTCTTCGGTCGTGTCGGTGTGCTGGACGCGCAGCATCGGGCGCTTCGTGCGGGCGCACGCCTGCTCGACGACCGTCGTCTTGCCCGTGCCGTGCGAGCCGAAGACATAGCAGTTATCGTTGAGCGCCAGCGACATCAGCATGTCCTTGAGCTCGTCGACGCGGAACACGTAATCGTTGTCGATCTCCGGGACCGCCTCGAGATCTGCGGGGCTGTGGTTCTGGAGGACGTCGATCTGGATCACGTCACCTTCCGTGCGACCGCGGCGCGGTGCGGTGCGGGTGGACTCGTTGAGCTCCAGGCCGAAGACCTCCCACATCGGCAGCTTGATCGCCATGCCGGGGCCGACCTCTGCGATCAGCTTTGCCTGGCGCTCGTTCTGAAGGCGCTCCTCGTTCTTGCGCGCGGTCTCGCGATCGATGTGCTGGCGCATCGCTGCGTCGTATGCGGCCGACGTCAGCGGTGCGTCGGGAAACTGCTTGCGATACTCACCAACGAGAACCTCGGGGTCGGCCGCGCCGAGCTCACCGGTCTGCTGGAGGTGCTTGCCGATGTGGTGGCTGGCGGCGCCGCACATGCGGCAAACGACCTGCCCATCGGGCGCGAGGTCGGTAGAAACTGGCTTGGTCATCGTTGCGGTCGACATTCTGGTAACTCCTCGTGAACCGTCTTGCGCGGTGCATTCTCTCTAGCAGCGTTTTGAGCGCTTGTGCATGGGTGTTGTTGACCATGCACAAAGAGCCGTCATTGAATCAAGAATTTTTTCAGCACGCCCATCAGCTTTGCGGGCATCTCGGCCACCTCGTTGATGACGAGCGAGTTAGGATAATAGCCCTGCACGCCAGCGTATTTGATCCCGACACCGACCACATCGATCCCGGCCGCGGTGACCTCACGGACCATCTCGCCGGCATGCTGCTGGTAGGGGTGCGTCGCGGGATTGACGCCGCGGTTCTTCTTGGGGTCAGCCTTGAGCGCAGCAGCGTCGGGGTGGAACACAGGCCCCATTGGTTTGCCGTCCGACATGACGATAAGCATTTTGCGCTTCTGCGGTTGGGCGAGAAGACGGCGCGCTGCAAACTCGACCGAGCAGCCCTCGATCGTTCCGTTCATCGTGATGGCGCTGCGAGAGTCGTGAACGGCAGCAAAGCGGCGCTGGACATCGAGATTGAAGGGCTCGTGAAATTCCTTGAAGCGGGGATACTCGAGCGGCGTCCAGCGCGTGATCGGCGCGATGTCGTGCGCGCGCTGAACCTCGGCCTGATAGTCCGCGGTCGGCTGGAAAGTCATCGCGGTGGTATAGCCGACAACCTCGAAAGGGACGCCCACGCGCGTCAGCACAGATCCGAGCGCGTAAGCGGCGCGGACCGCAAGCGACATGGCTGACTGGTCCCAAGTGGACTGACCGCCGTTCTGCATCGAGCCCGAGCAGTCCAGCAGCAGCGTGATCGCGGTGTCGAGGGCAGGGGCCTCTTGCTTGCGGCTGAATACGCGATCGTCACCCGAGAGGACGCGATGCAGGTTCGGCGCGTGAATGCGACCGCGGCGCTGACCGGGCAGGCGAACCGATTGCGTCTTGGCGGCGATCAGTCGCGTGATGTCTTTCTGAAGCGGACCGACCGCGGTTGCCGTTGCCGCCTGGATCTTGTCGAGCGTGACGCCGCGAGTGTTAATGTCGACGAGCTTGTCCAAGTCTTTCGTGAACACGCGGTAGGCGTGACTGCGATCCGAGAGCTGACGCTCGATGAACACGGACAGCATGTCGTCCATGTCGACCACGTCGGCTGCGCTGAACTCGATCGGCGTCTCGGGCGCATCATCGGCCCCGCCACCAGAGCCGCCCTCGTCCTCGATGTCGACACCGTCGTCAGCTTCCTCCCACGCGCTCAGCTGGTCCTCGAGCTCGCGCATCTCCTTGAGGTGATCCGCGAACGCGGTGCTGGATTTCTCAAGCGCCTTGAGCGCGGGCTTCTGCGCTTCAGGCCAGTCTTTCGAGTAAGGTCCGAACGTGTCGACGAGGTCGATTGCGGCGTCGATTGCGATATTGAGGCTCACCGTCATTCCTTCATCAGCTTGGCGAGACCACGACGGGCCTCGCGCAACATTTCTTCCACTCGGTCAGCGCTCACGTTCAATTCGCTCGCGATCTCGGTGACCGATTTCTTGCGTTTCTTATGCAAGAAAAGAGCGCGTCGAAGGGTGGGATCAAGCAACCCCAGCGCTTCCGTCATCGTGCGGTTGCGTTTCCCACCTTCGCCTGGGGCTGCGTCGTCTTCGGCGTCGGGCTCGTCGGCATCGTCTGGACGATCGCCCTCGTCGCGATCGCTGTCGGCATCAGGAACAGGCTTGTCGCCTGGCTGATCGCTGGCTTCAGGTTCGCCTTCGTCACCGTCGCTATCGCCAGGCTCGTCATCGCCAGCATCATCAGCAGGATCGTCACCAGAACCGTCACCTTCCTCTGTGGCGTCAGCGTTATCGTCCCCAGCGGCGTCTGAATCATCTCCGGCATCGTCGTCGTCCTCATTGGTGGGCGAGCCGTCCTCGCCCTCGTCTGTATCATCGTCGCTCACGTCATCGCCGGGCTCAGAGCCTTCGGCGTCTTCGTCTTCGGAAGGCTCGGTCTCGCTCGGCTCGTCGTCATGCGTGCCTTCGCTGTCGTCCTCATCAGATCCCTCGCCGGGATCTTGTGAGTCCTCGTCGGCCTCCGGCTCGGGTTCGGGCTCTGGCGGGGCTGGAGGGGCCGGTGGGGGAGGCGGGGGCGTCAGCGCTTCCTTCAGCTTCTCCACGCACGCCAGCACGTCGTCGTAGGTCTCCATCGCGGCAACCTGCGCCCCAAAGCCAGGCAGTCGCTGCATCAGCGGCTCAACGATCGACCAGTAGCCCTTTTCGTCCATCAGCTGCTGGAACACCTTCTGCCCGCCAAGCGCGCGCATGGTCGGCATGAGCAACGCGGAGATCATGCGCTTCGGGTCACCAGACTTTGCGACGTCGTCGAGCATTGGCTGCACGATCAGCGGGAGCCAGTTGACATACATGCGCTCAAGATTGTCCTTCGTCCCGGGCAGGTCGCGGGGCAGGAGCTTCTCGAGACGAATGTCCTCGAAGATGTTCGCGAAGGCGCCGCGTTCGGCGTCGACCCGGCGATCTGGGATCTTGTCGAACGGCGTGTAGAAGATGTGGCCGACCTCGTGATCGAGGTAACCTTGGAGCGCATCGACGAGCAGCGCAGGGGCCTCGTCGGGGATCTCGGGCAGATTGAGACGCACGACCTTGCCCGTGTGTGGGTCAGCCGCCACAAACGGAGTTGCACCACGAAAGGTGACGGCTGTGCCCTCGTTCGTCAGCAGTCGCACGGTCCGTGCAAGTGCGTCCTTTCTCGATTGTGCCTTCACCGTATTCTCCGCTGCATGTGTGTCGTTACCTATGCACGTCTTAGCAGACGAGACCGCTCGCGCAAGTTGGCGGGCGGTCTCGATCGGTGGCTATAGAGGTTGGTGCGTGACGCGAATGCACACGCCGCCTGGTGAACGGTAAATCAACCCCTTGGGGTAGTGAATCGCCACGCCTCCATCGCCCATCACCTGCCGGTGAAGATTCGATGCTGCGGCTTGTTCGTCTATCTCAGCAAACTCATCGATCGAGATGGCGTCAAGCGCCATGCCGGCTTCCCATCGACCAAAAGACTCCTGCACCCGCGACTCCTTCCAAGGGGTCGAGACGATGCAGGAGTTGAGGGAGGATTGCAACGAACAAAACGGGAACGAGTGTTCCTTTAGAGGTCCATAATCGCTTGCTTGAGAGCCTTGCGCTGCACCATCGACAGCCCGTTCTTGTTGATCTCGGGACGCTCGCTCCGAATCATGTCGAGCACGCCCATTTCCGGGACGCTGGCCCAGCGCCGCACTGCATTCCGATCGGCCGCTGCCTCACGGACTACCGCGAACTGCTCAGCAGGCATGTCAGCGAGCGGAGCGCCGGATGCGGACTGGAGATCCTCGATCATCAGAGTTTCCTCGTCAACCCGGCCAGAGCGCGTCTTGGGGTCGCCTGCTGCCTTAGACAGCATGCGCCCGAAAGGTATCTGGGGGAAACGCTGTTCGAGCACGGCGAGCAGAAACTCGGGCGCATCGAGACGCAGCGTGCGAACGAAGTCCATTGCCCGCTCGACAGGGATTGGTGCTCGTCCGCTTGCCATGTGGCTAATGACCACCGACGACTTGTAGCCGAGCATGCCAGCTACGGTGCGCTGGCTAGTCCCGCTCTCTCGCTCGATGCGGTCGAGCCCAGCCGCGAACATACGGCAAGCCCGCGTGTTTGCGAGAGGGTAAGAACCCTCGTCTCGTTGTTCTGCCTTCAGCACTTTCGCTACCATGATCGTTACGTCGCTCCTTTTCTTCTTCTTGTTGTGTTGTACGCTATGCACCTGCTTGTTAGCTAATCAACACACACCGCGCAAGACGGCTCACATGACAAATGGTTCAGTTTATCGATAAGCCAATCGACAAATCGACCACAAAAACCAGAACGTATAGAGAACAACACACACTGGTATCGCAGGAATGCGATAGTTTACCGTTCTTCCCGAACGGCAAGTCCATGGTGATGAATTTCTGTGATCGAGATAATCGTCTGCTTCCCCAGCGAGGCGCGTGGAGCCCCGTAGGGGTGGAGCGCAGCGCGCCTCGCCCGTTAGAGAGAATCTGTTATTGATTCTGTTAAGTAAGTTAAGGTCAAAATCGGCTTGCAAAATCAGTCACTTACAAGGGTTTCTGTAAGCGATAGACGAGTCAATGGAAGCGATAGACGAGCCGAATGCAAGCGATAGACGAGTCGATATGCAAGCGAAAGACGAGTCGATCTGGCAAATGTAAGCGATAGACGAGTCGATGTAAGCGAAACGCGTCTCACTGCGGCTCGGAGGCTCCCTTTTTGGCAACCAGCGACTTCACGAGGTCAGGGAATGAGGCAAAATCGGCCGCGGTGACCGGATCGTCGATATGCTCAGGCGCAAAACGCGGTTCGACTCGTCTTTCGCTTACATTCGGGGCCGTCTCGACTCGTGTATCGCTTGCAATCTGAGCCGTGCGACGGGTGACTCGTCTATCGCTTGCGTTGGCTCGACGATGGAAGACAACCTTGAGTGCCTTCAGCCCGCGGACCAGCTTAGCATCGACCAGCGCGGTGTCGCTCTTGTCGCCAGCAAGGGACAGTGAGATCTGATACTCTGGCAGGTCATTTGCCTGAACGATGTCCAGCACCACCTGCTTGAAGTAGCGAGTGTTCTTATCCTCGTACCCGATCTTTTCCGCCAAACGCAGCAGGTTGATCGACCAGGTAGGTTGAGTGCCGCAGTGTTTGCGCGCCAGCTCGTAGACCCGACGAGCGATCCCCGAGGTAAGCTTGAAATAACCGGCGTCGATTGAGAGGATCGTTCTGTCTTCGACGATCTGGCGCCAAAGCCAGTCCTCCATCTCGACCTCGACCATGCCGGTCACTTTGCGGCCGTTAGGCAGCTCGCGTTCTGTCAGTTTCCCCGACTTGATCCACGAGAAGAATCCTTTTTCGTTGGTCGATGCGCCGGTCTTGATGTTGGTTCGGATCGTGGTCGACTGGAGCCGGTCGAGCGCAGCTTCGAGATCCTGATAAGCTCGACCTCCCGTGGACCGGCCGCAGCTGACGAAGAAGTCGTGGGCGTGGAAGCGAACGCGCTGGGAAACGGGCACTCCCTCATTCATGCAGCGGTTAATGTGGCTCGCGACGAAGATCAGGAGATCCTTGTCCCAGATCGTAGCGAGTCCCTCGGGTCCAGGCCGCACCTCGAACCTGACTTTACCGTCGTCGTAGATCCGCTTCTCCATCACCTTCGTCTTGGAGATTGAGAAAAAGGGGAACTCCATCAGGTTCGTGATGTCTCGGAAGCTGACGCGATCCTGGCGATCCAGAAAGAGGTCAGGCGTTTCAACGATCTGGTTCACGGGCGCTCCCAATGCAAGCGATAGACGAGCGGGCCTAGCGCGAATGCAAGGGATAGACGAGCCCTAAATGCAAGCGATAGACGAATCTTTGCAAGGGATAGACGACTGAGGTCCGGGTTCGATAAGAGAGATTATGTGAAATTGATCTATGGACTGGCCGATTAGCCGTCTAGCTCACACGACCCGTGCTTGATCGCCTTGGACGACACCAGCTTCGCATTCTCGATCCCGAGCCCCAGGAAATTGTGGTTGCCATAGTCATGAGCGACAATGCGGCCGTCAAGCATGCCGAAGTTCGAGGGCTTCAGGTCGGCAAGGAACGCCGGCACGCGCTTTAGCTCGTTCCACTGCTCGCGCGTTGGCGGCATCGTGCGGTGCTGGACCAAGACAGCGCCGTAGCCGTCGATCGAGACGCACGGTGCGAACCACTTCTCCCACTTGGTCCCCTGGACCTCTTGCCAGATGCTCCACTCGTGGGCGTTCGAGAACGTCATCCCGCGAGCTTCGATCTTGAGGACCAGGTGATCGGCGTGGCGCATCCGGTAGACGTCGCGATAAGCCCCAGAGCCGACGAACGCGCCGGTCAGCGCCGACAGCGCGCAGTCCTTCAGCTTCTCGTGGTAGCTCCAGATGGTGCTCACTTGTAGGGGTTCCTGATCTTGATCTTCATGGCGAGGGAGCGGCTGTAGGATCGCGCGTTGGCGATCGCGTACCGGACGACATGCGGCTCGACTTCGTTGGGGTCGCAGCCCTTCGGGAGGAAGGCGATGCGCATGGCAAAGCCGTAGCGGGTGAGCTGTTCGGCTGCGTTGAGAGCTGCGGTCAGAGCATCGGGCGTTCCGTCCCAGATGATCGTGATGATCTTGAGACCGGCGTCGCGCAGCGCGAGCAGCGCGGTGAGCTGGTTCGGCCCCTCGCCGGTCAGCGTCAGGTTTTTGCCGAACGAGCCGACGGGGATGATCGAGCGCATGGTGTGGTCCTGGTCGAGCGCCGCCTTGGTGGCGATGACGTCGAACGCGCCCTCCCCCATGGCTATGTGACTCGCCCCAACCGCGTTGTGCCCGTTGTAGAGGAAGCGTGCGGTGCCAGGCAGGCGCTTGGGGAACAGGTATTTGCGATCAGTCTCGAGCGTCGGTAGCGCGCGGCCCTGGAACGTGACCAGCGTGCGATCGAGATCCCAGATGGGGATCAGGATGCGCCCCGAAAACACCGTGCGGCGCTTCTCTCCTGCCTCGTCGTTGTAGAAGAACGCGCCGTCATGGCAGTAGCGCAGGCCGAAATAGCGCGCGAGGTCGTTCGAGATGTTGCGCTCGACGAGATAGGGCAGCGTGCGGCCGTCAGGCGTCGGGAGCTCGATCGAGTTGGGGAGCTTTACCGCGCCGTCGAGCGCTGGCGCCGAGATGCGCTTCTCGCGGCGCTTGGGCTTCCAGCCGCCCAGGCCGGCGATCTCGTCGAAGCTCTTGCCGATCGTCTTGCTATCGTCGGTCCCCAGCAGCGCCTTGACGAAGCTCCACATATTGTAGGGGCCGCATTTGAAGCAGTTGCCCAGGCCGGTGTCCTCGCCGAGGTAGACCTTCCAGTCGCTCGTGCCACAGCGCGGGCAGGACTTGATGTTGAACTGCGGGCCAGAGCGGCCCGACACGGGACCGCGGTACTCGATGCCGTGATGGTCGAGCATCTCCACGCACGAGACCTGGTCATAGCCGCGATCGGGGTTCGTCACGCGTGCGCCACCCGGTAGCCCTCACCTGGCGGCGAGCAGCATGGGCATGGCTCGATCGACATATCATAATGCGACCCGATCACCCCGCGACCGCCGCAACGGATGCAGTGTCCGAACACCAGCGAGACGAGCTGAATTAGTGCATGTGTTACGTTCACCATTCACTCCTTGCCAACGAAACTGGTGATGAATCGCATGCAGTCGATTTGCTGATTGAACCGCAGCCGCAGCCCGCCCTCGGTGTTTCGCATTTCTGAGAAGTAGAGGACGACCTCACCGTTCTGCTTTTCCTCCGGGCTCGCGTTGATCGTGATGAGCACGTCGGCCAGTCGAACCTTGTCGTAATCCTCCGCAGCGTCCGTGCCGTCGGTGACGTTCTTTGCGGCCTTCTTGGTGCCCTCTCGGTTCGTCTGCGTGGCGGTCAGCAGCGCGACGTTGAAGTCCTTGGCGAGCGCGCGCAGGTCGCGGAAGATCTGCGACAGCTCGTGGCGCTTGTCGCTCTCGCGGCGCTCGGAACACATGATGTCGCCGTAGTCGACCACGACCAGATCGAAGATGATCCCGTCGGCCTCGAAGCGCTTCAGGATGCGGCGCAGCTCGGAGACCTTGAGGGTGCCGGTTGCGAAATCCTGGATCTCGAGCTCGCCGGCGCCGATCGCCCAGCGCGATACCGACGCGTCGACCTCGCTGCTGCGGGAGCGGAGCTCCTTGACCGGGACGCCCGATACGTTGGCGTCAGCGCGGTCCTCGATGATCTCCTTGGACACTTCGCACGAGGCGTAGAATACGTTCTTGCCCGATGCAGCCGCGCCCACGGCGAAGCCGACCATCGCCGCGGTCTTGCCCGACTTCGGCGGTCCCATGAGGATCGACATCTCCTTGCGCCCCCAGCCGTTGTGCGGGAACAGAAACTTGTCCAGGTCAGCGTTGCCGGTGCTGATGCCAGTCGGGACCGCGGTGCCGGCGAGCAGCGCTGCGCGGTTCGCGGTACGCTCCTGCCGGCGCTTGGCGAAGTTGTTCGAGCGCGCGACGTCGGCCGCACCGACCTGGAACGCGTTGGTCATCTGGACCGCGCCCTTCTCGATCTCAGCCTGCTTGCCGTCGACCAGCGCGTCAGCCATCACCATCGTCGCGTTCTCGATCGCCTTGGTGCGGGCGAACTCTGCGATCTTGTCGATGACGAACGGGCGATCGTTAGGGTCGCACGAACCCGCGCCGTAGAGCACGCCGAGCAGACGCTTGGCTTCTGCAGGGTCGGCGATTTGGATCTGCTTCTTGGCGACCGCGTCCTTATACGCCTGGACGTATGCGGTCAGCGTGGGGCACGCGCGATACCGGGTCCAATAATCCTTCTGGACCCATACGAGCTGCTGGAGCGTCTCGTTCTCGAAATAGGCCGGCTCGATGAGGCCCTCGATCGTGTGACCGAAGGCGTCGTCGCGCAGGTAAAAGGATGCTACCTTCTCTTGGAAGGCAGCGTCGAACGTGTAGGCCATCAATGCCCCTGCATGTGTGTTGTTGACTATGCACTAGCGCCCAAGGTTGGGGCGGTCAAGCTGCGAGCGATTTGGCTCTGCGAATGACGCTGGCGTCAAAGGTCTGCTCGGCGAGCGCGAGCGGGAGCTGGGGCTTGTCGAACAACACGATCGACAGCGGGATCGCGATGTCGTCGACACGCCGCATGATCTGTTTCACGAGATACGCGTGATAGTCGTCCTGCGCCGGGTGTCCGACGTAGTGCTCGATCGAGTAGAACGGGTGCTTGGCAGCGACCAGGCGCTGGCTCGTATGCGCGTCCCAGAGATTGATCGTCTCTGCGGCCAGCTTCTCGCCGTATAAATTGCTTGGCTGTGGAACGCGCGTCCAGTTTGCTTCCATCGCCTGACGGATCGCGAGCGAGCAGAACAGGTCGTAGGGCATGCCGAACATATCGGCGACCGTCATGGCCTTGAACAGGCCGACGATGTATCGCGTGTCGCGCTCCCAGATGTCGGCCTCGGTCTGCTTCGTGAACGTCGCGCCGTAGAGCTTCATGTGGCTGGCGACCTGAGCGCGCGTCATCACCTTGCCGGTCTTGGTGCGCATCGGGCCGCGGCTGTTGATGAAGTCGCGGGCGCCGCGCTGCATGGCGGTCAGGTACTCCCGCGAGAACAGCATGAAGCTGTGACCGAACGGCAGGCGTCGGTAATCGAACCAGCGGCTCGCATAGCAGTTCACCGCCCCGGCGAAGTGCTGGCGCTTGACGTGCGCCATGAGCAAAGCCTCAATACGACTCGAGGGGGCGTTAACCCCCTCGAACGTACCGAACAAACTGACGTTCAGCGACCAGTCGTCATGCGGCTTGTCGAACTGGAAGGCCGGTGCGGGGATCGGTGTAAGCATTGTCGTTGTGGCTCTGTTTGCTGTAGCGCTCGATCACGGCACGGCACATGCCAGACCGGACGATGTCGTCGGTGGTGAACTGGTGGTGTGCGACCGACTTGACGCCCATCATGCGCTGCACGGCATCAGCGAGACCGTCGGCCTGATCCCCGAACCTCTGACGGCTGTCACCGCAGACGACGATCTTGGTCTCCTCGCCGATGCGAGTGAGAAACATCTCCATCTCGCGCGGCGACATATTCTCGGCTTCGTCCAGGATCACGAACGCGTCCTCGAAGGTCGAGCCCTGAAGGAACGGGACGGGGGCGATCTCGATCTTGCCGTTGGCGATGTATGCCTCGACGGTCGCCTTCCCCAGGATCTTCTCGAAGATCGTGCGGACCGGCTTGAAGTACGGCTCGAACTTCTCGGTCATGTCGCCCTTCAGGAAGCCCATCGGGGTGCCCGCTTCGACGTTGGGGCGGCAGACGACGACGCGCTGAACGATCTTGTCGCGGAGTGCGAGCGCGGCTGGAGCGGCGCCGCAGTGGGTCTTGCCGGTGCCGGCCGGGCCGGTCAGGAACGTCAGCTGGTTTGCCATGACCTTCGCATGCGCGAGGCGCTGCGCGTCGTTCTTGGGCTTGAACTCTCCGGTGCCGCGAGCGCGCGGGCCGGTGTCGAGGAGCGCGTCGGTAGGCAGCGGAACCTGTCGAGCTGCTGCTCGGCTACGCTTGCCGTCACGCTGGGGACGGTTCGAACGATCCTTGGTCATTGGTCACTCCGGTTTGCATGTGTGTCGTCTACCATGCACGCGGTTTGATGCAAGAGTGAATTTGCGCGCACGGTCAGTGGAAATGAAAAGACCGCCCCTCACGAGGAGGGACGGTCGGATAGAGGATTAATTAACGGATGGGCTTGCCGATGGGCCAATAGCGCATGGAGTCTCTCCTTTCTGTGTTGCTGAAGTGGTTAGGAAACCGGTGCCGGCGGTCGACTACGCGACCAGCTCGAAATGCGGGCTGTCAGTCTCGCCCTTCTCGCGGGGCTTGCCGTTCGCGTTCCAGTCAGCGCCCCAGCGGATCGCGACCTTCTCGAGCTTCGCGGCTTCGAGCACCAACCTCGCCATGGCGTCGAAGCGCTTCAGGTTGTTCCAGTCGACGGGATACGGGACGATGTCGACCGCGTGACCGTAACCCGACGCCTGCTTGACGTGCTTCGAGTTGAGCGGGTTCTTGAGCCAGGTGACCTTCGAGAGGTTGGGCTTGGCGTGGCTGGCTGGGGCGCCCGCTGCGATGCACTGTGCGGCTGTGCGGCCCTTGCCAAAGTTCACGAAGCACTGCTCGGGCGAGCGCACGCCTTCGATCACCGTGAAGTCGAGATCCGGGGTCGCCATCTCGGCCGCGCGCTTCAGGACGCGGATGAGATCGGGATGGACCCCTACGAGGTTCGCAAGCGAACGGGCACCAAACTGGATAGCCAAAGCAACTCTCCTATTGTGTGTGTGGTTTACCATGCACTGCGGCGAAATGCAATCGCGGTGCGTTCGGGATGGACTTGCCGGGAGTGAGCAGCGCCAGGAAGGTCGCGAGGATTAGCTTGCGCATCAGTCTGCCTTCTTGCCGAAGCCGGGAATGCTGGGCAGCAGATCCTTGAGAAACGTTCCGAGCGTTGCGAACGGGCTGTCGCGGAAGTTCTCGGATGCCTTCACGAAGCCCATGACGATGTTCTCGGTCATGACGGCCGCAATCCCTGCCCCACCGAGCATCCAGGCAGTGCCCCAGCCCTCCAGGGCGAGCCCTGCGACCAGTGCGCCGATGCCCCCGAAGATGCAGCCGGCGAACAGCTTGAGCGCGGTGCGCCGCGTGACGTCGAAGATCGAGACCAGCAGCGTGATGAGCGTGCCGCCGACGAAGAAGAACAGATGCCCGACATAGGCAACGTAGGCGTTGGTGAACGTGATCGTGTTCGTCGGCATCAGCCATTACCCCAGAGGTACGAAGGTGCGCGATCCCGCGAGTTCTCGATCTTCGCTTTGATGAACAGGTGTGCGGTGAGAAACAGCAGACCCATGGCGGCGTGAAAGCTCATCCACATGGTCGTGTGTTGCTCGCCGACGATTGCAGGACCGCCGATCCAGATCCAGAACCCGATGACCGCGGAATGGGAAATGCTGAAGATCGTCGACAGCGTGACCCAGATATAGGCGATGGCGTTTTCACGACCGCGAGCGATGTCGCGGGTGCTAAAGTGCCAGTCCTTCCCGCTGCCGATCGCCAGGAGCCCCGACAGAAACGCGGCGAGAGAACAGACCAGAGCGATGTAGATCATGTTACTTCGACGTCTGCTGCGGCGGGCGATTGTTGCCGCCCATTCCACCAAAACCACCGCCAACGCCGGGGATGGTTTCTGGCGTCGGCGCGGTCGCGCGAAGGCGACTCCGAACGACCAGAACTGCCACGACCACCACGAGGGCAATCATGACGAAAAATACAGGATTCATTGGAACAAGCCTCGTGCAAGTGTGTTGCTTGCCATGCAGTATAGCACGCAGGCAACACACCGGCAACGATGGCCTTAGACCGTCGCCGTCTCCGGCAGCGGGATCGGCGTCGAAAGCAGCTCGATCTGCTGCGCTACGGGCATCGCGTCGTAGCGCATAATCGATACCAGGCGTTCGAGCCGCTGGTAAGTCTCACGGTCGACATTCGGCATAACCGCGGCGATTGCTTCAATCTGAGCGGTTACGTGACGAACCGAGAGCAAATCCTTGAGCGGCTCGTAGATTTTCAGCTTGGCGAGGCGCTCGGTTTCACGCGCGTTCCAGTTCTGCTTGGCCTTCTTGGCTTGCAGCGAGGCGAGGAGCGCTAGTTCTTCGCTCGTGAGGTCATCTTCGAGGTCCATAGGCTCTCCATAGGCAAATGCGGTGGGTATGTGTGTGGCGATGATAACACATGGTAGGCATTCGCTCCACCCGGTTTCGATGGCTTAGTGGCCCGTGACGTCGAGCACGAGCACCGGTCCCATTGGCCTGCTCCACGTTGCGTTTGCCGGAATTGTCGGCGGGAACCGACTGTTGCCGAGCGAGCGAGCGACATCGTCATAGCTGACAAGTCCCGTCGACACGGTCGCCCCAGAAGCGGCGGTCCCATTGAGCTTACCGTCGTTGTTGTAGGTCCAATTTCCGGCCGTGTTTCCGCTGTCGCCAGGTTCGTAAAGTCGACCGTCCTTGTAGAGCTGTCCGTTGTTACGAGAGCGACCAGTCCATTCCTGTGCAGCGAGAGCGTAGGAACGCCCCGCCGAAAGGGTCGCGCTTTGCGTAGCGCCGTCAAGAACCGCGGCGATCGTCGCAACAGGGCGAGAGGACGAGTAGGTTAGATTGCCGGCAGTATCGAACAGCTCCAGGCCAACGCCGGTAGGCGGAAACCTGTTCGACTGTCCATACAGCCAATAATTCACCGGCTGATTGACGTCTGCCCCCGATACGAAATGCGCGACGGCTTGTGCGCCGTTCATGTAGCGGCCCGCGCGCGCGCAATAGAAAGGGCTTTGGACTGCGAGAATGATCGGCGATGTCAGGTCAGGAAGCGGCACGAGGACGCTACTCTTGGTAGTAGTTCCCGAAAGTCGGGCTTGGGTAAAAACTGTCCCCTTGCCGATTAGAGCCATTGTCATCAGCCCGGCATCGAACTGAAGGGCACCATCGCTCCGAAAAGTCTGAAACGTCGCCATGTCAAAACGTCCCATACATAATTGTAGCCCGCGGCCGGTCGCTTTCGTAGGTCGCCTCCGCCGAAGGGTAGCTCCACGATACGCCGTTTGCAGACGTAGTTATTATGGCCTCCTTGTTGTCTGCGCCGGGGATGCCACCGAGGAGCTGAAACGCAAATGGGCGACCGTTGCCGAGCCGAGCGTCGGTGATCGAGCCTGACTGCGCAGAACCCGCTCCTCCGATCGCGAAGGTGCCGAGTATTAGCGCGACGCTGCTCGTGGTATCGATCAACAAGGTGCCATTCTGAGCCCAGACTTGCAGTCCTGTTGCCATGTTAGATCCCCAGCCTGACGGCGCGTTGACCGTTAGAATAGTAAACGTCGACCCCAGCGGCGCCGATGGTCGTCGATCCGTTCCCGTTAGCCCCGGTGATGCGGACGTCACCAATGATGTCGACGCCAGCGCCGGCATTCGCATCTGCCCAGACCCGCATCTGCGCGCGGTTGTTGCCGGCGACCGACTGCACCTGCCAATAGGCGGACGCGCGGCCCTTGAGATCTGCAACCGCGCCCTCTGCGGTGGTCACGCGCGCGAGGAGGTTCGACTGCTCGACCTTCTTGGACGCGATCTCGCCTGCGGTGGATGGACGCATGACGATGCGGTGCCAGATCGTGCGCAGGAAGCCATAGCCGCCCGCGCCGGTAAAGCCCGTCCACCCGGCCATCAGATAGAGGTTCACGCCCGGCGACTGCGCGCCGTTGTAAAACATGAAAGTGAACTTGCGCTGGGCATTGCCGATATTGCCGATGCGGTCAGCGGTATCCGCGTTGTTGTGGAAGCCGTATTCGACCGAGTATCCGTTGTTGAACTGGCAATGGACGCCCGCACCGGACCAGTTGCCATCCTGGCCCTCGACATCGACCTCAAAGGTGTACCAGCCGGGAGGCATCTTGCCCAACGCCTGCGTCAGCCCGTTCTGGTTTCCCTGACGGTCGATTTGGAGTGGATAGCGCGCGCCATACTGGGAACCGCCTGCCCCATACGGCCCGTAATACGCGTTTGCGTCCTGCGCCCACATCGACCAGCCTTGAGGCATGTGCCAGCCGCCATCATAGATCCAGTTCACGTCGGGCTGGGTGAACGTCCCGTTGCGCACGAGATTGTTGCTGTCGTAGCCCACCGACGCCTCGACGATCGACGTGCGGCCGGCTGCGACGCTATCCGCATTCGCGCGGGCGACGGCCTCGTTGTAGATCCGCGTGTTGAGCTCGCTGTCCTGCGCACCGCGAAGCTGAGCCTCAACAGTGTCGGCGCGGGTAGCGAGAGCGCTGTCACGCGCGAGGCGGGTGTCTTCTTCGGTTTTCACGCGAGCGGTGAGCGACACGACGCTCGCTGCCGCCTTGCCAGCTTCGATCTCGCCGACACTTGCCGGGCGAAGTGTAAGTCGACCCCACTTGATATACTTCGACGCACGGTAGCGGCCGAACCCGGTCCAGCTGTGCATGCAGTGCAGGTTCATTTCGCTGTAGGCCCCGATGTCGATCATCTTGGTCCACGTCCGAATTTCCATGTTCGCGCTGTCGCCCACGCGCCCAGTCGTGTCCGGGTCGGAGAGGAAGTCGAGGTTGTAGACGCCGCTCAGCGTGACGCCAGCACCCGACAGGCTACCGGAGACGCGCTGTGCGGTCACCTCGATGACCCACTTGCCCGCATGGACGGGGACGGTCTGGTAGATGCCGCACTCTGCGTTTTCGATGTTCGTCGTGTAGGCCGCGTAGGGACTGCCAACCATGCCGCCTGGCTCGCGGCCGATACCCCACTGGCCTTCCGTGACCCACGCCGCCCATCCGGTCGGGTAGACCTGACCGTAGGGCCAGATCGCGAACTTGTCGTTTTTGCCTGTGCCCGATCCGATCGTCGCCGTGCTCTCGATCCCCGACACACGGTTCCCCATCGTCACGTCCGCATCGGTTCGCGCGATCGTCTCGTTGTAGATGCGGGTGTTGAGCTCGCTGTCACGAGCGCCGCGAAGCTGCGCCTCGATCACGTCGGAACGCGATGCGAGCGCACGGTTGGCGTCCGCTGCGGTCGTGGCGTTCTCGATGATCGTGGCGTTGAGCTTGGTCTGCTCGGCCACATTGCTGCCCGGCGTGTAAGGCACGGCCTCGGTGATACCGGGGCGGATTTTCACTAGCTGCGGGCGCAAGAACCAAGCGTAGCTGTTACCACCGGACGTCGTGCCGTGCTTCATCAGGTATATGCGGACCCAAGAATATCCGGCCGGCACAGTGAACGTGACTACGGTGCGCTTGTAGGTGCTCAACAGCTTGGCGTCGGCATCCAGAGGCACAGTCACCTTTTCCCCGAGGAACAAGCCAGCGTTAGCTGGCGTGAAACCGTCGATGTAGATGCCCGTGTTGCATCGGTGAGAGTATGAGTAGACCGTCGCCTGATAGGTCGCCCCCGGCTCCAGGCCATGCACGTCTTGCGACCAGTGCCCCGCGCGCGCGGTGCTCGCATTTTCCTGCCCGATGACGAGCGCGTTCATGTTGTTGGGCCACCAAATATTGGCGGTGATACCGTTGCGCGCGCCAATGGAGCCTGCTTCCGGCGTAAAGCCCCAGCCCTCGTTGCCGGTGGTCCATTCGGTATTCGACAGAAGGTTGGAGCTGGTGCCCGCGCTCGCCTCGATAACGGAGGTCCGACCGGCCAGAACGCGATCGGCTTCCGCGAGCGTGCTGCGGTTCTCCTCGATCTTGGCCGACATCGGCGACGCGGTGGTCATGGCGACCTTGCTCTCGAGCGACGTGGTCCGATCCGCTACGGCTTTGGTCGCCGCGGCGGACACGATCGAGCTGTCCGTGATTGCTGCGTTTGCGGCTGCGATCGCGAACTTCTCGGAGCCCGGCGAGTAAGGTATCCACCCGGTCTGGCCTTCATTGGCGACACCAATGAACGGGCGCCAGATCCAGACGTACGTGTCATTCAGACCGGTGCCATAGGTGCGAAGGCAGATCCGGGCCGAGACCGTGTTTGGCGGTGCTTTTACCGACTTTACGCCAGTCTGGTCCCATTGCTTGGGATCCTTGCCGCCTGCATCGACGCGCGCTCCGACGTTCTCGCCACCGTAGCCGGTGAAGGCCCCGTTTACGTCGTAGAACATGATGGAGACCCAAGCACGGCTTCGGTGGCTCGCGGTCATGGCGTAACACTGGTAGAACTCGCCCGCGCTGACCGGGATCGGTTCGCTGACGACTTCCATGATGCTGCCGGTCGGCGCTTTGCTTTGGCGCATCGCGAGGGCGTTTTCACCGATTGGGTGCCAGTCATCGCTAGGCGCGTTGATGACAATCACGCCACCATTAGGATTGTTGGTGATCGAGTAGCCGCGCAGGGTCTCAAAGGCGGTGTTCTGCAAGAGGTTACCACCACCCGTTGCCCGCGCCTCGAGAGCAGCCGTGCGGCCGGCGATCGCCCGCGTCGCATCTGCCGCGGCGGTCGATGCGTCACGAATGCTTGCCGCAAGCGGGCTGTCTTGTTTGCCGTCCAGCTTCGCCTCGACGACGCTCGTCCGGTTCGCGACCGCCGATACGGTCGTCGCGCGCACCGCCTTTTCGTCCTCGATCGCAGCCGCGTTGCTCGAAACGTCTTTCTGGACGAGTGCCTGCTTGTCGCGCAGCACCGCATCCTCTCCAGTTGAGCGCGCAATCTCGTTGGCGAGGTTGTTGCGAACGCCCGCCAAGTCGCCTTCCAGCTCGGTGCGCGCGTCAGTCAGATCCTGATTTGCCTGATCGATCTCGAGACCAGCTGCTGCTGCGGCCGCGCGCGCCTGGCGAGCCTCCTGAAATGCCTTGGCGACTTCCGCCATCGCTTCGGAAATGCGAACCTGTGCGTCGGTGAGCTCCTCGACGATCTCGACCGCGGGCTTGCCGCCAACGGCGTTCGTGTCCTTCGAGGTGTTGTCGCCGGTGACGTCTGCGTTGTCGTCAGGCTTGTTTGCGCCGGTGACGCCGTCCCACTTCGCGAGCTGGGCGGCGCGATCGGCGATCATGGCGTCGAGATCGGCCAGCGCCGACACGGCTGCTGCGTAAGAGGTCTGGAAGGTCGCGGCGTTGATCGGCGTGTCCTTCGACATATCGTTATACGCCGGGACGAGGCTCACGATATAGTCGGTCCACGCCTTCGTCGCGACGTTGGAGGCGTCGATGTAGGCGTCGATCCCGCCCAGCTGTCGCGCTTTCGCGGCCGAAGCCGACGACGAGGCCAGCAGCTGCGAATGCACCAGCGAAAGCTGCGGCTTTTCTGCACGCGACAGTATGTTGTCGGCCGTCATCCCGCGAATGTCCGAGATGACCTGGCTCGCCGCGACGTCCATAATCGTGCCGGTGATGTTGCCGTTGAACGACACCCGCACGCTGGGCCGGTAGCGCGTGTTCTTCGCTGGCGTGAGCGGCGAGTAGACGACGCCGTCGGCGTTGATGTCAGAGTCGACCCGGCGATATGCGCGCACGCTGAAGTCGTAAAAGCGGTCTGCCGCCATGCCGGGCAGGATGACAGACCGCTTGTTCGGCTGGATGAAAACGCTGGTATCGGTGGGATTTGCCATGGCGCGGATAATACCAGATTGCATGTGTGTTATCTACCATGCACTTAGGACGCCGTGCTCCTCCAGGTAACCTCGAAGCCGTCGATCGTCGCTTCGTCGCCGCCCCACCCGAACTCGAAGCTGATGTCTGCCGAGCCGTCGGTGTTGATGACGTGCTCGACATCGGTAGCGGCATCGGTTGTCGGCGCGACGATCGGGTCAGGGTTCCGATTATTCCACTTCGAGAAATCCTGCATGTTCGTAGGCGCAACCGCGATGGTGAACTCCTTCGTCACCCAAGGCGAGATCGAGTTTTCCGCGACCGCGCGCACCTGAACGACATAGGCTCCCGTCTGAAGACCGTTCATTGCGCACCGCGTCTGGGTGTGGCTCCCAAGGCTCAACCATTCGGTCTCGACCTTGCGCCGATACTGAGCCTCGTAACCGGTCACCCCAGTACCGTCGCCCGGCGCCACCCAGCTTACAGCCGCAGAGCCGATGACATCGAAGTTCGTGGGAACGACGGTGAGCCCGGTTGGCGGATCGAGCGTTGCGTAGATGACCGCGATGGTGCCGCGAACGCTTGGAGCAGTCGCGAACGGGGCACGGTCGCCGCGCTTGTTGTAGGCCACGACCTTGAACTCGGGCACGTCGCCCTCATTGAGCGACACGAGCAGCTCGGTCATGTTGAGCGCGGTCCCGACCGGACGCATCGCGCCCCCGTTGAGCGCCATGTAGACGTCCGCGCCGGCATAGTTGCGGATCCCCGCAGCGGTCCAGTGGACGCGCGCGTTGAGCGACTTGCGGTTGGCCGAGACCATGCGCTCGTAATCGAACAGGAGCGACTGGACGTGCGCGACCTCGCGATCGGAAGGCGGCGCAACCGGGATCGGGATCTCGAGCTCCGCAGGACCGTAGACCCGCTCGTCGTATTCCATGAAGGTCAGCTTGCGCTTCTCGACGCCGTTCCCGCTGACGCCCGTCAGCGTGTAGGGCTTCTTGACCAGGCGCAGCTCGCCAAAGATAAAGTTGCGCAGCGAAGCGGGCGCGACCGGGAACGCCACGGTCACGTCGACAAAGGACCGCTCGACAGCCCCAGCTGGCGCGACGACCTCGCGCTCGATCAGGACGTCGGTATCCCAGAACGTGACGGTGTCGCCGGTCTTGATGCCGTCGTTGCTGGCAAGCAGGACGGTGTCGAACTGCGACCCCTTCACGACCTGGGCGATCTCGCAATCCACCTCGCCGACCTTGGCACGCGCGGGGACCTTCCCGGGCGACAGGAAGGACGCGGTCGGGATCATGAGCTTATTGCCGATGACGCTCGACACCTTGGCGGTGCCCTGTGCGATCGCGTCGTAAAGGATGAGGACGCCCCAGGACTTGCCCGGCTCCATATACACGTTCTGGTCGAGCTGGATGCGCGTCGTCGTCGATCCCGCGGCCGTGCGGCCCGACTGCGACCACTCCATCATGTTGTGCGCGATCAGCGCGTTCTCACCTTGGACGATGTTGATCGATTCCAGGAACGACTCAAACTCGATCGTGCGGATTAGCAGCCGGTTGGCGTAGATGTTGCGCCACAGCTCGCGCCGCGCCTGCTCGATGTTGTCGACGCCCATGAGCGCGATCGATGACAGACGCTGGCTTTCGTTGAACGTGACCGCCTTGGGGTCGACGTAGCGAATGGTCTTCTGCTTGTTGCGGTCGTTCCGATCGAAGTAGCTGACCTCGAACTCATTCGCCCGATCGACCATTGGCATGTAGGTGACCTGGAAGGTCCCCTTGAGGATCGAGCCCTGGCCGAACGCCGTGACGGGATCGCGCTTGCGATCGATCACCACCGAGATCTTATTGCCTACCGGAACCGGCGCCGCATGGCCGACGCGCAGCACGGTCTGGAACGCCTCGGCGAGCGTCGTGCCCGTCTCGAACACGCCGTTGAACGCCAGGTTGTTGTCGCGGCAGTGCTGCGCGAAATCGAGCCATGCAGGCCAGTCGATCTCAGTCTTTGGCGTTCCGGCGCCGCGCTCGATGCCCGCGAGAATGTCCAGCGCGACCCAGGCGACATTATTGCTCCAGCGCTTGACGGTCGGGTTGCCCTCGAAGTCGTATTCTTGGAGCAGCGAGCCTCGCACGCGCGCGGTCAGCCCCGGTATTCCGTTGAGCTGTTCGTTCAGCTTGATCTTGAGCGACAGGTTCGCGGTGCCGCGCAGCGCGACCTGGTCCGTCTGGATCTCCGCGACGTCCGTCAGGAAGACTTCGTCGAGCAGATACTGATCGGTGGACGTGACGGTCGTGCGCCGAATGCGCGCCTGGTAGTAGCCGCGAGCGAGCCGGCCGCTTTCGAACGACTTGCGGATCTGGCGCGTGCGCTTGTCCGTGACAGTGACCGTGCCGGTCTGGTTGGGCGGGTAGGCGATAACCTCGCTGATCGTCCCGTTCGGAAGGCGCAAATCCACGACGCCCGCCTTACTGAGCGTGACGTCGTAGGTGCTGTTCGCGATCGGCGTGATGTCGGTGTCGCCGACGATCGAGCCGTCACCCGACGGGTCGAGATTGTAGCCGACGCTGGGCTCGCTCGACAGCGTAGGGGCGACCGAGACCCAGTTGCCCCCGTCGACGCGGTATTCGAGGCTGTTGGCGGAAAGCGCGCGAGCTTCAGCTGCGGTCGACGCGACGTTCGACTGAGCACCGACGATAAAGCGCATGGCGGTGCCGACGATCGACAGGTTCGCGGCGCTGCCAATGTAGTTGCTCGGGTTCGCCGCGCCCGTCCATGCCTGGACCGGCTGCTTCGTGATCGGGTCGAGCAGGCGATATTCCATAACGAACGTCACCGACCGCGGCTTGTAGGTGCCCTTCTTCTGGTCGATCTGAACAAGGCCCTGAGTGAAGCCGACATCGAAGCGGAGCTGATCGACCTCGGTCGACGTCTCGTGAACGAGCGCCGTCGTGTCGATCTTCATCCCTTTGTTGACCTGACGGATCGACCGGCCAAACCAGTCATTCACGTCTTCGGTCAGCGTCCCCTTCTTGAAGCGCGTCTCGACGTTCGTGAAGTTGGCGAGCGGCTGCTCGTTCACCTCGATGTCGTAGACACCCTCGATCTCGCCGTCGTTGAGGACGGTGCGCAGGAACAGGTATTGGTCGTCGCCGACGTTCAGCGTGTAGAGGTCGCCGAAGTTGCCGGCGACGCGATACTCGCCATAGATGACAGGGTAAGGGATACCCTCGACCGCGGAGTTCTTCGCGCCGTCGATGCCGTAGCTGTTCGAGGTGTTGCTGTCGTTGCCGAGCTTGCTCTTTGGGGTGAGCAGGAACGCGTTCACGAGCCCGGCGCCGACCGCGACGAGGGCGATGACCCACCACTGCTGCGTGATAGCCGCGACGACTGCCACAGCAGCCGTCAGCGCGATGCGCATGATCGCCTTGAAGCCGTCACCGCCCTGCGGGATCAGGATTAACCCGAGCTGGTCGCCCTTGTTGACGACGTGCAGGTGCGCATGGTCGAGCGCGACCTCCTGCCCGTTGTGAAACGCCTTCCACTCGTGCTCGGTCGGAAGCCCATCGAAATACTGGTCGAGCGTCGCGCCCTCCCGGTATTCCATCTCGTGAACCTCGACGCTCGAAGGCGTGAATGCGTCGTAGAGCAGCCGGAGCTGCACCAGATCCGGGACGACGTCGGGCGAGCGATCCTCACGCATAGAGGTATGCCGCAAGCGGAGTAAACATGCCGTTGGTCAGGCGGTCGGTGGTGACACCGGTCGCCTCGAACGCGTGGAGGAAACGGTCGCCGGTCAACGTGAAGCCGACATGCGCGCCGATACCCTCGACACGCAGGGTCACCAGCGAGCCGACGGTGCCGATCGGAACTCGGCGCCAGCGTGCGCTCTCGGACGAGATGAGGTCTGCAACCTCCTCGATCGTACCTGGACTTTCGAAGTCGGGAAGAACGACACCTGCGCGTCGAAACATCTCGATCGCCAACCCATAGCAATCATAGGCGTCGGGACCACGCGCGCCGCGTTTGAACGGCACGCCAAGGAGATCGAGATATTCGGGTGTCATAGCGGCACATCATACCAGATTGCATGTGTGTTATCTACCATGCACCTCCTACAGGTTCATGGGCACCAGGCCGGGCAGAACGCGTGCGTTCATGCTGTTACCCTTCTCGCGGCACCCGCCCTTCCCATCGAGGACATAGGTGCAGGTGGTCGCTGCACCCTTATAGCCGCACCCATAATCCTTGAAGCGCCAGGCGCAGCGCTCGCGGAACTGCTTGTATTTGGGGAACTGGATATTAAGCGGGTTCTCGGCCCCCAGGTTCGCGGTGACGACATAGTCCTTGGACGACGTCGTGATGACGCTGAACTTCTCGCGCACCTCCGCGGGTTTATCGAGGCGCGCGGTGTTCACCACCATCAGCACGACCTCCGAAAATACGCCCCCGGCGTAGCCCTCGATCCTCGACTGGATGAACATCGTCGGGTCCGTTGCGGTCAGCGTCACGCTCGGCGACGTGTTTGCCTTCTGGTCGATCTGAAGGTCGAAGTTGGCCGACTGGTAGATCGCCGTGTAGCCCTTCTCGTCGAGCCCGAACATGATGTTTTCGTCGTTCGCTGCCAGGCGCAGGATTTCGACGACCTGGCGTGTGTTGGGGTCGACGATCCGCAGCTCGAGCAGAACGACGAACGCCACCTTGGACGAGATCTTGTTCTTCTCAATTACCGTTGCGACAGAAAGATGGCGTGCCATTACAGCTCCTTCATCTCGAATGTTGGGGACCACATGCGGTTACGACCGATGATCTGGGGCTCCCAGTTCGGCTCCTTCTCGAAGCGCATCGTCCGGTAGAAGCCGTGGACATAGTCGTAATAGGTGAACGCCTCGGTCGTGAGGTGCGCATCCCAGAACGCCTTCAGCTTCAGATAGTCGTCGTGCGAGCAGCCGATGAAGCCGGTCTTGACGGTCTCGCGCGGCCGGCGCGTGGTGCGCTGCCGGCGAAACTCATAGCCGCCATCTGCATCTGCTCGAATGTCGTTGACCTCGACGCCAGGGACGTACTTGGACGGGCTCTCCCCTCGTTCGAGAAAGCCCGCCCCAACTCCCTTGATGGGAAACTGTGCCATTACTAACCTGCTCCAAGCTGTTTGAGCGCGGTGCGGAGCGGGCCTTGCTTACTGGTCGCCTCGGTGACGATGCCGATGACCCAGTCCTTCCCGTTGAAGGACGGCTCGCTCGCTTCGGCCTCCATGTCCGTGCCGCTGTTGTTGATGAAGTCGATCTTAACCGACGGAGCGACACCGCCCCCGCCTGCGAGCCGTCGACCAAGGAGGTTCTGCTGATCTTCCGTCAGCATGAGCTCCTTTTCCTTGGCGATGATCGGATGCTCGCCTGGCTGGAGCGGTCGCTCACCGATAAAGCCGCCCGTGTGATACTTCGCGGCGTTCGCAAAGATGGCCGGGTTGACCCCGCTGACCGTCTTGAGAGCACCACCGATCACACCGCCCGTGTGGGCTACCGGGGTCTTTGCGGCCGAGTAACCGATGCTGGACTTCGAGCCGTTATTCAGCCCCACGCCTGCCCCCATCTGACCCTTCAGGAACGAGCCCATGCTGACGTGCTTGCCGTCCGAGTTGTTCGCCATGCCGATCGCCGAGAGGATTGCGTAGGCAATCATCGCCGTAAGGATCACCTTCATCAGGCTCTTGACCACACCCAGCACGAACTCACCGGTATTGAACTCGGCCTCACCGATGCCGTCGGCGTAGCTCGCCACGGCGTCGGCCATCGTCGACTGGATGCCCTGGCCCATCTTGGCCCAGTCGCGACCCATGCGAGTGATTGCGCCCTCGTTCTGGCGAGCAAGCTGCGCCTTCGAACCGCGGTCCCACTCAGCAAACGCCTTTTCCATATCGAGGCGACGCTGCGACCCGGCTGCGGTCAGCTCGATCAGGCGGCGCTGACGCGCGACCTCCAGCTCGTAGTTCTTCTGGCGCTGGTCGTTCTCCGACAGCAGGCTGTTCCGCATCTCGATCGCTGCATCGCTCCAGCCCTGGGCAATGTCGGCCGCGTCTGCGTCCTTGAAGTTCTGGACGATCTTGTCGATCGTGGCGTTCGCCGAAGCGAGATCGTCGCCCTTCAGTCCGTCGGTCAGACCAGCGAAGCGCGACGTGATCTGCGCGAGCCGCTTGTCGGTCTCCATCGTCCCCGACGAAAACGACTTCCACAGCGCATCGGCTTCGGTGCGTGACTTCGACAGTTCCGCGTCGAGCCGACCTGTGGATGCCTTCACGTCCTTCTGGCGATTGAGGCTCTCGACGATCTTCAGATACTCGCGCATCTGGTCGATCTTCTCCTGCGGCACGCCCTTAAACGCACCGGCCTCGAATTGAGCGTTGAAGCTGGCAAGGTCACCCTCGCCGCCCTGGAGCTCGTCGCGAAGCCCGGCGATCTTGCCCGCGAGGTTCGTCAGGCGCGTGTCGAGGTCGTCTGCTGCGTTTGCGGCGTCGGCCTGCCCACCCTTCGCGGCGGTCAGCGCATCCTTCATTGCCATCTGGCCGCGCACGACGTCGAGCTGAGCCTTGCTCCAGCCCTTATACTTCGGCGCACCAGCTGCGACCTCTGCGTTGAATTTCGCGAGGTTGCCGGCAGAGCCGTCCAGCTGAGCCTTGAGCTTGGCGACATTACCTGCACCCGCTGCCATAGCGGCCGGGAAGCTGCTCTTGCCGCCTCCACCACCGCTCACGGCATTCGCGGTGCCTTCCAACGCGCCATTGGTCGCATCTGCCTGCTGCTTGAGCTGCCGAAGTGCCGAGATCATCGGACCCGACTTGAGACCCTTTGCCGTTCGAGCATCGACCATTGCCTGAAGGCTACCGATACGGTTCTGGAGATCGCCAGACGCCTTCTTGTCGTACTTGGCGCGCAGCTCCGCATCGATCGCAGCGATCTTCTTCTGATCGGTTACGCCCTTGGTGCGGATCTGCTGCTCGCGGACGTAGCTCTGCGAAAGACGGTCCAGGAAGGCGTCATGATCCGAGGTGACCTTGTTTTGCCACTGCTGCTGCCGCTGCACATAGGCGGTCTGTTGACCCGCGGCGCGTGCGCCCACGAGGTCGTCATCCTCCTTCTTGATTTCAGCGAGGCGCTTCTTGCGCGAGGCGTCGTTGACGAACCAGGCGCCGTTGCCGGTGTTCTGGTGCGACTGACCGGATACGCCGATCCCCTTGCCCATGTCCTCGTTGAGCTCGCGAGCTTCCGCGGCCAGGTTCGCACGCTGCATGGCAACCTTTGCGGCGTCACCGGCTTCCTGGAACCCCTGACGCATGCGCTGCGCTGCTGCGGTCGCACGGTCAGCCGCGGTCTCGAACACGCCGAAAGCCGTTGCTGCCTGGTAGGCGAGCATCGCGATGATGCCGACCGGACCGAGCGCAAGGTTGACCGCGGCCCCGAGCGCGGTCGTTGCCACTGCGGCAACGCCGGTTGCAGCGCTATAGACGCCCTTGGCAAGCGCTGCTGCGCGCGTGGCGAGCGTCGACTCGACCGTCGATGCAGTCTCGGCATTCTGTGCTCGGACAAGCGCTGCCTCGGCCAGGATCTGGCGCTCGACGTTCGCGAGGATCTGGAACCCGACGCTGACCTTGCCCTTACCCGCGACAGCATTCCCAGCCATTGCGGCCGTCTCGCGAGAGATCGCAGCGGTGACGCCCGCGGTCGCCGTCGCAAGCCGTGCCTTGGCCGAAATCTCCTGCGCGGTCTCTGCGCGGCCGGCGAGGCGACGAGCGCGCACTTCGCCTTCAACCCGTGAAAGGTTGGCTGCGGCGAGGGCTGCATTGCGCTGGGCTTGCGCAAGCTCGCTCTCCGCGATCGTCTGCTGCCGAAGCGCGGTGCGAATCTGCTGTGCGCGCTGTGTGCGGGTCAGGGCCGAGTTGTTGGCTGCGGCGTCGGCCTGGGCGCGAGCGACGGACAGACGCTCGATTGCGGCCTGCTCCTCCGCTGTCATGGCGATCGACTGAGCGCGAGCGGCCTGGATCGCCGGATCGGACGCCATGTTCTTCGTCGCCTTGGCGATCGCCAGCTCGCGCACGCGGATCAGCTCTTGCTCGGCTGCTGCTGCGGCTGCGCGTGCCATGACGACATTCTGCGATGCGGCGAGCTGGCCTGCGCGCGAAGCGGCGTTCTGCGCGGCCTGCGTGGCGCGAAGCTGCGTCTCCTGCAACTTGAGCAGGACCAGTCGATTGTTCTCGTTCACGACGGCCTGGGCGGCGCCCGCGGCTGCTGCGCGTGCGCGCTGAGCTTCAGCCTGCGCGGACCCAAGGATCGTCACCCGGCCCGTCGCGACCGCCATGTTGTAGCGGATCTGCGCAACGGTGCCGTTGTCGACGCCCGAGAACAACGTGCGCATGTTTGCGCCGAGATTCGTCAGGTAGCCGGCGAGATTGTTCAGCATCTGGCCGAGCGAGTTCGCCCACGCCAGGCCCGTCTTCATCGCCCAGACGGTCGCGAGCGCCTTTGCGGCAAAGCCCACCTGATCCTTGAACTGGACCACGGTCTTGATGACCGACACCAGCAGGCCCGCGACATTGCCGACACCCGCGCCGAACGACGCCAGGAACGACCGGGCCTCGGTCGAGCGCATGAGCGTGTTGAGCTGCTTCATCTCCCCGACGACGCGGCCGAAGAAGCTGTCTTTTTGACCCATGCCGGTGAAGTCGGTGGTGAGCTGCGCCCAATTCGACTTCACCTGCGCCATCTGGCCGAACAGGGTGTTTGCGAGCTTCTCGCCCGAGCCGTGGTAGACGCGCTCCATCTCGGCGAACATCGCGGCAAGCGCTGGCTTGGCCTGGACGGTCCCCTTCTGGATCATCTTGGCGAGTTCGGGCATCGACTTGCCCATGGCACGCGCCATCAGGCTCATAGCCGACGGCACCGCTTCACCCAGCTGCTGGCGAAGTTCTTCCATCGAGATGACGCCCTTGCCGGCCATCTGCTGGATCGCGATCGCGGCGCGGTTGAGGGTGTCACTGTTACCGCCGAACGCCGCGGTCGCGTCGACCAAGCCACGGAGCGAACCGTTCATCGGGTCGATGCCGCCCGACTTGATCTTGACGAACGACTGCGCGAGTTCCTGGACTGCAAAGCCCGAGGTGCGCGCGATCTGGTAGAGCGACGAAAGGCTCTGCTGCGCTTCCTTGCTCTTGCCGATGTCGGTGGTTGCGGTCGACAGGCCCTTCATGAGGACCGTCAGGCGCTCGATCTCGCCCGCCTGCTTGAAGATCGCGCCCAGCCAGCCGACCGAGACGTCCTTCAGCGTGAGGAATGCGGAGCGCGCCTGGCCCAAGATGACCATCAGGTCGCGCAAGCGGGCGGTGGGCGAGGACATCGAACGCCCGACGTTGCCCATCGTGGCGCTGAAGCGATTGGCCTCGAGCCCGGTCGAACGTACCGCACCGCCGAAGTTCAGGACGTCGCCCTTGGCGCCCGAGAGTTTGCCGTTCCACCGCGAGGTATCGAGATCGAGGACGACGCTTAGTTTACGGACGGCCATCGGTTGATCTCGATCCACTCACTTGCTGTTGAAATTGGCCTGCATTTCGAGGAACTTGGCCTCGTCGAAGCCCTTGATGACGAGCATCGGCGAGCCGACCTCGGCGCGCAGGCTGGCAAAGAGCTCCTTCGCCGTGTCGCCGGAGCTGGCCGCGATCAGGAGCTGAAGGGTGCGCTGGTCACGCTCGGCCTGAAGGCGATCGATCTGCTTGTTGGCGGACCAGAACGACTTCAGGGGAAGCGACAGAACCTGCGTGTGTGTCAGCCCGTATGCACTTGCTACGCGCCAGAAGAAGAAGGGGAGATCGACTGATTCCAGCCGGTCTCCCTCTAGGCGTTTCCCTCGGCGTCCGTCGCACCTTCAGCGCCGGCATCGTTCATGTCCTGGCTCATCTGGTTGAGCCAGGCGAAGATCGTGAACAACTTGGGGACCGGCAGCTGGTTGACCGGCAGCGTGGGGAAGAACGAGATGACGGCGTCGCGAATGACTTCGACGGCCTTCAGCTCGGCGTCCTGCGCTTCCTCGACGGTCGCGTCGGGCGAGTTCGCGGCGAGCTCGACCAGGCGCTCGTGCTCCTGGGCGCGAGCCTGCTGCTCGACGAAGCCTTCGACGGTGAGGATCACCATCGCGTGCTCGACGCCTTGATGCTTGATCTTGATGTCCGACTCTGTGGTCGGCATCTCGTCGAGGTTGAGGTAACGGGGGCCAGTGCTGGTCAAGGGAATACCGTGCTGTTCGAAGGTGGGCGGGGTGACCGAAGTCACCCCGACGGGTTAGGCTGCGGTGAGCGCCGGATCGCCGAAGACGCAGAGCGTGTCGGTGGTCAGGTCCACGTAGCCCGTGAACTCGACGTTGAAGATGCGCTGGTCGTCGACCTTGTAGGCGAAGGTCATGTCGCCCTTGCTGTTCGCGATCGGCACGACGAAGTCGCGGCTCTTGTCGGTGTCGGGCATGCCCTTGGGATGCAGGACGAGAATGCCGGCCGACTTGCGCAGCGATGCGCCAACACCCGAGCCGAGCGTCAGCTTCTTCTTGGTGCCGTTGGTGACGAGCGTCGCGCCCGGCGTCACCGCGAGCAGCTTGTCGAGATCGCGCTCTGCCATCGGCACCTTCACGGTGACCTTACGGCCCTTGATGACTTCGTCGATCGCGGTCTCGCCGAACTGGTCAGCGGTAATCATCGTGGACTCGGTCGCGATGGCAACTTCGCAGCCGCCCTTGGTGAGGCCGAGGTTCACGCCCTTAAAGGTGGGCGTGCATGGACCCATCTCGAGGTTTTCAAAATTGGTGGCGTCAGCCATTTCAGACATCTCCAAGTCGGTTTTGATCGTTCGGATCTATTTAGCAGTGGCAATAATAACACAGTGCATGCGTGTGGTCTACCATGCACGTCAGTCGGGCTTTTGACCCCAGCTGATGATGAACGGGATTCCCCATTCGACAGTGCCCGCGTCGCTGCGCGGGTACGCGATGGGCCGGGTTCGGGGGCGGCAATCGGTGATCCAGATCTCCCCCGACTGCTCGCGGCCGATCGTCAGGGCAGACGAGATGGTCTTGCACTTCTCGAATGCGGCTCTGCCATCGCCGCCACGGACCACTACCAGGAACTCGCTGGAGTAGAAGTCGGGCTGTTCCGGGTTGATCGGATCGCCCGTCAGCGGGCCGCGGATCATGATGCCGTTCTGGACGTCCGCTGGCAGGGTGAACATGAACAGGTCGTCGCCAGCGGCCGCTACGCCAGTTGCTTCGATCAGCTCCGCGATGCGCATAAGGTGGATCACAACAGGTCTCCCATGATTTCGTCGATCAGGTCTTCGGGAAGGTCGTCGGAGAACTCGTCGAATGCCCGCTCAAGAAAGTGCGGACCGACCTGGGAGCCTTTGGCGATCGAGCGGTCGCCCAGCTTCTCGAACAGTCCCTCCTCGATGATCGATGCGTATTTATCGACATCGGTGCGAGTCAGGCCGGTCGCGCCCACCTGAACGGTCGTCACGATACGGCGATTCTCAGCCTTCTCCTCAACGATCTCGTGCGCTGCCTCCAGATCGCCGCGAAGGATCGGTGCGTTCTTGACCGACTGGTCTTTCACCTTCTTGGCAACGCGGCGCATTGCGCGAAGCGCCCGAGCACTGGTGCGATCACCGACACGCTCGAACGTCGCGCCGACATCACTGGCGCCCTCGCCTGGCTTGAACGTGAAGCTCACGTCGCCAGCTCCTGGATAACACCGGCCACTTCGATGTGGTCGAGCTTGCCGGCGACATTGAAACGCGGGACGACTTTGGTGACGCGGATTTGGACGCCGGAGACGGTCAGGACGTAGTTGATCGCGACCTTGACGGTTGTCGGGAACAGGATGACAGCCGCTGCCTCTTGCTGCTCTGCGGCGCCGCGGCTTGCGCTGCTATCGGCGCGCACCGACGTCGTCAGCGCGGTCGTCTCCAGCTTCACGATCGAACAGGGCACGCGGACGGGCTTCGTCAGGCGAGGTTTGCTGAATAGGTCACGCCCCGCGGGGCGGCTCAACAGGCACTTGTTGTTCGGTCGGAACACGGCTCACTCCACCATCGAAAGGAATGCGTCGGACGATGGATGAAACACCTCGTCGCGGACGTCGTAATAGCTCTCCCCTGCCCCTTCGACGTCGTGGACCGCGATGATTTCGCCGTGCCATTTGTGTTGCGGGTTCGGGTGGTTGATCTGGACCTCGGTGACGCCAGCTTCAGACATCGCGTAGAGGAAGGCTTCGTTGCTGGTCGTCAGCAGGTGATGGCGATATTGGTCACGCACATGCTTCGCGGACGAGTAGCTCCGGCCCATGCGATCGATGAACCGGAACTCGGGACCTTGGCGCCGCATCAGCAGCGCAGCAGCTAGAGCGATCTCCTTCGGCTTGCCCGCGCGCGCGGCCATGTCGAGCCGGATGCCTGTCGAGTTGACCTCGCGAACCATCGTGGAGATGTCGCGTGCAGCTTGCGCAGCGAGTATCTCGACCAAATAGTCCCCGGTGTTGCCGAAGTGCGTGTGAAGCTCTGTCGGTGCTTCAGGGGCGATCTGCCCGGTCGCCCGTGCTGCATCGTCGTATGCCTGGAGACCGAGACCGTAGGTGTCGATGCGAATGACCTCTGCCTCGTCAGCAAGCCATTCCCGGGCCTGGTCCTTGGCGTTGTCGGCCGCGGTCAGTCGCGTCGAACCGTGCGTGGGGTCGTCAGCGACTGCCAATTCGAACTGGCGGCGCAAGAGGTCGAGGAGCGCCTGGTAGCGCGCGGTCGCATCGAGCGCCCGCTGGGTGATCGGATTCATCCGCGCGTCAGTTCGATCCGTCGATAGATGTAACCGGACAGCTCACGGTTAGCCGACCGCGACAGCGGCATGTCGAGCGCCGGCCGCGAGTTGAACATCATCGAGCTTTCGCCCGTCGTCTCGGACAGGATGCCGTCTGCGCGCCGCTTCCCGATGATGTCGCCGCCCAGGAGGTTGTCGGCTTCAAGCAGCTGCGCGCGCTTGAGCGCGGTCAGGAACCGCTCGGGCAATGCCTTGAACTTGTCGACGGGCATGCGCGCGATGTCGGTCACGAGATACGCGACGCCCATTCCGCCCAGATAGTCCGTGTCTTCGTACCCGGCATACTGGCTCGGATCGTCAGGCGTCAGCTTGAACGACAGGCGCGAGATCTTGTGGAACGCGTGCTCCATCGCCTGCGTGCGCTCGGTGGTCGTGGCGACGTCCCAGCCGTCCAGCAGGCCACCAAAGCTCTCGCGCAGCACGATCGACTGCCCCATCGTCTGGAAGCTGTTCTCGAGCATGGCGAGGATCGTCGACTTGGTGACGAGGTAGAAGGTGTCGACCACGACGTCGCCACTCTCGGTCGCGAACGTCACCCGCAGGTTGCGCGCTTCACGCACCTCGGTAATCGCGTTGTGGGCACCGGGAATGAGGACCGAGACGGCGTTCTGGTCGAGCGCCCCGTCACCGGATGCAATCTCGACTTCGTCCTGGTCGAACAGACGCCAAGTCGCTGCGGTAGCCGCGATCGCGCCCCCGGTGTCGTCCTGAAGCGGAACGGTGATCGCAAGCGGCGAGGCGTCTGTTACCCGCTGCATTACGCTGCCAGTGCCTTCGCCTGAGCCTTCAGGATCGCAGCGACGAGCTCGGTGACCGATCGACCCTTCACGTTGTCCATGGTCTCCGCGATCGCGCGCAGGCCGGCGATGCCGTCGTTGGCGCCGATGCCCTCGAGCTCCATGCGCGTGTAGACGACAGGCGTCTCGGACTCGATCTTGGCGCGGGCCGACGCAAGCGCTTCGGCTTCAGCTGCGGCCTTCTCGGCTTCAGCTGCGGCGTTCTTCTCGGCTTCCTCGCGCTCGGCCTGGATGCGCAGCACGCTTTCCACACCGGTCTCGGTATGCGCGCGGACGGGCATGTCATCGCCGCGGATATTGAACAGCGTGGCGGCAGGCCCGACCTGGCCGACATTCTCGCCGTCCTCGTCGACTTCCTCGATCGACAGGCTGCAACCGATACGCATGACGAGGCGACGATCGACATCTGCGACCGAGACGCCGTCCTGAAACATGGTGCCGCCAGCGAGCGGGCCGGTGAAGTTCTCCCAACCGGGCGAGGTGATACGGATCTTCAAATGGATTTCCTTCTCTGAAACGAAAAGGGCGGGACCTTTCGGCCCCGCCCCTGTTGAGACCTGCATGTGTGGTGGACACCACACACACGGATCAAATGTTGGTGACACCACCCAGGCGGGCCAGCGACTTCGTCGACTTCAGCGCCAGGCCGGTGTACCACTTCACGCGGTAGCGCTCGGCGTCCTTGTTCTGGACCGGGCCGACCGAGCTCACCCGAACGCCTGCGGTGGGACCACCGAAGATGCCGTGGACGCCGTCGGCTTCGTTGAAGCGCGCTGCGTAGATCGAGCAGGTCGTCGGGGCCGCGCCGCGCACTTCCTTGTCCGACAGGAAGTCGTTGATGATGATCGGGACCGAACGATACGACGGGACCGAGATCTTGCGATCACCACCCAGCGAGATCGTGACGTGCTCGGGGTTGGTGCCGCCCAGCTGGCGCAGCATCGCGGCGATCGCGTCGGTCGTGCCACCGCGCATCACCAGCGCGTCCGCACCGAGCGGGATCATACGGAGCAGACGATCGAGGTTCTCGAAGGTCAGCGCGCCGCCATTGCCACCCGAGCCGGCATAGAAGGTCTGGTCCGCCGTCACGAGACGCTGGATGCCGTCGAACTCCTTGTTGCGGGCCGAGTTGTCGCCCTGGACCAGCGTGCGCTGGAACTTGCGGCTCATGCCCTTCACCTTGGCGGCGATCTGAACGGCCGTCTGGTCGTTCGTCTCCGACATGGTCTCGTCGAGGAAGTTGTCGACGTCGACGTCGCCGATCAGGATGCGGAGCTTCGCCACGACTTCCTGGAACGTCGAAGCGCTCTCGTTGATCGTGTCGTTCGGATCGAGGAAATCACCCTCGGCCAGCTCGAGCTCGCGGTCGTAGATGTAGCCCTTGCCCTGGATGCGCATGAAGGGCAGCATCGCGAACATGGCATCGTTGTCGATGATCTCCTCGATCACGCCCCGCTCGAGGGTCGTGGTCGAGAGCTTCTCGGCTTCCACACGAAGCAAAGGCATCTCGTTCTCCTAATCGGTTTTCTTTATTTCTGACACCATCCTACATCAGGGTGCATGTGTTGTAAATACCACACACTACCCTGATGTAAAAATGTCACTACCGCCGATTGCTCGCACGCAGGTTTGCGAAGCCCTCCGCGAACAGCTGATGACGGCTCTTGCCCGTGTCGGGGTCGGTCTTGCCGCCATCGGTGCGCGAGCCCGCGCCGGGCTTGGCGTTCGACTTCAGCAGGTCGTCCTTGTCGGGATCGGCCATGATGACCTTCTCGATCGCGGCTTCGAAGCCCAGCGGCTTGCCGGAACCGTCGACCAGCATCGTGCGCTTCGCGGCGCCCTTGGGCTTGTCATAGACGACGGTCTCGCCATCGACGACTTCCGCATGCTCGTGGAACAGGGTGCGAACCTTGCCGACCGGCAATGCGACCTTCTCGCGGAGGAACTTGCTTTCGTTGAAGGCGCGGTCGATCGCCATGTTGTCGAGGCGGGCGTCTGCGGCCGACTTGCCGGTCTTCAGCTCCTCGATCTGCGCCTGGAGCGCCGCTTCCTTGGCGTCACGCTCGGCGACCATCAGCTCGCGCACGCGCTCCCAGTTGCCCTCGGCTTCGGCCTTTGCCTTCTCGGCATCGCGCTTCGCAGCTTCCGACGCGTCACGCGCGGCGATTGCTGCCTTGGCTGCGGCCGGGTCGAGGCCCTCGAACTGTGCGAGGCTGGCGTCGCGGCTTGCGAGTTCGGCGCGCAGACGTTCGAGCTCAGCCACATTGGCGTCGGGCTTCTCGTCCTTCTTGTCGGCTGCTGCGGCTGCTGCTGCGGCCGCATCTGCTGCGGCCTGTTCTTCTGGATCCACGAAACACCTTTACTTGAAACTATGTAGGTGTGGCTATTGTGCCACACCTACCCCGAGTTTGCAACGCGCATGTGTGTTACAGACCATGCGGCTACTTGCCGACGATTTGCGTCACGTATGGATTGACGGGAACGCTGTATCGCGTCGCCTTGGAGCCATCCATCTTGTAGATGTAGCTCTCCGGCCAGATACGACCGCCGCCCCACCACGTCGCGCCCTTGAGCACATCGGCGTTGGCGCGCAGCGCTTCGATAGCCTCCTGCCCCACAGCCTTGCAGGTCGAATGCACACCATAGCTCGAGCCGAATGCGGACTCAGTGATGTAGGCTTGGAGGTTGCGCCGGCGAAGCTGCTCGGCGAACTCGACGAACCCGCTGGTCTTGGCGTCGCATTCCTTGCTCGTGCCCGACGAACCCCGATCGAAGTAGCGGTGGGCGTTGATGCGCGTCAGGCCGAGCGGGTCCTTCAGGCCACCCCCGCGGTCGATCGCGCAGGCCGCGCTCTCGCAAGCCTTGTTCGGTCCTTCATGCTTGTCGAAGCGGAACGATGCTGACCACTGCGGATATTCGAGCAGGATCGGGTGCCGGATACCGTTCGCACGCAGACCGGCGATGATGATGTTGCTGTCGCGCAGCCACTGGTCCCAGTCGTTTGTCAGGACCGGATCATCGAAGCCCTTCGGCTCGTTGACCAGGTCGAGAAGTACAGACCCATCATCAGGGAAGTTTCGCGCGAAGGCCGTCCAGTCGGCGATCATCACCGAAGGCACGCGCCAGGTGTAATCGTGGCGGTCGAGGATGACGGGAACACCCTTGCTGCCAGCATAGGCGACGCTGACCTTCAGGTCTGCGACCCGGGCCGGGGTCATGCGCTCCAGCTTGAACGGGTAGCGGATGAGCTGGAAGCCGTACCGCTCGATGTAACCCGTCCAGTCCTCGATCGACGGCCGAACCGCGTCGCTTCCGCTTGCTTCGGCGCCGGATAGGTTTGCACCGAACAGCACCTTTGCGGGCTTTACTGCTGCGGCGCAGGGAGCCGCGTCGATCGGTGCGTAGACCCAGCCCTTGCCCTGGACGTTCTCGACGAACCGGATCTTGCTGGCGCCGATCGTCTCGAACCAGTTGCCGGCCGCGTCCGAACGCGCGCGATCGTTCCAGCCCTTCCACCCCTTCTCACGCGAGCCGTCGGCCAGGAGCTCGCGGCCCATCTTCTTTTTGAGAACTAGGGTGTCGCCCGCGCAGACGGTAATCTGCGCGGGAGGGTTGGCGCCGGTGACGATGTGTTCGGTCCGCGCAGCTACCGGCGTGGAGAGGAGCGCGGCGATGGCGAAAACGACGCCGCGGATCACTGGTCGAGCGCCTTAAAGCCAGAGGGGATGGGGATGGTCATCGTGGCAGCAGTGAAGCGGGCGACGAAGTTCCCGACCCCTCGGAACGAACAACATGCGGAATAGCCCGAGTTCCGTCGCCCGACAGCGGCAACGTCAAGGGCGCGAATTTGCGATATGTCGATGCCTCCAACACCGGTTGCCGGGTTCGCATCAGCCGAACCATTGAACAGGGTTGACGTAGAAGGTCGCACCCAAAGAAGATCAGCGTCCGCATCCACGCAGAAAAGATACGACCCGCCACTCGGCACAGCCTCTGCTTTAGCATTCGCAACAGCGGCGAGAAGCATGGTGACTTGCCCGTTGGCGACAGGATTAAAGCCGATCCCCTCGTTTGTTGCGTACACGGTGCCGCTCTGCGGCTTGTTCAGCTTGGTGAGGTGTCCGACAACGCCAAGCATCATATTCGCGGGCGTTCCCGTATAACCGACCTCCCAGCAGTATTTACCGGTGCGAATGATCGGGTAACCGTAGACCACGGTCCCGCCACCGCCGCTCGGAAGCGAGGCAATGTCTGCGCCCCGGATAGCGGAAGCTGCGTCGCCGTTGGCGTTGGTCAAAACCACAGCCGTAGAATGGTCGAACCAGCTCCACGTCAGCGGCCCGAAGGTCCGAACGCCAGGAGCTGCGACTGCCTTGTTGATTGCGGCGCTATAAACTGGCCCGAAGTATTCAACCGCTGTGTTCTTGAAGTGCGTGCCGTCACCCGAGAAATCTACGGTAACCTTCGCAGCAGTATCGAGCTCTGGAACTGAGCCCAAATCGAACATGTAATCCGCGTTTAGGTAGCTGCTGTATAGGGCGCGAATGCTCTGGTTGAGCGGCACGGTAGCGCCGTCGAAGTTGTGCTCGACACTGGTATCAGTGGCATCGAACGCCACGTTATTGCGTGACGGGATGGTGCCGACAAGGGTTCGTTGGAACCCGACGCCACCAGCTCTGACCATTACGGAACGGAGAGCCCGCATGATGGAGTCATGCGCCTGGAACACGCCGTCGTTGGTGCCGGCCATGATCGTGCCGATATTCATATCGACGTTGGGGTTAAAGGCAGGCCCCATGCCGACGTCCGAACCGGTGCCACCAAGCGGTCCTGCCGTTACCGAGATAGGCCCCGAGCCACCAGTGCCGTTCGCGAACTGGCTTGCCATGATTGCCGCAGTCTGACCGCTCAAAGACAGCTTGCGGTAAGTGTAGGTCGGCCCGGCAGTCAGGCCCGATACCACACCTCGATCGACGTAGCTGTTGATGCCACCAGGCGTACCGCCGATGCCGGTCGTGTTGCTGTCGCCCTCGGCAGCGATCTGCACGGTGGACGGCAGGTTCGAGAAGGCGTCATCGTTAAGGATAGTGCCGGTCGCGCTCATCGATGCGCCCGTGACGTAGCCGCTCGGGGTCGAGATCAGGACGGTGAACGTCTCGTCAGGTTCGAATGAAGGGTCGCCGTTGACGCTAATCGAGAAGGTCCCAGTCGCGACACCGTCTGCCATCGCGACGTTTCCACCAGCAGGGAACGACCCACCGGTGAAGTCGCTCGCCGAAGTGCTGCCCGCGGTGAACGACCACGGAACATTGATCGCGCCCGTCGTCGACGATCGCGTCACGGTGTAGGTGAACACGGTTGCGCCGCTGTTCCCTTCGGACTTCGATTGCGCGCCCGACATGGTGACAGTTGGCGCAGCGTCGTCGTTTGTGATCGTGCCGGTCGACGTCACGGTGTTGAGCCCAGCTGCCGTAACAGCGAGGGTGAACGTGTCGTTGGGCTCGAATGCGGTGTCGCCCGCGACAATCACCGAAATGGTCTTGCTCGTCTCGCCTGCTGCAAACGTACCGCTGCCGGCCGGGAATGCACCGCCGAAGTCTGCCGCGTCGGCCGGGTTTGCACCGCTACCCACGGTGGACCAGCTGAACGGATACGCTGCCGTGCTGCCGTCTCGGTTGAGCGTGAGGGTCCAGGAGAAGACAGCCGTTCCGCTGTTGCCTTCGGACTTGGTGACCGCAGACGAGAGCGACAGGGAAGGCGCTGGGACCGCAGCAGCAGCTGATACCGTAACCGGGGAGGAGGTCGACTTGATCGTCTCTCCGTTGGTGCCAAGCACGGTATTCTCGCGGGTCAGCGAGCCCGTGGCATTCGGCGTGACCGTGGCGCCGGTGCCAATCGCGGTCGTGCCGAGCAGCCAGCGACGGCTCGTGATCGTGCCGTTCGTGGGGGTGCCGTCTGTCGCGGAGAAGGTCGTTCCGACCGCGCCGCTACTTGGCGAGATCGTCGGCTGGGTAAGCGTGGGCGACGGGATCGGCGTTACGGTTTCGCCGTCACCTGCGACCAGATCCGGGTCGCCGAAGACGCAGAGTGTGTCGGTTTCCAGGTTCACATAACCGTTGAACTCGACCGCGAACACACGCTGGTCGTCAACCTTGTAGGCGAAGGCCATGTCGCCCTTGCAGCTGGCAAGCGGGATGGTGAAGTCGCGGCTCTTGTCCTCGATCGGCATGCCCTTGGGGTGCAGAACCAGCGCGCCCGAAGTCTTGCGCAACGACGCACCGACGCCCGAACCGAGCGTGAGCTTCTTCCTCGCAAACTTGCCGATGCCGTTGGTTACGAGCGTCGCGCCAGGCGTCACGGCCAGGAGCTTGTCGAGATCGCGTTCAGCCATCGGCACCTTCACGGTGACCTTGCGACCCTTGATGACCTCGTCGATGGCGGTCTCGCCAAACTGGTCGACCGTGATGAGGGTCGATTCCGTGGCGATCGAGACTTCGACGCCGCCCTTCGTGAGACCAAGATCCAGGCCGCGATACGTCGGCAGGCATGGACCCATCTCAAGCTTTTCGAAACTCACTTACCTGACTCCTTGGCTTTATCGTCGGCCTTCACCGATCCCTTGTTGTTCTGTCCCTGCGAGCCGTTCTGTCCGGGGAGACGGCCGGGCTTCGGCGCCGTGGGGCGCCCAGCAGGCCCGCCAGGCATCAGCTCGGCCGGATCAGGCTCTGCGAGCCAGTCGCCGTCGATGTCGGCTTCGATGGCCTTCTTGTCGGTCTCGCTGACCTGGGGGTACATTTTGCCCGCCAGCTTCTTCATCTGGATCTTGCGGAGCGCCTTGGGCGCATTCATCACAGCCAGGCGCTGGGCGTTGTCCATGTCGTCGGCGAGGTTGCGGACGTCGAAGGTCGTCGGATACGTGACGTATTCTTTGCAGTCCTCAAGCTCCTCGAGGGTGCCCCACCAGCCCATCACGAGACGGTTGATCGAGTTCTCGGCCGCGGCGAGCGCCATCGCCTTCGCGACCAGCATCGCGTTCAGGCGCTCGAAGTCATACGCCTTGGCGACGCCCGAGCTGTTGTCGATGCCGACCGAGTTGTCCGACTTGGTCCGCTCGCCGGCCATGCCGATCGAGTGGTAGATCTCGTCGATGATCTTAGAGATGACGGTGATGATGATCCCAGCCTGGCGAGGATCTGGGGACAGAAACTCCGGCGCGGAACCGCCTTCAGCATTGTAGGCGAACACCCGCTTGGTGCCCATCTCATACATCTGCTTCTGGGTGCCCTTCTTGCCCTCGTCGTCGTTGTCGGACTCGAGCAGTCCCTGATACGGGATCGCCAGCTGGCTGAAGGTCTGGTCCTGGATGATCGCGTCGAGGTTCGACAGGTAGTTCGTGGCGCCGCGATCCATGTAGGCCACGTCGTCGATCAGGCCCTTGTTGGAGTAGAGCTCCTCGGACGGGTTGTGATCGACCGGCACGACCGGCACCGCGCCCAGCTTGTGCTCGGCGTTCTCACCGACCGCGGCGATGCGGTCACCGGCCTCGTTCTTGGCGACGGTGATGACGGCGTAAAATTCGGGCGTCCAGATGCGGAACTGCGTCGCGACCTTGCCGGAAGCGAGCGGGCTCACGTCGTCGCGCTTGGTCTCGGCCAGCAGGAACCACGACAGCTCGCCGTCCTCGTCATAGGCGAAATCGAGCGCGTCGATCGGGGACACCAGGTAGGCGTAGACGCGACCCTTTGATGCCTTTTCCTCGGCGACGGTCTTGGTCTCGGCGGGGAAGTTGTTGTCGACGACAACGTAGACGCGGCCGAAGATCGAGGACTTGCGCGAGATGGTGTCCATCAGCGTGTCGACTGGACGCTTCATGAGCGTCGCGTTCTTCCAGAACCGCTTGATCTTATCCGGAGCATCGGCGCTGCGCGCGATGTCGCCCTTCAGGACATATTTGTTGACGAGGTTCACGACCTCGCGTGTGTGCGGGAAGCGATAGGCGCGCTTCTTGCGCTCGCGAAATTCCCGCAGACCCTCCTTGTGATAGCGCCAGAGGTTCGCGTCGAACCACGAACGGCCCCCGTCATGGGTCGCTTCGAGGAAACGCCAATGATCGAGGTTGTCCGCATATTCGGGGTGCCGGCGATCGACGATCGCGAGCAGGGCGTCAGACGATGCCGCCTTCAGTTCAGTGAGCGTGATAGCCATAGCGCGCTATCATACCAGATTGCATGTGTGTTGCCTACCATGCACTGCCTACAGATCGATACCGATCGGCATGCGGACCTTGCGGCCGTAGTGATAGTGGATCGGGTAACCCACGGCGTCGGCCATGTGGTCCACACCCATCGTCTTGTCGACCATCGGCGTGCCCGGCTTGTAGATCGTCTGCTCCATCGCCTCGATGACGTGCGTGCATTTGGCGTCGAACCGGAGGCGGATCGTGCCGTCTGCGGTGCGCAGCATCGAGTTCACGGCCGACACGCGGTCCGCGACCAGTGGATGCTTCTTCGGGAAGATGAGCTTGATGTAGCCCTTCTCGCGGAAGACATCGAGGTCGCTCTCGCCGCGGCTGGAGCTGCGGTTCGAACCGGCCGGATCGGGGTAGATGGCGATCGAGCGCTTGTATTTGAAATAGCGGCGGTCGAGTTCCTCGGCCACCTCCATGACGTTCGAGTTCGGGAAGTGGATCTCGTCGATGATCCAGACCTCGCCGTTCTCCTGCACCTGCATGATTGCAGACGACATCGGATCGACGTTGAAGTCCTGGCCAACGATGATCGGTAGCTTCGGATTGAACGGGTAATTGCCGACGTGCTGCCGGCGATCGAACTGGTAATAGACGCGGCCCGACATGCTCTCGAACGACGCCTCGAACTCCTGACGGAAGCTCTTGGGGTCCATCGAGTTACGCGCGGTCTCGATCTCAGAAGGCGGGAAGAACGGGCTTTCGATCGTGGGAATCTGCCACGACATATACTCCAGTTTCTTCTGGTTCTTCTTGATCTGCCCGAGACGATACATCTCGTGGAAATGGTTGAAGGACTTCGGCGTGCCGATGATGAGCGCGCGACCGCGGGTGGTCGTCAGCGTCGGGAACAGAACCTCCTGCCAGACGCCCGGCCGGAAATCCTGGTACTCGTCCAAGATCAGGAAGTGCAGCGCACGGCCGCGCAGCGTGTCGGGGCGATCGGCGCCCTTCAGCTGGATGAGCACGCCGTTGATGAGGCGGATCTCGAGCCTGGTCTCGTGGGTCTTGCGGATCCACGACGCCGGTATGTTCGCCAGCAGCTCGTCCCACATCAGGTCGCGGGCCATCGTGAAGGTCGGCGCGACATACCAGATGATCTTAGGACCGCGGCCCCGCGCGGCGCGGATGATCTCGGCGCGCGCAAGCGTGGTCTTCCCGAACCGTCGACCCGCGACAAGCGTGCGGAAGCGAGCCGGGTGACGGAACACGTCGGCCTGCCCCTTGTGGAGCTTGATGTGGATCTTCGGTGGTTCGAACATGAGGATTAGCCGGCGTTGTCGCCGTCGTCCTCTGCATCCTCGTCCAGGCCGGTCTGATAGGACTCCTCGATCGCGTCCTGAATACCGGTGATCTCGTCGGTCGTGTATTCGCCGATGTTCAGATCCGGCAGTTCCTCGGACTGGTCCTTCAAATCGTCGATGCTCAGGATCGTCCAGATCTCGGAGCGGCCCTTCTCGACGATCTTCATCGCGTTGCCGAGAACGATCAAGTCGGCGTTGATGCCAGGAAGGGCGCTGGCCTGATTGGCTTCGAGCACCTTCTTCATCGCCATTCGCGTGATCGCAGTCACGTAGCCGGCGTGGTCCGACTTCAACTTGGTCGCCTCGGCAACGCGGCGGGCAAGCTCGGCACGGGCGGCGTCGTCAGCGTCGTTGCGCACCTCATCGAGACGCGACGCCTTTTCGATGCCGCGCTCCTTCAGGCCCTTCTCGATGGCCTGGCGCGACACCCCGAACTGCTCACCCAGCTGTCGAGTGTTCTTCTCGCCGCGCTGGTAGAGGACGACGATGGTCGCCCATTCCGCAGCCGTGAGGTTCTTGCCGGTGGTCATCTCTAGTCGTCTTTTATCGGGAGTGTCAAGCGGTGCATGTGTGTAGTCTACCATGCACCTCGATTTTTTGGAAGCCAGCGCGCTTCGCGCTGATCGCCGCGGGATTTTCGGTCTCGTGCGCGTGCTCGCGTATGCGCGCTAGGCGTGTGCGCTCGCGTGCGCGCGCGTTAGAGATTCTCCGATTGCGCTGGATTCGAGCTTGATCTCGAAACTCCCGCGCTCCGGTATATTACTTACTACGTAGTAATATGGGAACGAGGTTCTTTTTTGTTCTTTTAGACAGAATGTCTTACCTATTCAGATTGAGGGTCTGAAAAGCGCATAACCCGCGGTGGTCGACGCATACGTGCGGAGTGAGCGCTTCCTCCTGGTCACGAGCTTATCCTCGCGAGCCAGACCATGCGCGGCGAGATGCCGAAGGCTGCACAACATGGCTCCCCGGGTCGTCCCCGGTGATACGAGGTCGATCAGCTGCATGAGGTCGAGCAGACTCCCGTCGGGATTGCGCCGAATGAGCGCCTGCATGATCGCCGTCTGCTTCGGGGTCATCTTGGGCGGAAGACGCTTCGCGTCGAGCTGCATCATGGCATCACCAGCGGCATGTTCGGGGCCTGTGCGTCGAAGCACCGCAGCGGCAGGATTGCCGGCAGCGGAGCGGCCTGGACGGGGTTCTGGTAAACCCCGTAGAGCGGGCTCGCTAGGGTCATCTGCTGGAGGTTGTGAAGCACGTCGCGCATGGGCATTGCGGCCACGCGGCGCTCACCCACACCACCCAGCGATTTGCCGGTCTTCTCCATCGATGAGTTCTTGTAATAGAACGATTTTGTTTGCTCCTCGATCGCCTTACGCTCGGCGATCGGCAGGCTCATAAATTCCTCCACGAGCGCCTCCAGATCGGCCGGATCGCTGGTGAACGTCGAGCGGAAAAACCGCATGCCCAGGTCGTATTTGTTCGAGCGCATCGGCTTGACGAACGTGAAGCCGGCGCGGTGCGCGAACAGGTTGTATTTCGACATCGACGACTGGATCTCGATGTAGCGTTTGCCCTCCATCCGAGCGGCCAGATTGGTGAACCGGTAGGCAAGCCCGGCGCCGCGGTACATCGTGTCGATGACGACGCGCGCCACGACCGACATATTCGCGTTGATCCACTTCATCCGGTATTGGTTCGTCAGCTTGTTGTCCTCGCCGGTGGGCTTCAGCTTCGGGAAGGCGACGTGCCGCTCCTTCAGCAGAAGCTTCGGGCTTGCCATCACCAGCACACCGACCAGCTCGTCGCCGAGCTTGAGCGTGAAGTGGTGCGAGCCGGCCGGGAGCGATCCTGCCTGCTTGTAGTGGAGGGCCTCGAGCGTGCGCCAGTCCTCGATCGTGCCGCGCTGGACGGTCATGTCGTCGAGCAGCGACAGCTTCGGCGTGGCGAGCGAACGCACGACGTCCCAGTGAACTTCCGGGTTGCGCTCCAAGATTCGCGGTTCTATGTGTGTGTTATCCACCATGCACCCGATTGATAGAGATACGCTCGTGAAACCTTTTCGTGATGCTCAAGGAAGGCGACAGCTCCTCGATCAGATCCGAGTGCGTGGTGGCGACGATCAGGGTCTTGCCGTAGGCACGCGCGGCCTTGGCGAGATTCCAAGCCACAATTCTCGCCGTGACGCGATCGAGTACCGCCCCAAACTCGTCCGCGACCCAGACGTCGGCATCGCTTTCGATCAGCTTCGCAAGACGGTATCGGTACTTCTGTCCATCCGAGAGCTCACCGGGCTTTCGAATGTAGAGGTAAGCGTCGGAAAGACCGGCGATGGAAAGCAAGCGGATAGCGTCGGCCATGCTCTCGGGTGCGAGCTGATCTATGATCGCCTTTTCATCGGAGAACTCGATAGCGTCGAGATTGGCGACCTTCTGACCCGTGCGCTCCAGCGCGGCGCTCGTCTCACGGAGAAGCACCGACTTGCCGGCGCCCGACTGTCCGTTGATGTAGACGACGTCACCCGGCTCAAGGTCAAATTCTACGTTGTCGAGGACCGTGAAGTCCCGGTCTTCCAGCCCAAGCCCAAAGGCTTCGGCCACCTTGATGACTCGCTCGCTGCGCGCGGTGCGGGTGGTGAACGACCGATTTAGGGTGATCTTCATGCCTCGTCCTCGTCATACTGGGCCTGGCTGAAGACCTCCTTGATGTGGCTTTCGAGCAGCGAGCAGCCGCCCAGGAACAGTGCCATGTGCTCCTCGAGCCCGACCGACATCGCGGTCTGCACCGTGCCCATGTTCGTCTGATTGCTCTCGACACCGGCCACCAGCGCGACGTGACGGACCTCGCCCTGCTCGACGAGGTCGATGTAATGTTCCAGCAGCGAGATCGTCTCGTCGCGCTCGAGCTGGCGCATGTCGTCGCCGGTCACGAACGGCTCGCCCTCCACGGCAACCATGTGGTCGGGCTCTGCGACCTCCTCGTCGGTAACAAGAATCATGATCTTCTGGCCCGGGCCGGGCTTCAGGACGTCCGCGGCGAGGTCGCGCAGCGCTTCCAGGTCTGCGAGCTCAGGGACGTGCATTGAGCCACTCCGTGAAGGCTTCAGCGCCCTTCTTGCCGGTCGCGCCCTCAACCTCGGCCACGAAGCGCTTGAACAGCACCACCTGCGCGACCGGCACGCCGCGGAACCCGAACACCTTCGAGATCGGCTGCATGGCGGTGTCCACGGCCGCGACCTTGTCGGCGGTTTCCGCATCCTGGGCGTCGAGCTCGGCGTCGAGATCCTCGGCCAGTCCGCCAAGATCCATCGCGCCCAGATCCTCGGTCAGGAAGGCGAGTTCGCGATCGTCGAGGCCAAGGCTCCCCAGATCGACATCGTCGACCATCGAGAGGCGAGCGATTTCCTCGGCCATGAAGCCGCTGTCGTAATCGGTGCCCTGCGTCTTGTTGTCGGCGATGCGCGCGGCGTCGGCCTGGTTCTTCGTCAAATGCTTGGCGTGACGCACCGGGAACTCGACGTGGCCCATCTCGAGCAGGCACGCGTAGCGCTTGTGACCGGCGATCAGAACCCCGTCGACATCGACGATCAGCGTGTTGATGAGACCGAACTCGCGGATCGACGCGATCGTCTTGTCCTTGTCGGTGCGGCTGTGGATCTTGTTGTTCTTCGCATACGGCGAGATGCGATCAGCCGTCCACATCTCGACGGGGAGACGCTGAAGGCCATAGGGGTCATGCGTGTGTGTGTTGTCTGCCATGCGCTCTCAGCCCAAAAATAGCATGTCGTCGACGCCGGCTGGCTCGACTTCTTCGAAAAACTCACCGGCATCGCAGCCGGAGCATGTGCGCACGCGGCCTGCAAACACGCAGTCCTCGCACTCGTCGAACTTCAGCTCGACGTCTTCCAGATCACGCTGGCGTGGCATTGGGGTCGTCCTTGGTGAGAATGTGCATCAAGGCGTCGCCAGCGTTTGTCAGATCGTCGGCATGGCTGAAGCCTTGTGCTTTCATGACCCCGCCCACGATGGCGCGCGCTCGCGCGGCATCTTGGATCGAAACCTTGAAACGGAGAATGTCGTGGGTCTTCGGCTCCTTCGTGGGAGCCTGGTCGAGCGTGTCGAGGTCACCGGGCGCGATCGGGTCGTCGTCCAGATCCAGATCGGCCACGTTGACCGACAGGGAGGCGGTGAAGCCCTCCATCTCGCCGGCCGACCACGGCATGACCATCGCCAGATCGATGTCCTTCAGCGAGCCGAGCAGCTCACCCAGCTTCAGCACGTCGTCGTGACCGTAGCGCGCATTGTCGAGCAGGCTGATTTCCTGCGCTCGCGCGTCGGGGATGATCCCAAGGTTGATGACGGGGACGGTGTCGAAGTCCAGGTCGCAGGCTTGCTCGACGCGGTGCCAGCCGCCTAGCGACTGATATTCCCCAGCGGGAAGACCGGCGACCTCGCGCACGACGACCGGGCGGAAGAAGCCGTGCCGCTTGAGCGACTCCTGGATCTTCAGCTCGTTTTCGTGGCTCACGACGTTCGTGTTCCACGGGTTGGGATGGATGAGACGGGGGTCGACCGCCAGGTGCTCATATTGCGCTGCGGGTGTGTGGTGCATGCCACACATGATAACCCAAAAACGCCGGCAGATCCACGTCTCTTTACTCAAAGGAGCTATACACAACGCATGGTAGACGACACGCATGCAGTTGCCAAACTACACTCAAACCGGTATGATATTTCGAATGAACAAGACCGCACAGCTGATCGCGAACCCCGTCGTCGCGCAGGTAAACGGCGTCGATGACGACGTGCGCCGTCAGCTATCCGACGCCATGAGCTATCAGGTCGAAGGGCACGAGCACATGGGCGCGAACCCCGGCTGGGACGGCCGCTCGACGCTCTACGACTGGAACTCGAACAAATTCCCGGCAGGCTTCCAGGCAACCGCGGAGGCCGTGCTGAAGGCGAACGGCTACACCGTGCAGCTGGTCAAGAACGCCCTTCCCGCGCCGCTTGGTCCGATGCCGACCCAGGAGAACAGCCTGGTCGACGACTTCGGGCCGGATGCTCGTTACGACTATCAGTTTCGCGCCCCCGCGATCCTGGAGAAGCACGGCGCGTATATCGCCCGCTGCGCGACCGGCGCCGGTAAGAGTCGCATCGCGAAGCTCTGCACCAAGCGCATCGGCCGCAAGACGCTGTTCGTAACCTCGCGCACCGTCCTGCTCTACCAGATGGGTGAGGCTTACGAGGCAGCAGGCTTCAAGGTCAGCTACATTGGCGACGGTTCGTGGGACACGTCGGGCGATGTCGTGCTGGGCATGGTTAAGACGCTCGCCGATCGCCTGGTCGACCAGCCTGCGGCAAGCATGATGGCGACGCCGGCCGAGATCAACGCAGCGACCGAGCGTTGGCGTTCGCGCCGCGACGAAGCGCTGAATCTGCTCCACTCGATCGAGTTTGTGATCGGCGAGGAAGCGCACGAGTCTGGCGGCAACAGCTACTACACGGTGCTCAAGAATTGCCGTCGTGCTGCGTATCGTTTGGCGCTGACCGGCACTCCGCTGATGCGCGACGGTGAATCGAACGCGCGCCTGATCGCGATGTTTGGACCCATCCGCCTCGAGGTCAGCGAGAAGCAGCTCATCGACAGCGGCATTCTCGCGCGCCCAATCTTCAAGATCATCGACAGCGACGCGCCGCCCACCCTGAAGCGCGGCTCGGCATGGCAGAAGGCCGACGAGATCGGCATCGTCATGAACCAGTGGCGCAACAAGCGCATCTGCGCGGAGGCCATTCGAGCGTCGCGCTACGGACTGGGCACGATGATCCTCGTGAAGCGCAAGGCACACGGCGAGATCCTGAAGGCGATCCTCACACGCGCGGGGATGCGGGCGGAATACATCTTCGGTGACAGCAACAAGAAGAAGCGCGACGAAGCGCTAAAGAAGATGAAGCGCGGCGAGCTCGACGTGCTGATCGGCTCGACCATCCTCGATGTCGGTGTCGACGTGCCGGCGATCGGCATGCTGATCCTCGCGGGCGGTGGGAAAGCGGAGGTTGCGACCCGTCAGCGCATCGGCCGCGGGCTGCGCGCTAAGCACAAGGGTCCGAACGTCTGCTACGTCGTCGACTTCAAGGACGCGAAGAACAGCCACCTCCTGAAGCATAGCCAGACGCGTCTCGCGATCCTCCAGCAGACCGAGGGCTTCGCCGAGAATATCCTCAAACGGGGCGTCGACTTCAACTTCGCAGGCGACGGCTTTGTAGTCCTCGCCAACGACAACGCGAGCCAGGCAGCAGCAGCGTGAACACGTCGATCGACCTCACGGTCAAACCGGTGAACATCAAGCTTTCGGTCGCTGCGCACGCGCGCGCCAAAGACATTGCGGCCCGCCACGGGCTCAAGCTCCAGGACGTCTTCTCGGCTGCGCTGATGGAGATGCCCGAGGCCGACTTAGTGGCCGCGTGTCGCGAGCGCGCTGCGCAAACCGCCAACCTCCCCAAGGCCATCAGAGGCGTGCTCGCGCAAGCGCACCGCATGTCGCCCGAGGACAAGCAGAAGATCATCGATGCCCTTCTATCCTAAGCTGATCGGCGTCGTCGGCCACCCGACGCACGGCAAGACGACCGCGCTGCGCGTGATCCAGCGCCTGACCGGTGCGGTGATCTTCGATACGGGCGAACCGCTGCGCCGCGCGTGCATGGAGCTCTATGGGCTGAGCTGGGAGGACGTCTCGACGCAGGAGGGCAAGGCCCGCATGGTCTATCGCCCCGAGCTGGGCGACACGGTTACCGTGCGTCAGGCGCTGGGCGACTATGGCAAGATCCTGGAGCGCGAGAGTCCCGACAAGAACATCTGGACAACGATCGCCGTCGACCAGGCCATGCAGACGCTGTTCCCGGTCCTTGCCTTCGACAGCGTGCGCATGGGCCAGGGCGAGGTGATCCAGAAGCGGGGCGGTATCGTCATCTCGATCGAGGATCCACGCAAGCCCAAGAGCCCGCACGACTTCGACCAGTTCGACCCTCGCTTCGTCGACCTATCCATCTCGAACGCCAGCACGCTCGAGCGTTTCGAGCGCAGCATCGAGTTCGCCTTGGCATATTCGTTTCCCGACGACTGGACAGCTCTAGCCGCTTGAGCGTAACTATCAGCTAACGTATCGGTGCATTTATCGATTAGTTGATAGAAAGATTCGCATGCAGATCATTGCCTGTATCAGTCAGAAGGGCGGCGTCGGTAAATCCGTCATCACCCGCCTTCTCGCGCGCGAACTCGCCGCGGCTGACTTCGTCGTAAAGATCGCTGACCTCGATGTGCAGCAGGCGACGTCGACCCGCTGGATCGGAACCCGGCTCGAGAACGGACACAAGCCCGACATCTCCGGCGCCTTCTACAAGACCGTGGGCGAAGCTCTGCGCGACGCGGGCGAGACCGAGATCATGATCTTCGACGGCAAGCCCGTCGCTGACCAGCAGGCCACCGAGGTTGCGAAGAAGGCCGACCTGATCGTCCTCCCTTCCGGCGCGAGCGTCGATGACCTCCGGCCGACCGTCCAGCTGATGCACGCGCTGCTGGGCGCTGGCGTGCCGGCCAAGCGCATGATCGTCGTTCTGGTGTCGTCCATGACCCCGGCAACCGAGGCCGACGCTCGCGCGGTCCTCGAGAACGCGGGCATTCGCGTCGCTGCGCGTGCGCTGCGCAAGCTTCCCAGCTACGAGGTCGCGCTCGGCCAGGGGCAGTCCCCTTCCGAAGCCCGCGGGCGTGCTGACGTCCGCAAGGAGGCGGCAGACGTCGCCGAGGAAATCTACAAAGCGCTTCAGGAGACCGAGTGATGCCGATCGAGAAACCCGTGCGCAAGCCGCGCATCGACCTTGGCGACATCACGCCGCCCGCGGCGCTGTCGAGCGCGACCGACCCGAAGGAATATTACAGCGTCCGCATCCCCGCCTCGCTCATGAAAGCGATCCGGCAGGCGCAGGCCCGCGAGGGGCACAACCAGGGCTACAAGCATTTCACCGAGATCATGACCGAGTATCTCAGGAATAAGCACCCCGACCTGCTCTGAACAACGGGCGCGCGAGATTGCACTTGCGCGCCCAATATCTCATCGCTAGTGCATAGTGAATGACACACATGCACCACGAGGCGGCTATCGAATTAGAGCGCGATTACCCGCCCGTCATCGACGCGTTCGTTCTCCATGACGAGGGCGCAGCGCACTCGGCCTTCCTCGTTGGAGCCCTCGCGAACGTCGACGAGACGCTGCTCGCAGATGGTTATGACCAGATGCGCTTGGGCCAGGCGCATGCAAGCCGCTCGCTCGACCTGATCCGGCTCTGCGATCGCCCGACAGCACGCTACCTGATGCTGATGAACGCGAAGCTGTGGCTCGACCAAGCGAAGTCGTTAGGCGAATGAGCCCGCGTCTCAAGGCTTTGAAGGCCAAGGCAACCAAGCGCTTTATCGCTTTCGTGATGATCCACTGCTCCACCCTGCGGGTCAGCTACAGCACGCTGATCGCCGAGCGCAACGCCCTTCGCAGGGACCTTGATGCACTAGAAGCGCGTCACACGCCGCTGATGGATGCAGCCTCGCGCTTCAACCGCATGCTCGACAACACGCACACACAGCGGCCCGGGTCGATCCAGTTGGTGATCGCCGACGAGCCCCTCGCACTCGCCTTCAAGACCAAGCTGAACAACCTCGTCCTCGCAGTCGAGGGGAAGCCGCTCACTGATGACCCTTTCTTCGACCTGCCGGTGTCGGCCGGTCCCAGCCGCAGGATGCACTGATGCTTATCTCGATCGACGGAATGTCCCACACCGGCCGCAAAGATCTCGCGCGTGCGGTCGCCCGCCAATTCGCCTTGCCTTTGCTCGACGTCGAAGCCCTCTGGAATCTGCTTGCTCTCCAGCTCACCGGCATGCGGGTAACCGCCGACGCCTCGCCGGATTATCTGGAGCGCGCGGCGCACAAGCTGATCTCAGACGGGCTCGATATTGAGCTAATCGATAGTGGCTTCGCGCAGGTGCCCGAAATGACCAAGTTCGCCGAAACGCTGCGGCGCTTTCCGCTCATTCGCACCCGCATGGCCAATGTCGCCCGCGATTGGCTGGTCGTGAGCCAGCAGAAGGCCGTCGTGTTCGGCCGTGACACGGGGCGGGCCATTGCGCCTCATGCAGACCACAAGGTCTTCCTGATCGGTGACGCTACCGTTCGCGCTCGCCGTCGCTCTGGGGTTATTGGCGCTGCCGATCTGGCAGCGCTGCGCGACGAGATCGTTGCAGAAGACAAGCGCGCGATCACGACGTTCGGTGCCCCGCTCCGGCCAGCGATCGAGGCGACGGTCATCGACACCACGCACACGTCGAACCGGGCAGTCTTCAGTCACATCTGCGAGCTGATCGCCGCACGCGCGGCCTGGGCGCGGATCGAGAGCGAGGCGCTGAAGCTCTGATGCCGCCCTGGATGCTATCGCCCTTCGTGAAGATCGGTGGGATCGCGCTGGTCGCGGTCGTCCTGGTGGTCGGCGTCACCACCTGGCTCGGCAAGCGCGACGATGCCGCCTTCCGCCGCGGCGTCGAGGCTACCGAGGCCCAGGTTCGTCAGGCGACCGACCGGGCGAACGCGGCCGAGCGCAAGCTCGAACTCTCGATGTCGCTCACCACCACCCTGATCGGCCAGCGCGCGCAGACGCAGGGAAGCGCGCTCACGATCAAGCTCGAAACCATGCAGAAAGACCTAGCCCGTGAAATCCAAACTGACGCTGGCGCTCGTTGCCGTGTCGCTGATGGGGTGCTCAGCGCGCTCCAGGCTCAACGTACCGCCGTCAACGCCGGCATTGCTGCCAGCGATCCCGGCCAACCTTAACCAGCCGGCAAGCCCGATCGGCGAGCTGCACGCGACCGAATATGGCGACATCGCGGTCGACAGCGGAAACCTCACCGGCATGTATGGACTGCTCGCGGTCCGATTCAACAATCTTCTCCTGTTCACCCGCTGCATGATTGCCGAGCGCAACACAGCGACCAAGCCAAAGGATTGCCCCAAGTGATCGAGCTCATCATCCCCTTCTGGTTCGCATTGCTCGTAGGCGTGCTGGTCATGGCGCCGGCGATCGGCATGTCGGCAGGCGCGGCGTACCTCGTCCACTTCACCTACCTGAAGATCTTCAAGCCGTTTCGGTGGAAGCGAAAAAACATTCACCTGCTCTAAATCCCGCTTGTGCGTGTGTGTGTTGTCTACTATGCACTTCTCATGACGACAGACACAGCAATCAAGCGGAGCCCGGAGCTCTACAAGCTCGACAGCAAGAGCAAGACCCGCGTCTGGTTCATGGAGCAGGAGGGCGACAAGTATCGCACCTATGACGGGCTCCTGGACGGGAACGTGAAGTGCAGCGCCTGGCGCACCGCAAAACCGACCAACGTCGGCCGCTCGAACGAGCGTGGCGGTGTTGCCCAGGCCGCTTTCGAGATCGAGGCTGCATACACCAAGCAGCTGAAGGGCTCGTATTACACCGACCTCGCCGACATTCACCTTGGGTGCCGTTACGTCGAGCCGATGCTCGCGGAGAAATACACCGAGTTCGCGCCGGGCGAGGCCCAGCCGAAGCTTGATGGTTTCCGCTGCGTGCTCATGGCGACCGGTGGTCAGTCGCGCGAAGGCGAGATGCTGCCGGGTGCGCGTCACCTCGTCACCGCGCTCGCACCGATCTTTGCCCGCGCGCCCAACCTGAAGATCGACGGCGAGCTCTACAACCCCGCCTATGCGACGACGTTCGGCAAACTCTCCAGCCTCATCAAGGACGGAAGCCCGACGCCGGCCGAGCAGGAGAAGATCGAGCGTGACGTGCAGTTCCACGCTTACGACATCATCGGCCTTCCCCTGAAGCGCCGCGAGCGCAAACTGAAACTCGCGCAGCTCATCGCGGCCATCAACAACCCCATGATCCAGCTGGTCGAGAGCCACGACGTCGAAGACGAGGCGAGCTACGATGCGCTGCATATCAAGTGGGTCAGCGAGCAGTGCGAAGGCTCGATGTGGCGCCCGCATGACGGGGACTATGAGGAGGGCAAGCGCTCGAAGAACCTGCGCAAGCGCAAGGACTTCGACGATGCCGAGTTCGAGATCATCCCCGATGGCATCGAGGAAGGTGAAGGCAACTGGGCAGGCGCTGCCAAGCGCGTCATCTGCTGGCTTCCCGGCGCTGACCGGACCGGTGGTCCCACCAAGTCGAACACCTTCGAAGCGGGCCTGCGCGGCACGAAACCGGACAACATCAAGCTGTTCGCCGAGCGCGGCCAGCACAAGATCGTCAGCATCCGGCACTTCGGCTGGACCGACACGGCAATTCCAAAGCCGCGGTTCGGTGTCGCAACCAAGTTCTGGGGCGCTGCCCGAGACCTCTGACCTCAAGCCACTGGCGCCACCCGGCGCCACTGGTCTGTCCTTGGTGCATGGTATGCACCACACATGCAACGGAGACACGAATTGACTGCCTTCATTCTCAACGGTGTCCGCGGCCTTGGCGCGCGCATCAAGCGGGTCACGCGCACGCGCTCGATCGTGATGTTCTCGAACCGTCACGCTACGCTGTCGGAGACCTATGCTCGCCAGAGCGAGCGCGTCGAGCGGTTGCTCGCGCACAACCGGTCAGTGGTCGCCTTGAGCACGCTGCGCGGTGGTCAGCTGGTGTCGGCCAACGAGCTTCTGGTCGAGAGCACCGAGACAGTCGCATCGCTGCGCGTCGACGTTCTCGCGCTCGAACAGGCCCGGGCCGCTGATGCCGCGGCGCTCCGTCGCTCGAACGTCGCACACGGCAAGGTACTCAAGGGGCTTTGCGACATTCTCCAGGCCATCAACGCGGTGAAGTCGCCGAATGGCACCACTCAGAAGGTGGCTCGGATCGCCAACGCGGCGCTCGCATGATCGACCGGCTTCTCGACAAGGCGGCGATGCAGATCGCTTGGTGGATGCCCGCGCGCTTCGTCGTCTGGTGCTCCATCCGCGTCTGGGCGCACGGCACGCAGGGCAAATGGTCGAACCAGGACGTCACGACGCTGACGGTTACCGAAGCGCTGAAGCGCTGGGACGAAAAGTGAGCACCACGCCCACCTGCCCGTCCTGCGGCGCCAACCGGATCAGTCAGGAGCGTCGACCCAACGGTAACGCGACCTGCGAGCGCGGGCACACCTACCCGGCGAACCAGTTCAAAACGCCTCCTGTGACGATCGACGGCGCGTACCGCGATCAGATGCTGGCTCCGATGCAGGGGCTGCTCACCGCGGTCTCGAAGCTCGGGGTCGACTTCGCTGGCGGTCACGCGGAGCTCGTGGAGCTCACCGCCCGAAAATTCGAAATGCTCGCCGACATGGTCCTCGCGACCGGGATGAGCCCCGACCTCCTCAAGGCAGCGATGAAAGGCTGACCCTCCAAATGAAGAAGATCCTCTACTCCCTCATTCTCGTGGGCTCGATGCTCGTCACCGGCTGCACCGATCCCGTCGCTGCGAAGCGCGTCGCCGAAGACCAGGGTTTCACCCAGGTCATCATCACCGGACACCGCTTTTCGGGCTGCGGCGATAACGACAACGTCGCGACGGGGTTTGCCGCTGTTGGCGCGACCGGCCGCTCGGTGACCGGCGTCGTGTGCGGCTCCACCTCGCTCTTTGGCAAGTCGAACACGCTGCGCGTCGACTGACCCCTTTGCGACGGCCGTTCGAGCTGCGGCCGTCGCCTCCCTTTCAAAGCTCACCATCAACAGAACTGGAACTGAAATGAAGACCTCGATCATCGCATTCTTTGCGACCCTCATCGCCCGCGTGCTCCCGACCAAGTCGGTCGACGGCGCCATCTCGTTCGTCACCAAGGGCCTGAACGCACTGGCGGTAGCTGAAGCCGCCCAGAACGCCGAAGCCGTGAAGCTGTTCGACGAAGCGTCGGCACTCGAGAAGCGCGCGACGATGCTGAAGAACACCGGCAACGCATTCTCGGCCGAAGCCGATCGCGCAGCCGCGATCCGCGCGAACCTGGTCGCACTGGTGTCCGCACCGGCCGCAACCGACGCCGTCGCGACCGCGTAAACGATAGCACGAGGATGGCGTCTTCTCTCGCAATCGGCATCGCGGCCCGCAAGGCGGCGATCAAGAGCTATAAGGAAGCTCCGCGAGGGAAGACGTTCATCGTCTCCACCCGAGACGAAGCCGAGCGGCAGAGCGACATCGCGTATGATGCCGGTCGCTCGGACCTGATTTTCAAAACGAAGGCCGACGTCGAGTGGGAAGCGAAAGCGCAGGAGCGCGCTGACGCAGCGGCAGCAGCGCAGATCGCGCGCGCCACCCATGACGACGGCTCAATGGTCGCCGAAGGGCACCCGCTCAAGGAATTGGAAGCGACATGGTGAGCACCGAGGCCGTGCAGATTGCGGCCGCTCTCGAACCGGATGACGGCTGGTATAAGCCGGGCACCGAAGACGTCATCGCGGACGCCGCGCACGAAATGCTCGAAGCCGGCATGCACTCACACCTGATCGAGGAGCAGCTGGGTTCCGTCGTCAGCGCGATCCGCGCCGAGTTCGGCGAATGACGATCAAGGTCAGCACCAGCCGGCCGATGAAGGTCCGCTACACGAACTACCGCGGCGAGACCTCGAACCGCGAGATCCAGGCTCGCGAGATATTCTTCGGCTCGAACGAATACCATCCCGAGCCCCAGTGGCTAATGCGCGGCATCGACATGGAGCGGTTCGTCGAGCGAGTCTTCGCAATCCGCGACATGGTGCCGCTTGTATGAGCGTCGAGCAGAGCAAGGCCGACAGTTGGATCGAGACGATAATCAATGTCAGCGTCGGCTTTGTGATAAGCCTGGGAACTCAGTGCTTAATCATCGCTCCAGCACTCGGCCTACAAACCAACACCTTCGAGAATGTCGCTCTTGTTGGGATTTTCACGGTTACCTCGATCGCCCGGCAATACACGCTGCGGCGCGCATTCAACGGTCGGCCTGTCTGGGCAACCATCAAGAGTAAGTTCTCATGAATCGACTGGTTCTGATGTCCGAGCAGCGCGAGCGCCGCGATCGCTGGACCAAGCGGTGGTTCGACACCTGCAAGCTGTTCGCGTCCTGGTCGAAAGACCCCAAGCGCGGCGTCGGTGCGGTCATCGTCAACGATCGCAACACCCAGGTAGCGGGCGGCTGGAACGGGCTACCCCGCGGCGTCGATGATCTCCCCGAGCGGTACGAGCCCGAGGTTAAGAAGATGTGGTGCGAGCACGCGGAGCGCAACGCGATCTACGGCGCGGCATCCGAGGGCATCGCGACCCGCGGCACAACGATGTTCAGCATCTACTTCCCCTGCTCGGACTGCGCGCGCGGTATCATTCAGTCGGGCATCGCCCACCTGGTCACGATCGAGCCCGACTGGCTCTACGCACCGCGGCAGGAGGATTGGGCGGTCTCGGCACAAATGCTCGCCGAAGCTGATGTCAAAGTGACGTTTGCCCATTGCAATTAGCGGAGTGCATGGTAGACGACACACATGCACTGACACGAGGATGCAATGCGCTACTTCCTAGACACCGAGTTCAATGACTACGAGGGCGAGCTCATATCGATCGCCCTCGTAGGCGAGGACGGCCGCGAGATCTATGTTCAGATCCCCGCCGCTCACGACCAGCTGCTGACCCCTTGGGTCGCAAAGAACGTCACGCCCTACCTGTTGGGCACGCTCGAATATCCGGCCCGCCCGATGATGCCGATGCAGCGCAATTCGGCATCGATCGCGATTGGCGCGTTCCTCATGCAGGACCCCGAGCCGATGGTATTGGCCGACCACCCAATCGACATCTCGCATCTGTGCCGTCTGCTCGAGCTCGGGCCTGGCAAGGTGTTTCCGCTGCCGGCGCTCCAGTGCGTCTTCGTTGCCGTACCCGACTTCAACGTCACGCGTGACAGCAAGGTGCCTCATAACGCGCTCTGGGACGCGCGAGCGCTGCGCGACCACGTCTTGTCGTTCGAGCGGTCGTTCGAAACTGTCGAAGCGCCCCTGGTCGCTCTCGAAGACGATGCGAGCGGTGACTGACATGGCGGCTCCCGAGAAAATGACCGGCCCAGAGGCGTTTCGTCTGGCGCGCGTTGCGCTTGCGCAGGTCCACCCGATGGAGCTCGCGATCGTCGCCGACGTCAGCTGCATGATCCCCAAAGATCGCCATCCGAACGGCTTGGCGAAGCGGGCTGACGATCAGCGAGCGGCAGACGCTTACAACTGGCTCGCTGGCGCACACCAAGGAGGCCGCTGACATGACGAAGACCGGTCAGATCCGCGACCAGGTGCTCGAAGCTATCCGTGCGATGGGTAGCGAGGGCCTGACGACCAACGAGTGCGCAATGCTGCTCGACATCGACAAGGGCACGGTCCAGCCGCGCACGTCCGAGCTGCGCGCGGAGTTCTCGATCATCGACAGCGGCGCGCGACGCCGGAACGAGAGCGGCAAGAACGCGATCGTCTGGACCGTCCGGTGATCCGGCTGGTCTACCGTCTCGCCGGCTGGTTCTGGCGATCGTCAGCGCTGAGCGGCGCGACGGTCGGCCCCTACCCTTCCGCGCGGCTCGCTGCGATCGACGCCTACCAGGTCGGGGGCCAGTGGTGAGTATCTTCGCTACCCCCTACGAAACCCCGTCACGCGAAAACCCGGCCGACGACATCGACGAGATCCTGAAGATCGTCGAGGAGAACGAGCGGCTGAAGAACCCCGAGGTTCTGTGGCCTGGCGACGTCAGCGACTTCGAGAAGATCGACACGCTCGGAACGAACCTGAAGGCGTTTCGCGAGCTCTACGAGACCGAGCTTCGCATGTCTCCTCTGTTGCCGATGCCGAAGCCCGAGCCGATCGACAGCCATCGGTCCGACGCATGGCGCTACGCCTTCGGTATGGGCGTTCAGGTGCGCCTGCCGAACTCGATGATGAGCATCCTTGGCGCATGAGGAACATTCGCCTTCTCGTCAGCGGCGGTCGAAAGTTCGACGACGATCGCGAGCTCGATCGCGTCCTGTCGGCCATCCACGCCAAGCTCGTGATCGAGTATCTGATCCAGGGCGAAGCGCCCGGCGCGGACACGCTCGCCAAAGGCTGGGCGCACTCGAAGAAGATCGCGGTCAGCGACGGCGACTATCCCGCGAATTGGGACCTCTACGGCGGTCGCGCAGGACTGCGTCGCAACCAGCTGATGCTCGACGACGGCCGACCGGACTTCGCGGTGTGCTTCCCGGGCGGTGACGGCACCGCCGACATGCGCCGTCGTCTCGTGGCCTACGGCAACCCCTTCATGTGGGCGAAGGCCCATCCCGTCATCTCAATGGGCGTCCCCGTGCGCCCGATCTACGAATGGATCCGAATGTGACCTATCGCCATACCTCCAACGGTTTGATTCAGCCCAAGGACGGCGCGCTGACCGTCAACGAATGCCACACCCTGCTCGGCTTCCAGACCGACAGCTGGGAGCCCGCACCGATGATCCGCGGCCGGCGCCGCACCCAAGACTGCCTGGAAATGGTCAAACGCGGCGTCCTGACCGAGAAGCCCGGGACGGTAGGCGCTCGCCGCTACAAGGTGACCGAGCTCGGCATCCAGCTGCACGCCCAGCTCGAGCGTGTGCTCGCCGCGGTGAAGCAGGTGACCGAGGAACGCGCTCAGGAGCGCGCAGCATGATGATCCGCACCGGAGACGTCGTCGGCTTCAGCGTGCCCTACCAGGCGCTCGACGGCTCGCAGCGCACCCGCACGGTCTGGGGTCGCATCACGATCATGTGGAGCCAGGTGCCCGGCGCAGTGGTCCCGCTGACCGTCGAGCTCATCCACGAGCCCGGCAAGACGATGTGGGTCGCGTGGGGCAGCATCCACACGGTCCTGAACAACGCCCGATGAGTCTCGCCGACCTATGCGACTGCGGTGCGCCGGCCTCGATGTGCGGAGGCTCCTGCGAGCCAAAGCCCGCCTACAAGGTCGGCGACCTCTGTCCTGCCAAATGCGGAGCAAGGCTCGGATCTTGGTTCGCGAAATCTGGCCGCTGCGACTGGTGCGGTGGTGACCCTGTAACTGGAGAGCCCGCGCAGCTTGTCGCCGCCTCCGAGGAGATGTTGCTTTGAATATCATCAAGCCCGGCAACCTGCCCCAGGACGCCATCTACCGGGCGACGTGCTCCAGCTGCGAAGCGGTCTACGAGTTCGCCCGGCACGAAGCGCGGTTCTCGACCGATCAGCGTGACGGCGATGCCCTCATCACCAGATGCCCGACGCCAGGATGCGGCAAGGAGAACTGGATCAACCCGAACCCCAAGCGCGGGAGCCAGTGGGACCGATGAAAGCCCATCTCCTCGCCGGCACCGCGCCGCGCACCGTCCCGCCCTATCGGCCGCACCCGGTTCTGAAGAAGGCTCGCCAGGTGGAATCGGTCCAGCAGATGACGCAAGCCCTCCACAACGTCGGAGTGGCGGCTATGGCGACCGGCGTAGCTCTCAAGTCGGTGGTCGAGGCCATCAACCTCCAGCAGATCGCACTGGCGCAGCGCCGCGCTATGAGGATGGGCTGACCGCTCCTTCCACCGTCGTAGCGGGTCTCTTGCCGTCGTAGCGGGCATACTGTAACGCATCGCGTTACAGGCGGCGCGGTGGAATAAACCGACTTTCCCGCTACTCAGACACCACAAACTCAACCATTTGTTGACTCGGTGCGTTATACGATCATACGCTCAGTTCGCCAGGAAGGAGATGAACCATGGCTACTCAGCTCGTCGTAGTTGCTCCTCGTAGTGGGCGCACCAAGAAAACCGCTCGACCCATGCAGACGCGCGTCTCCGCTGCGAGCGTGGTTGATCGTCTCTACGATCGCTTCGGACCGGACATGGCGCGTCTCGCTGAATGATCTCAACCCCGTTGTGGGTGACAGTGGATGAGGTGGTCGACCTCAACCGGCACGTCATCGCCAAGTCACCCATTATCGGCGAACCATTCGGCCTGACCGATCCGGCAGCATTAGGCTCCGCGGTTGCACGACCCATCCAGCATTTCAATTACGGCCCCGAGGATACCCAGGATGACCTGGTGCTCCTTGGGGCTAAGCTGTGCATTGGCATCAGCGAGGCACAGGCTTTTCGGCAAGGCAACAAGCGCACCGGCTTTGCCGCCATGGAGATGTTCTTCAACCTCAACTCATACGAGATCTCGCATGCGGCGGTCGGCCAGGTAGCCGAGCTTATCATGCGGTCCGCTCATCCAGATCACGCACAGCGGATCGATGACGAGGAGTTTGCCGAAGGTCTCGACCCCTATGTCGTGGATTTCAACGACACGATCACGATGGGCGGCTTGGTCAGCGCTGGCAAGATGAGCCAGATTGCCTTGGCGCTAAGCGGGGTCACCGTCCAAGGCGTGACGATAGCGGAGATACTCAACCCGCCCAAGTGGACGAGCTTGGGGCTTAACCGCGAAGACGATGCGTAAGGCGCTTCAGATCGGCGTCTGACTGCGGCCCCCAGCGCGGAAACGACTTCGGCGTCGATCGATCGCACGGCCTGAAGCGGCCAGCGCCGCGCGTCCGACACCGCGAACACCGGAAGTGCCTGCCGCAGATCTCGAGCGAGTCAGGCCATCGGTGGACGTTGAACCACACATAGCAGATCGACGCCGCCACCACCCCGGTATGCCCGCACCGGCACGAGACGTGAATGTCGCAGTCGTGCCGCACGAAGTCGTAGATCCGGTGGAAGGTCTTGTTGCCCATCGCCGGAACATAGCAGGAACGAGGACCACCTCAAGGCCGCAGGCCATAGCCAGCGGGGTAGTCACTTTTGCGAACGCGTCGTCAGGCGTGTCGCGTGATGTTCAGGGTGAGCCCGTTGCGGCGCGATCGGTAGAGGAAATTGCCACGCTGGTTCACGTTGTAGAGGCTCGCGCGATACGCGTTCAGCGCCTTCTCGGTCATGAAGCGCAGGTCGATCGAAGGGGCTACGCTCAACGTGAGGTGCAGCTGGGCGGGGGTGACTGGACGGGACATAATGCACTCCTGACAACACAAAGTCGGTGTGTGTGGTCTAGCATGCGTGCGCGTGGGTGCAAGCGGCGCCCGGCTGGCACCAGCTATCCCAGGTGTCGGAGGATGGCGTGGAGCCTCTGTGACAGCGGTTCGCGGATGGCGTGCATGTCGGGATCAGCTGGGGGCGTGGGAGCAGCGCATCGGAGGATGGGTCGGGGACGGGGAATGCGCTGGGGGCAGCGGGCTTCGCGGGGGCAGCGCATTGGCTGGGGCAGCGGGGGCGCGAGGGAGCGCGTGGCATACCGGAGGATGGCTGGGGCGTGGAAATCACCGGCCGATAGGCGGCATCCGGGTCCCAGGAGAAAAAATAAATTTAGGACTTCGAGTCGGTGTGTTGACACTTGTCGGAGGTAAACCGCGCGAACCGTAAGTGATTCGCGCGGTTTGTTTCGTTACGCTGCGACCGTTGCTTGCGTCATGTAGCGAGCGCGGAACAGGTTAAAGAAACCATGATCCCGATTGATTGCGATACCGCCCCGCGCATGGTCAACCGTGACGATCGAGGCAAGGCCCAGCACGTCTAGCACGTTGCGCACCTGCGACGACTGAGTGTCACGCCCACCGCTCATGAACTTGTGCTGATAGTCTTTAAGGTAGCTTGCAAGGTCAGCGTCAGACACAAGCTTGTCAAAGCTTGCGTTAGACAAGAATGCCTTATTGACCTTGTTACCAATCGCGTTTGCATCCTTATCAGCTACTGCGACCGCGCAAGCAATGAATGCCTTAGAGACCGACTGAAAGCGCGCTGCATTACCGCAAATGAACATGCAAAGCTCCGTCACCTTGTCGAGACCTTTAGCGGTGAACTCATTCGACGACACTACCTTGCGACGGATCACGTTCACCGGATCGACGCCCAGAACGATAAAGCCCCGTGCGACCGCGTTTGCGTTGTTCATCATGAACGTGCGGGCCTTAGCGTAAGAGGTCGACCGGTCTGCGAGGTCGAGACCGCGCGAAGCTTCGAAAGCGTCGCGAGCGTCAAAGGTTGCCTGAATGCGTGCGACCATAGCGTCCACGTCGGTCTGCGAGACCGCTAGAGCGCGATCACGCAAGTTTGCGGTATCTGCATCGGTCGCAGTGTCGAGCGTTGCCAGAACCGCGTCCACGTCGACCGTTTCGGCATTCGGTGCGATGCTTGCCAGAACCGCGTCAATGTCCACCGGTGCGAGGTCGCTCGATACATCTGCGATCAAGGCGAGCGAGGTGGATGCAATATCCTTAGCGACCGTCAGGCCATGCTTGTTTGCGTAGCGCGTCGCGGAACCTGCATTCTTGAAGCTGCGAACCGAAACAGAACCGTTAGCTGCGACGAGATTGAAATCGAACATTTTAAGACCTTTCATGTGTTGCGCTTGCTACCTCTAGCTTGCGACCGCTTGTCGGTTAAACCGTTGCGGTGACATCTTTAGAGGAGCTTTCTGACCGATTCGCAAGGACTAAAAACCCGCAGAAAACCGCGATTTTTGAAGATTCTTTGTCCCGGTTTGCGACCTAATCGACGAATCAGCGAGTCGATTTACCGATTCGGCGATTCGCAATGTCACGAATCTACCTGGTCTATTTGTGTCATTCTCTAATGATGCGTGTGTGTGGTTGACTCTGCATCTAATCGGTCCTCTAACAGTGTCACCGGTCGAGAGGTCGACTCGGTTGCTTTGAAAGGTTCCACACGATGCGCTCTTTCCTGATACTCGCAAACGTCGCTTTAAAGCTGACGATCGCCGCAGCGTTCGCGCATGACGGCGACGCGGTTGCCGCTCTGACGTTCGTCGCGCTCGCGCCCGTCTCCAGCATGTTGATCGCACGCTAATGGGCGCGCTCGTCACGCTCGGATCGATCGCCGTGGCAGGTGTGGTCGCATCCCCGTTCCTCGCGCGTGCTGCCGAGCGCATCCGCGAGATCCACCGGTCCCTCTAACCCCCACGCGCTCCCAAGCGACCCGAGGCGTCCCCGCAACCGCGGTGGGCGCCTTTTCGCGTGGCCGGCGCACTCCCATGGCTTCCCGTGACAAAAGCGCTCCCGTGGCCCGCTGCTCACCGCCCCAGCCGTATATACGCCGTGCCACCTCGGTAGCCGTACTCGGACGCTCCCATGGGCGCCCACCGGTCCAGCCGTACTCGGGAAGCGCCACATCGGCTCCCGTACTCCGCGGGCTCCCATGGCGTGCCAATCCGATGAGCGAAAGAGAGGGGGCGCGCGGCCCCGGTGTGGGATCATTCCCCTCTCTCGTGTTGGCTTACTTCGATCGGCGTGACCCCTTTCTGCGTGCCCAGCGTGCGTGCCGTGCTTCCCGCTCTGGTGTGGCATCCCCGAATGCGAGATCGAGGAAGGTGATGGCGCTGGCTGCGCGCTTGAGCTCGCGACGGCTCATGCGACTGCCCCGTGACCGCAGCGGAGACGGAGCTTGCCAGGGATGCGTGCGGCCGAAGGGATCTCGAGGGGCTCGCTCTCACCGCGCACCAGGCGCTGCCACTGCTTCGTGGTGATGCCGCTGGTGGCACCGGTGGGGCACTTGGTCACCGCGATCGGTGGCTTTGCGAGAGAGACTGCCATTTCGAGAACCTTTCATTTGCTAGTCAGCACCGCTGCTGACCATTTGCTTATCGAGCATGTCCGATAGGCACGCGAATGGCTGATTGAGCTGTGCGCAAGGTGCCGCACGTCAGCGCGGAGCCAGCGGTATATGCCGGCGCCATGGCATCCCATGGGAGCGGACGAACTATGTGCGCCGAGCGAGGGAGCCATGGGGAGCCTGGTGTGCGTGGACCCAGCTGGAGCCATGGGAGGCCGCGGGAGCCTCTATACGCCTAGCCAGCTGTGCTCACGGAGCCTCCCGTACTCGGGAGCCGCGGCCGTCACGGAGCCTCCCGTATTCCATGGGACGCCATGGCGCGCGGATTGCGGACAAGCAAAAGGCGGCAGGATCGCTCCTACCGCCTCGTGCCCGCGACCAGGGGTAGAAAGGTCCGAAGACCCCCTGGCAACTCGGTAACTGGTTTATGGCGTGGTCAGCTCACTCGGTCAAGTCGGGAGCGCGTGGGATTTTGCGAGAGGGGCGATCTGAATAAGCAGCCATGCCGCGATCGTCCTCCTCCCAGCCATCGCTCTGTGCTTGCTCGGCCTGCCGTGCGATCGCGCGCTCATTGAGCTGATCGTAGAGGGCCTTCCATACAGCGAGACGCGCGCGGGTTCTGCGAAGCCATGACGCGATCATCGCGGCTCGAGCCATTCGTTATCGCCCATCACGGTGATCTCGGCCGAGCCTTCACGACCTGCGATGGCATCGAGCTCCTCCAGCAACGCGGCGATCGCCTGCTCGTTCTCATCCGAAGCCCCGGCCAGCGCAGGCGCCATCTCGAGGCCGGTCGTGATGACCGATGCCAGGAGGGAGAGCTTGGTCTTGTCGAGTGAGAATGAAGCCATGATCGCTGTCTCTTTCGTAGCTCGCTGCACCGCTGCAACGCATGATCTAAATGCGCTCGATCGTGGTGGCATGCGAATGGCTGATGCAGCGGCTCGAGCGGTCCCGAGCGAAACCCGAG